TCAATAATAAGTCTTCTTGGCTTTGTACCTGCAATAGCTTCTTCATTATTACCACCATCTAAGTTACGAATAAGGATCTGAGAAAAGGGGATTCTCTCTCCTGCTTTTGTCTTGATCCCTAATGTAACTTGGTTTTTCCAGTTGTCTTCTACTCTCTGCCATCTCCAGGCTTCTGGTAAGAAGTTTAATCCTTTGTCAATCTTATCTGTGATAAGCTTTATATCGGGAGCATTTAATCCTGCTATAATGTTCTGGGAATTCTCATCAAACGTTGCCCCATGACCTATATAGGAACTCTCAATTACTGACTTAGCTAAACGACGAATACCTAATATTACTAGGCCTTTCTTTTCGTTATGTGCTCTATCTATTTCATTTGTTATAATCCACTCATTATCACGTAGATATGGATTAGCATATTTCTGTGATATTCTACCACGTTCATCTATCATATCCACCTCTGTATTCCAGAAGTTTAAATGCCAATATAAGAAAGGATTGATATACACTCCTCCCATTGTACAACCATCAATACATATTTGTTTATGGAAAGCGTAGAATGCTTTATATTCATCTGAGTCTTTTGAGGGAACTCTCTTCTGATTTATAAACCAATCCTTATAATCAATACTTACTAGACCATCCATTATTTTCTACCATTTAAGAAATCTTCTGCCATACTACCAAGTTCAACACCACCTCTCACTGGCACTTTTTTAGCTTCTTCTTTCTCACGAAGTTTCTCAACTTGTTCAAGCAGAGCTAAATAGTTCTTCATTGTTTCTTGTACAAACTTTCCTTGAGCTTCAATAGATGCAATCACCATAGGCATAGCACCACCAGCTTTGGTTTCTTTCCATTTGATTCTATCCTCTAATGTATGTAAAGGATTTAAATCAACGTATTGTTTCCAGCTTGATAATTGTTCTTCAGCCCAATCAAGTTCTGTATTTATGTATGTAGTTTTCTTTATTGCCATTATGTAGTTTTTAGTCTTCCTCCTCTTCGAATAATGTTCTCTCCAAATTCATGCCATCTTTTATAATGGCTTCTATTTCTTTATCATCATGATCAACATCCATATCAAGACTTGTCTCGTATTTCTTCAATGATAATAAAAGTTCTTTATCAGACACTCCCCATAATTCACTGCCATCAATGGCTGTAGAAATATGTCTTCCCATATTATATGAGGAATGTGCTTTATGTAATCGTTCTAATGTTTGTATAATTTGACGATAGTAGTTTAGTTGTTTTGTCATAGTAAATCGTTTATATCATCTTCAGATAGAGGTGATGTACTAGATGTGTTATCATCGTTATATTGCTCATCTTCAAAGTCTTCATCATCCCTATTAGTAGACATATAATCAGGTTTGATTGTAATTTTAATTGTGTCTTTTAAATCATTTCCTTCTGCATTCTCTTCACCTGATATATCTATATAATCAGCACCACTCTCATAGAGATCTTGTAAGATTTGTATAAGAGACTCTAATGGTATTTTACGTAGACTCAACATCTTCTGTCGGTATTGCTGTGGCTCCCCATTTCTTTAATGGACATTCACATGTTAGACATTTAGTTTTTGCAGAAAGTGTACATCCACAATTGTGGCAATGTACATCCAGTCTTATTGTTGTATGCTTAGAAGAATGTTCTTCGCATGCTTCACATATAGCAAGTCTTTCATTGCTGACATGTTCTATAAAAGCTTTTGTTCTTTCTTCAGGTAGAAGATGATTCTTCCATCCTTCTATAACTTGGTTTATTTTCATAATACTATTTATATCTAACATTAAACTTTTTACTTTTATTAATACCTCTACAATTTGATGATATATTACTTTGAGATACATTTAAAAACTTTGCAGCTTTTAATGATGATTCAAACTCTTGTATTATATTATTACCATCATCTAACAAAAGTACAATTTTTTGTTTAGTTAAACCTAATTTTTTATTATGTTCATTACTTCTAATTACAGTTCTTCCTTTTAATGAGTTAGCTATTTTTAATCTAGTTTCTTTTTTAACTTCTCTTCCTAAACAATTTCCTGCAACTGGAGTAGCATTATATCCACTGCTATATGAATTATATTTATCTATATAATACTGTTCTTGTAAAAGAATGTTATCGTTACTGCATGTTTCTACTATTTCAAAAATAAAACTATCTTCTCCATATTTATTCCAAGCTCTTTGTAACTTAATTGAATGATGTTTATTCTTTTTAAGATTAGTTATATGACATCTTTTTCGTTTAGTTAATCCATGAATAGATGATCCTATATATACTTTATCTGTAGATATATTTTTTATCATGTAAATAACTCCCTCATATATCTGTCCTAGGCTCATTTATTTTTGGTTTTAATATTTTAATATCATTTAATGCTGTCTGTATTCTCAATTCTGTAGAATGTCTTTTCTTATCTGTAATAGATGAATCAGCCAATGTATTCTCATAAGCTTGTTTCATCTGTAGCAACTTAGTATAATGTACATTAGCTTTCTTTGAATTAAATAAGAACTTTCCAAATCCAGAAATCTCTACACTTTCATTTGTATTAAGAGCATCATTGGCAGAATCAAACTGATGTGTAACAACAGCATCAATCACCTTCTCAGATATCACCATGTTAATTGACATCCTCTTTATAATCCACTCCTTCACTGACATCGATAATGGCTTCTTCATGTAATAGTTTTATTTCTAATGTTAAATCCTTTTTGAAATCTATAACGATGATGGGATTCACCTTCACCTTACCATTCTCCTTGATAAATATTCCTATTTTCTTAAGTTTACTAATGATGTTATTAATAGAAGGAGATGTACTATTGTATGTTCTGCAGAATTCTTCTCTAACATTAGCATATGTAATGTTCCCTTTAATAGCTGTAAAGGATATCAACTGTATCTCTCTTTCTGTAAGATGAAGATTGTTTATAGCTGATAGTACACTATAATACTTCTCAGCTAATTGAATGTCTGTAGAAACATCCTTCTTCAGTTTTTGTATAATCATTGGTTTCATAATGTAGTTTTATCTAATCATATGACAAAGATATACAATAAATACATACAATGTATATTTTTTTATTTTGCAATGCTATATTATGAAGTTTTTCTATATAGCGGTATTAGATAACCTCGCCCAACCACCACCCCAAATGTACAGAGTATTTACAACATACACAAGTACTTTTTATCAATATATTTTCTACATTTTTTAAAGTACTCATTATCAGAAGGTTTATGATAAAATTTATTATTCTTTAAACTGTTCTCTTCTTTAGTTAATAACTGTAAATTATGTAATGAGCAACTTATACTAATAGGTGTATCTTTTATAAACCATGACAACGGAATACAATGATCTATATCATATCCTTTAGGTATTATTGGAAACTTATCATTGAATTCTTTCTTAGTAAATCCTAATTCTTTATATAACTCTATAGAATCACTATTATGTAATCTCTTTAAACAGCTTCTGAAAAATGATCTTGCTCTCTTTTCTGGTGTAGCATTTCTAAGTCTACTCTTTTCTTTTAGACAAAATGTACACATTCCACTTAATCCATCAGAACTTCTTCCTGTATCTTTTTTAAAAGCATCACTAGTCTTTATAGTTTTACATTTATAACACTTATATAGTTTAGCATCTTCACAAGAAATACATTTCTGTTTATACTTATTAAATTCTGATTTTGGTTTTACTACTTCACATACCGCACATGGTCTTTGTATAGCATAATTTTTTTTCTGTTCAGCACTTATGTAACTCATAATATTTTATATTTTATACACCCCAAAGGTATAACATATTTCGCTTAGCCACCAAATTTTTTTTAAATTTTTTTTTCAAAATTTAGATATGGTCTATATGTGTGCTGATAGAGACCTATCCATATCCAAGACCCCCATAACAATTTGCAAGTTGGGGGTATCCCCCATCAATCTAAGGGTTGTTGCAAGTCCTAAGAAGTTTGCAACTGGTACCTGTGCTAACCACAGGAAGTGTCAACCAGCTCATTGGGTCAAACAGAGGAAGCCAAAGCTCTGTATTTTTTAATCTTAAAACATAATCATTATGGAATTAATCAACATTAGGTACATCAGAGATACACATGAAGTGATACTCTACTTTAAAGACTATTACATTAGTGCACTTGCAACTTGGCAAACATACAATCTCTATTGTGAGTTTCATAACATTGCAATATACCAAGGAGAGTTAATATCAATAGACCTTGATAAAGTGTTAGGTAATACAGACATCAATGAACTAATGGCCATTTAATTGGCTGTTAGTTTTTCTACCTATATATATAGGAGAGAAATCTCATCCATACTCAACATAAGTTCATCCATCCCAAAACCTTTTCAACAGAGAGAGAATATTCTCAAATATTAATTTTAAAACAGAAACATAATGAAAAATTACGTAATTAACAATGGTGCTTTTACAGCAAACGGAAACTTTAGTGGATACACAGCTCTTGGTGTTAGAGTTCACTTACACAAACGTCAAATGGAATCTTTAGAATGGACAACTAATGCAGACATTAAATTCCCATTCTTTTGCATTGCAGAGACTAAACAAATTGGTTCTCTTAATGCAGACGGTAGTGCAGTGGTAGACGCTAATGGTGTTGAAATCAAATCAGAGAGATTAACTGCTTTGAGTGCTTTCAAAACTAAAGCTGAAATTACACAAGCTCATGCTGATAGCTCATTGCTTGACGTGGAAATAGCACAAGCTATCCAAACACAAGCTAAAGCATCAGGCTTAAGTGAGATTGCATTGAGTGCTCTTGCTAACGCATCATTCTAAAAGACAATACAGAGAGGCTATTCATAACGAATAGCTTCTCTTTATTAATAACTCACATTATATATAAGGGTGGGTTTTATAAATAAGGGTGGGCTTGATAAAAACTCTACATATATATAAGAAAAAAGTTTTTTTCTCCCTCGTAAAAAGTTTTTGTTGAGTGTTAAAACATAGCAGTGGAGACATAGAACATATAATAAAGCATAAATCATAAGACAATAAATCAATAAACATAACCAATATATATAGCATTATGAACTACTTATGTAAAGATAAAGAAACAGGAAACTTATTTGTTATAACTAAATGGTCTAAAGACTTTAGTAAATATATAGAAAGTAAATCTTGTATATCATTAGGAACTAAATCTTTCTATGTATTACAGGAAATAGAAGTTAGATAATAATTATAGGCTCTTCTACGGGCCCTTTTAAATACATTTAATTATGGAAACAATTACAATTAGCCTTACGACAGTATTATTTTATATACTGTCTCCTTTAGTTATATACTGTATATTATATTATGGTATCATGACTGATAAACGTGAAAGATATGGAGATACAGATGCTGAAATAGTGTTTTCATTAATGATGACTATAATGTTATCTATTGCACTCTTTTTTGTAACTTACCACGTACATCGTTATCATTTTATATTTACATTATAATCATTTACAGTCCTAGAACAGTAGGATGTAGTACATATATACCTTCAAATTACAAATGATGGGTCATTTTCAATGAATAACTACAAATGATTTATATAATAATTTAATCTCCTTAATAATATGAAAAAAATACAATTAACAGAACCAGTGTTCAAAGCTATTGTTCTTGTGAATAATCAAGAAGAATGTAATGTAGCTAAAGATATATGTCTTAAATATTCTCTTCCTGTTTGGAAAGATATTGAGCAAGGATTTAAGTATATGGAATATTATGATGAGCCTACATATTTAAAATATCAAAATGATGGTGATAAAGGTTATATAGGTTTTTATGTTGATTGTCTAGATGAGCCTCAAAGTAATTATAATATTGTATCAATAGAAGAATTTGAAGCATTAGCTGAAGAGCTAAATCCACAAGACTATAATATAGATGATATATTGTCTAAAATGAAAGAATTAAACAATCTCCTTAATAACAAATAAAATGAAATCAACAAAAATTATGTTAGCTATAATAGCTACGCTTATTGCTACATGGACTCTTATGAGTCTTATTGGATATTTATTATCTGATATGTCATTAAAAGAATGTTACACAAATGGTGGAACATTAATATGCATGATGATATTTGGTTGGATACCAAGTGTTATTGTAGGATGTGATCTTGACGATTAACTTAACAACTATTAATCATGAAGAAAACAGTAATATTTCATTTTACATATAAAGGAAATGCAAATCAGGGTAATAAAACTCACAGAAAAACATATAACATGTTTACAAGTAAGAACAAGATCATTAATGATTTCTTTGATTGGTTAAATAAAGAAGGTAATGATGTTAATAAAGAATTCAACGAACCATGTGCAATTACAAATATTAAACTTATAGGATTATGAGAACAGAAATCATTGAACAAAGATTACAAACTATCAAGAATGAAATACATGCATTAGATAGTTTAAAAGATGCACATGATGATACAAACATACATGTGATTGAAGAGCAACAAGACATATTGTTTCACGAAAGACAACAATTAACAGATTTGTTAGAGAGTTGTTTTGATAATCTTATTGGATTATGATAATGCAACTAGAATCATATTACAAAGGAATATCTTTTGGATTTGAATTAGATTTTAAAGAGAAACGTTTAACAATCGCCTTTTTATTTTGGGGATTAAATTTTATTAAATCATGAGAAATTTATTAATAGACAGAATATTAACAATTACATTCACATTAACAATATTATATATTCTAGTGAATATAATTATAATTGTCAATAAAGAAATTGATAATAGCAATCAATCAAAACAAGAAAAACCAATATCATATCCAGAAGAAATACAAATCGCTAAAGAAGGAGATACATTAATTGTATCTTCTGTTAGTGATAGTATATATATTGGGTTTAAACGCAAGTAAATATTATGATACACAAAAGCGTAGAAGTTCCTTTATATCATCAACGACTTCAAATCATAATATGTGATGATGCAGAGAAAGAAATAGATGAAATAAACAAGAAGTATCCTTCAACCATTAGTAGATTTGAGTTTTCAGGTCACGCAGAAGGATATGGTAAGTACAATCTAATAGTACTTAACAAGAAATATTTACAAGATGAATCATATGTTATTGGCACAATAGCGCACGAAGCTTTTCATATTACAAGTTTCATAATGAAACGTGTAGGAATGAATCCTGATGTTAATAACGATGAAGCTCAAGCATACTTACTGTCTTGGATAGTAGAACAAGTTTACAAACAATTTAAAAACAAATAAGATTATGGAAAAAGAAACGAGAGAATTTATTTTTTGGCTAATGGATAATTGCCAATTAATTCAAGATGAAAAAACAGAAGAAAACATCCTTTGGAGATATGAGGGAGAAGATTATTCTGTAGATGGGTTATTTGAGCAATTTAAAAAGAAATAAGATTATTAAATAACAAGGGTGTCGTGAAACACGACATCCCTATTTTTAATTTAAAAAAAAATAATAATTATGAAACAAACAGCAGTAGAATATTTAGAAGAACAATTATTTCTTAATCATGAACCAACTTTAAATCAAAGAATGGTAATTAAAGAAGCTAAAGAAATGGAAAAGCAACAACAAGGTTATAATGAGAAAGTTGTTGAATTAGTTGCTCTTGAAATGGTTACTTGGTCAATTGATAAGATTGGTAATATTTCAACTCAAAGTGGGAAAAAGTTTGATGAGGTGTTAAGCAAATATAAAAATAAATAAAAAAAACAACAACCAAGAACCCGATTGCAAGGTTAAGTGCTACAACAATTATGAAACAAACAGCAGTAGAACAAGTAGGAATTGCATTTAGACAATGGCAAAAAGAATGGGAAAATTTTGATAAAATAGGAAAGGATAAACCTATATCATATAATGAGTTTATAGAGCCGTTTTTAGAAATGGAAAAGCAACAGATTATTGATGCTTGTAATCAAGAAGAGTGTTTTGGTTCATTTGGGTTTGAAGGATATGAAGATATTACAAAAGGAGAAGAATATTATAATATTAACTTTAAAAACAAATAAAAATTATGATAACATTATATATATTCCTATCATACTTAGTTATGATGGGAATGATGTTAGAAGAATATTCTACATTAGACGAAGTTACAAAAAGAGCTTATATAGTATTTATATTTAGCCCTTTTACAGTACCAATGATAATTGGTATGATGATAGGAAAGAAATAATTAAACAATCAAATCAAATAACAATGAAAAAAGAAAAAAGTTTAGAAGACGCATTAGTATCAATGCATAAATTGATAGATATGCAACAAGATTCATTAAGAACAGCTCATGAGATTATAAAGCTTAAAGATGCAAGATTAGACATAGCTGATCAATTAATCATTCTCCATAAGAAAGAGATTAAAGTTCTTAGAATATGTTTTTATTCATTAGTAGCGTTGAATATTATCACAACAATTATTAGATTATTATGAGACCTAGAGTGAACAAAGGCACATTAGTAGGATCAACAGATAGATTCAGAGGAATCAAAGCTAAGAGGTTGATCGTAGAAGTTATATACAGTTTCAGAAGAGGAATTGTAAGAGAAAGAATAATAGACGTTAGACAAACAATAAACCAGTAATCAATTATCATGGCATATACAGAAACATTTTATGTTGGTACTTCTGATAATAAGGTTAGAAAAACTACAGAACCATCAATGCAATATTTTATTCCAGATGGTAAAAAAGAAGGTAAAGCAAAGTATATCATTGAAGTATTTGGATACAATCATAAAGAAATAGCTACTAAAGTTAGAGATATGGTTGATTCAGCACATATGTCAAATGATATATTTGAAATTAGAATAGAAACAAAGTAATCAATTAAATCCTTAATAACATGAGTACACAAACATCAGGTGGAATATTCACCTTTGACCATGGTCAAAAAAAACTTAACAAAGCAATCGGAGTAACAGAAGATTACATGGATGATCTACAAAATCAAATTGCAGATACATTGAGAAATTTCATCTTTGATGATAATAAACAACCAAGAGATGATATGTCACCAAGTTTATTAGTAGAAGTATGTGCTAATGAATTTAGTTATTCTCAATTGGTAGTTATAGCATCATTGTTCTTGCAAGATAAAATAGATCATTTCACAGAAACATTGAAGGATAAAGTGGATGGTATGAGATCATCAGTTAAATCTATAAAATTAGATAGTGATGATCTTCCACCACACATCAAAGAGTTTCTTGAAAATCTTACAGAAGGAAAGAGTGAAGGTACAGCAATAGATGGTCACTCTCTTCCAAAAGATATCCAAGACTTTCTTAAGAAGATATCAAGAGAACAAGAAGAAGATGGAGATGATGAGTAATCCAACAAGAAGAAATCTATCTGGTGTGTATATATTTGATACTCTACCAGGTGATAAGAGAAGACAGCCTACATGTTTTGAAGATTGTACACAAGAGAAGCAACAAGAATGGTTAGATAGTCTAACCACAGACGCTCTCAAGAATCTTGCAAAGATGTTAGGTGAAAAGTTAAGAGACTTAGGAGATATGTTTGATATCATGTCTGGATCAGATGATGATGATGAAGATTATCCTATTGATATTCTTAATGAATAATTAATAAGAGAGCTGTAATGGCTCTCTTTTATATCAAAGCTATGACAAAATATAGATTCAAGACAAAACAAGAGTTTAAAGATGAGGATCGTTGGGATGATGAATATCAAACGCCAATTGAATGGTGTCAAGATGGTGATATGAATAAATATATGGGACAAGATGTTCCTGATAAATTCATTAAACAAATTGAAGCAGGTCATACATTCACTGATGGTGATTGGACATTTGAACCAGAAGATTGCATCATCAACGAAGAAGAAATAATACTACCAATAGAACAAATTTTAGAACAAATTAAATTAAACAATTCCTTAATAACAAAAGAAAAAACAATGAAAACAACAGTAAAGAAATCAGTAAAAGCAAATCCAGTAGCAGAGAAGTTCGTATTTATGGACAAAACAGTTAACATTTTAAATGTAGGATATTCTACATGTAAGAATGTTGTATTATATGGTCCAGGTGAATAAATATTCTTTTTAACTTGCAGGGTAATATAATTTGTATTATCTTAGCAGCATGAAAGTAATAATATATGCATTAGTAGATCCTATAACTTGCAAGGTGAGATATATAGGAAGAACTTCAGTGAGCATAAATGCTCGATTATCCAAACACATACATGATGCCAAGTATCGTAAGAGAAAAACACATAAAGAAGATTGGATAAGAAGTTTACTCAAAATAAACTGTAAACCTTTGATCAGAAGATTAACTGAGATTGAGGGTTGGGAAGAATCATATGAGTTAGAAGTTAGTCTTATTGAGAAATATAAAGACAGACTAACTAACTATTATGATAGAAGTCCTGGGTATTTAAGACAATGTAGAGAAGAAGATAGATTAAAAATATCTAATACTCTTAAGTCTAAATATGCTCAAGGAACAATTGATAAACCAGTAGGTAAAACTATATATGTTTATAACAGAGATGGTTCATTTCACAGTGAATATCCTTCTATACAAGAAACTGTAAATCAGTTAGGAGTTTATAGAAGTACAATAAAAAAACATATAAATGGTAAATTACCTTCTTTTGATACTCCAACTACAGATGGTAGAAAGAGACATTTAAAGAGTGAATATCAATATAATACAGTTAAGATTGAGAAAATGCATGATTTTACATCATGAAGAATACGCCGTCTATAGTAGTAATATTATAGATAATTAGTGGGCAAAAACGGGGAAAGCTAAACAGTGATGTATGCCAATCCCGTGCTAAACATAGATAGTAACATATTTATGTCAGTGTAACGCATAGTGGGTGAAACTAGAAATAGAATATAAACCACCACGAGTGTCCGCCATCCTAACAAGTAATGTTGAGGATGAAAATATATGCTAAACTGGGTTGGATTGACCAACCGATGAAAATGAGGGAAACCTCCAGAGGTGAAGATAAAAAGCTTCACGTTAATAACTATTGGGCCATGGTAAATCAGAAATGACATTAGACTTCTTACAAGCTAAAGGAATCACTCCTTACATCATTACAATGGGTACAGGTATGACAACAGATAGATTGTTTGGTGGTCTTGATATTCCTACATTTGAGAAAACAGGTAAGATTGAATATCTTGTAGAGAATTCATTTATGAATCATGAATATGTTATATTCGAAGAGATGTTTGATGCTCCTGATTTCATCCTAGAGCAATTAAAGGATATATTATCAAGTGGTACATTTAGAAATGGTACACAGATATTTCCTATTGAGACTAAGTTCATCATCTGTTGTACAAATAGAACTAGAGATGAGTTCTCAAAGAACATGTCATTGAAAGCATTGATGGAAAGATTTCCTCTTGAATTGAATGTTATCTGGGATAACTATACAGAAATCAGCTACAACAAATTACTAGAAAGTAAGTTTGGTGTTGATAATGTAGATCCAGTGATTCCATATTTGTTACAAGAGTATGCTAAGAATGGTATTACAATTAGTCCACGTGTTGCTGTAACAGCATATCAAGTGTATGACCAATGTGGACCAGAATCATTAAGCTTTATTGCTGAGTTCTCTAAGAAACCATCATTGATAGCTGAAGCTATTAAGAAGTTTGAGGCTACAATTAAGTTTAGAGACTTATCTGCATCTCTTACATTCAGTATTGAAACTCTTACACATTTACCATTGGTATCAAGAGATGATGAGAAAATGTACAAAGATGCAATTGGTGATCTTAACAAGCAATTGACAGACATCAAAGGATTAGCAGTGAGTGATGATATTGCACAAATACATGCACAATTAGTAAAAGCTGCTACACAAGCAAGTGAAAAGTTTACTAAGAACCTTCAAATTGCTTCATTTATATAATGGCAAGTTTATGGGATAATGGGTATGATGATTACTACGGTGATTATTATGCCCCTTCCTATACTCCTACAAAGAGTACTGGAGGCTGGAAAAGTAAATATGGTGGTAGTGGTTGGTCTAAGAATTCTTGGTCTAATTTCTCATTTGTTGTATCATATGAGGATAATGATGAAGATCTATTTGTTAAGGATCCAGTCAACTATCTAACACCAAGTGCTAAAGACATCAAAGCTAAGGTGAGAGGTGTTAAGAAGCAATCATCTATTGATTTGATCAAAGAGTTAGCACGTGTGTGTTATTTCAAGATGATTGATGAAACAGAATATGCAGCTGATAAGTATAAAGATTTAGATAGTTTATCTGATGAAGACAAAGGAGAATATCTAAAGAAGAAACCTTTGTTTGATTCTGTGTATGAGCAATATGTTCCAGGTTTTACACCTCTTGAGCAAGCTATTGCTATCTATTTGAAGCTTAAAGAATCACCTGGTAAACAAAAAGATGATGATGATGATGATGAAGAAACAGATACAAGTAAAGCATTTGATTTTGATAGAAGTCTTTATTCTGATCCAAATATCAATGAACAATTAGATCTAAATGAACTAAGCAAGGATAAGAAGATGGAGATTATGAACCATATATCTCTTGTTGGTAAGTTTGGTAATGAGTTCAAGGTGGAAAAAGAAATATCTGAGAAGATAGTGGCTAATTCTGATCAATACTCAACAATGATCATGAGAGATTATGCTCAAATACATATAATGCCATTGTATCAAAAGATGTTTCCTAATTTCAGAACTAAGTTCTTAACTAAAGATTTAACAGTGAATGTTCCTGTTGATAGAAAAGAACAAATTCAGAAGATTATCATTTTACTAGATTATTCTGGTAGTATGTGGGAAGAACAGAAACAAATTTGGGTAAATGCTATATTAATCGACAGGTTTAAGTATGTGATGAGAGGAGAAGCTGAAGTGTTCTTTAGTTATTTTGTACATGATCCAGAACAATTAGAGTTCAAACACATAAAGGATAGAGAAGATGTAATTGCATTTTGGCAAACATTCTCTAATGAGCCTAATGGTGGAGGAACAGAAATTGGTGATATGGTTAATTATGTAGCTAACGAGATAAATGATCGTAAGCTTCACAATCTTGATATTGATTTATCAGAAGAAAAGCCAGAAATCTTAATCATAAATGATGGTCAAGATAGTATCAACACAGAGAAGTTTCCTTATAAAGTGAATGCCATATCATTAATGCAATTTAGTGATGAGTTAAGAGATCTTTGTCTTGAGACAGATGGTAAACAGATTAAGGTGACAGAAGAATTAGAAGTATTCAGCTATGCTAAAGGTATAGGTGAACAACAAATTAAATTATAAGTGATTGATTGTTTGTTTTATTACTCCCTGTGAATTATATTTGCAGGGATATTGTATAATCACTGGGGACTATAAGCGCCACACATCAGTTTAAATAGTCAATGTATGTTTGCGTATCATTGAACTTACCTACATTATACATTTATGTTTTATATCAGTGTAGTCAGTTTTAAACTCACTAGAGTGATATAAAAGATAATGGTTGATCATTGGTCAACAACACAACAATTGATACATGCCCTCACATGAGGGAAATTGGGGATGACAGGTTTTGACAGGTTAATACATTATTACAATCAGCACAGAGAGATAACTGTATAAAACTAAGGTGAAATTAAATAAATGACAACAAAGTAATTTCGTTAGATGTTAACCAGGTTAACGCTAACATGAGCAAAGTTTTCTCATTGATTAATTCTAATGTTGAAGAGCTAGAAATGGCTGCATAGACATTAAATCTGTCAACACTGGCTAGACATAAAGATTGCCATAGAAGGTTTGTATGATTCCTTAAAAACATTCTGGTGGATCTCAACTTCACAGTTGACCCTTCTAACGTAAAGAGTTTAAAGAAACGTAAAGCTGTATAAATTGTAATGATTTAAATTAATTTTGGACGGGGATTCAATTTCCCCCATCTCCACTAGATTGAGTGGCGGAATTGGTAGACGCTATAATGTTGGAAACTGATGTAACTGGAGAAGAGAAACTCATTAAAAGCCAGTAAACAAGCATTATGAAAGTGTGAAGTATAGTATCACTTATACAGGTTCGAATCCTGTCTCAATCACAAGATCTGAAGGTCATTCGAGCTAATGGCACCTAATTAAAGGGAGAACCCTCATTGTTTAGGAGATTACAGGTGCAAATCCTGTTCAGATCACAGCGGTTGCTTGATGTCAAATATGTACAGCAACAAACATTGGAGAAATTTGGCTTCTCATGAATGTTAAGTCCTATCCACACAGAGAAGGAGTTGAGTACTTTATGGTTTGGGTTCTACTAGTGCCAATCTCAACAATAAGGCTATCAGAAATGATAGCCTTTTTTATTTTGTATTAATCCTTAATAACTATAAAAACATGAAAACAATTAAATTATTACCAACTGAGTTCTATCAGTTCAGAAAGTTAGCATTTGCAATGAGTATTGCATTTGCCTGCACAATTACACAGGGTGTGTATATTGTAGAAGCCAATATAGACCAACTTTCACAGTTGGGTTATTAAGGAGGGCAAAAGGGCTCTTGTGTAATAGCAGGAGCCTAATTGTTTAATCATTAACAAAAGAAATTATGAAAAAACTATTATTAGGAGCTCTACTAACATTGAGCATAACAACATTTGCACAAGATGCATTTGTTAAGAAATACACTTCTTATATTACTAAAGAGAAAGGTGTATTACAACCATGGGTACAATCAGAAATCACTGTTGTGTTTAATGCTGATAATGTAAGAGATATTGTATTCTATTACACTGATGGTAAGATTAAGAGATTACATCAAATCACTGGTGCCAAAAATGGTAAAACAATAAATGGAGATGGTTATCAAATGATTGAATGTATTGATTCAGAAGGAGCAAGTATAACATTACAACTATTTGATGATGACACATGTCTTAGACTTATTATTGTTGATGGATATTTAATTGAATTTCATAAATAGTATGGAACCAATTTATAAATATAACAACGGAAATGGTGCTATGCTTTGTGTAAAATGTAGAACTATTATATCTACAGGACCAAAGACTGAAGAGTTATATTGTGAGAAATGTAAACCTAAACAAGAAACACTTTTAGGAAAAACAATATCTAAAAAAGATGCTGATAAAGATTCATTTGAAGATGTAATCAACTACAAAATAAAAAGAAGTTATAGTGAGGAAGATTTAATCCAAACATTAATAAAATTCAATCAAGAAATTCAGGAAGTGGAAGATGTGAGAGAATGGTTTGAAAAATTTAAAAAGAAATAAGAATTATGAGAAAAATAACACAAATACAGAAGTTACAAGAAGTTTTAGGAAAACTAAATGTAGGAGAGCAAATCAACAAACATGAATATGTAAAAGCTAACTGGCATACATTTGATTATTTCACAAAGAGATCATTTGATGTTGTATTATGTAGAGCTAAGAAATTATTTGTTGATAAAGAGTTTGATTCACATTTGAAATACATTATTAGAACTAAATAGTTATGAGTAAAGAAATAGAAGTAGGTCTCACTGTTGGAGGAGTATATCTAACAGTGAGTGGTACATATCATCCAGAAGAACCAAGAGAAATGTATGATGGTAACATGGAAGGTTATCCAGGAAGTTATGCTGAGTTTGAATTAGAATCAGTACAAGTAGATGGTAATGAAATCATTGATATCATTAGTGAATCAATATTTGATGAAATAGTAGAGAAAGTTATAGAAAATCAAAAAGACTAAAAATTATGAAAATAGAAAATGGAAAGTGGGTAGACCAATATGGTGACCCTGTAACAGTATTTAATTATGATAAGATAAAAGAGATTGGAAGCAATCTTGTAAACTTATATGGTGAAGACATCACCTACAGTAGAATCAATTTGATCTCTACAATCAAAACTCTTACACCTAAACAAGAATCAGATCTTGCTTATGTATTGAGTCAAGAAGGTGCAATATCTAAATTAGCAGGGTATTAATTATGGAAGCTAAAGATATAATCGGTAAAGAAATAGAATGTTTTGAGTTTAAGAATCAACAACATCTATCATACTCAAGTAATCATAAAAGATCATGTGGTGAAAAGGCTATTGTTCTAAAGATAAATCCTTCTTATCCACAATTTGCTCTTTTAGAAATCACTTTACCAATTGGTAAAAAAGACACATTACATTATCCTGTATCAGGCATCATTGAGCAATTAGAAACAAAAGAGCTTGAGAATTTATCCATTGAAGAGATTCTTAATAATATGAAAACATTAATATCAAAATTATAAATCATGGAGTCACTTATAGGAAAACAAATTAAAGGTTTTAAGTTTACAGGTAGACCAACTTATCTACCTGATAACATGGATCGATATAATGGTGTAGTTGGAAAAATAATATATGCTGGTTCTGATGTAGTTCAAGTAAAGTTTCCTAATAATAGCACTTGGAATTATCCGTATAAAGAAGCATTGAATCATATAGTAGAAGAAGAACCTGAAGAAGAACAAACAATTGAACAAATCCTTAATAACATTAAAAAATTAACATCAGAATTATGAATCCAGAACAACAACAAGAAATAGTCAAAGCAGTGGTTTCTGACTATTTTGACAAATATGCAATACAATATGTTCCTTACACAATGATGAACATTGAAAGAGAACATATAGTAGAGATTGGTACAAGTATATTATGTACTAAATGGGAAGTAGGTTATCCAGGTGGTAGCTTTGCTCAAGCAGTGGTTGATAATGATCTTGCTGAAGCATTTGGTAGAGCAGATAATATCAATACCCATTGTATCAGATTTTATGTAATGTTAATGTATAACGTAGGAGCACCTACAGCTTTATTTCAATAGTTATGTGGTATATATTAGATGAAAACAATAAACCTGTAAAATCAACTATTGTTGAATATGGAAAATGGATAGAAGAGAATCCAGAGAGAAAAGCAGTGAAACAAGAACATATTGATGATATATTTATATCAACAGTGCTTCTTGGTCTTGATCATGCTTGGGATAGTAATATACCAGTATTATGGGAAACTATGATATTTGGAGGAGAACATGACCAATACATGGATAGATATACATCTTATGAAGATGCTCTTGAAGGACATCAAACAGCGTTAAACTTAGTAAACAAACAATAACATGGCAACATTAAACAAAGCAATACAAGAAGTATTGGATAACACAAGTGATGTGTTATATAAAGAAGAAATCTATATCAATGGTAAACATGAATATGATTATCATAAACTCGAAGCTACAGAAAAAGCTACAGTTCATACATTATACTTCAGTGATGATTTTGAATGGAATGAAAATCTTAGAAAGACAGTAGCTATGCAGCTAGTAGACACAGGTACTGGTATAGAAATCATTGGCGTTAACTCAAAAAAAGAAATAAACTATTTAGAAGCTGAACAACTTCATATTCTATTAAGATTATCTTGCTCACATGGTGTATATCAAATAACACCACCAGTAGTTAAAAAAGATTTCTAATGTGGTATACAGCAGAAATTGCATTAAAAAGCTACCTTCCTTTTGAATTAGAGGAGGGTATGCTCTTTGTCAACAGAATATCTGTAGGTGTAATTGAACCATATGTTGAACTATGGGAGCTTGAAGAAGTTCCTGAAGATATGGATGAGTTCATGAGTAAGAATGGTGCACCAGTGGAAGTACTAATCATCATTGATAATTATACAAAATATCATCCAAAAGTAGTAGTAATAAATCAAGATCAAATTGGTTGGTGGGATGATGGTCCTGATACAGATGAATTAAGAGATATATCATTAGATGATATCAATTATACATTAAGAGAAGAACAAGGATTCTTATCTATTGATATAGATGATGATGAAGAAGGATTAGAACCAACATTAATTGAAGATAAAGTTATATTATCTTTTCTTCAAGAAGATGATGATCTAGAAGATTGGGATGTAACATTAAACGATGGATTAGAAGAAATTTAAATATGGAATTATCAGTAGCAAATAAACACACACACGAGAGAAAAGTAGCAGATTTTATCATTAAGAAGGTGAAATCACAAGCTGAAATAGTAAAATCAGAAAATCCAAGACATAAGAATGGTATTAAATACGCAATCACAATGACTGAGTATGAAAATATTATCAATTATGAATTGGAAGCAAAAAGAATACCACATATTACAAGAATGGTAGTAAGAGAATTTATTAATCGTAAACTAAAGAAAGCATGAGAAGTTACACATTGAAAGAAATTAATAAAATTAAATTGCAAATTAGAACAGGTAAACCTATATCTATTATTGCAGATGATTTAGCTAAAGAATGGGGCAGAACAGTTACAGGAGTATATGCTAAAGTTTGGAAGATTTCTAAATCTACAAAAAAGATTAAAGATGATTACAAAGGTCCACTAAGAAAACCTACAATGAAGAAACTTAGACCTGGAATTGCTTCACAAATTCCATATATATGGGATATAAATGAAAATGAAGAACTTGTTCTTAAAGAAATTTGTGAAGAAATAGTAAATAAAGAAGAAGAATCTGTTATTGATCAAAAACCTGCAGATATAGGTATTGAGGTACCTGTATCATCTATAACTTTTACTGGTACACCAAGTAAAGTGGTGATTTATAAAGATCATGTTAGATATTATTACAATAACTAAAATTGTTAGAATAATATAACATTTTTAATTATCTTTGTAGACTATGAAATTTATAAATTATTTAGTTAGGTGGATATCGAATAATCTTGCAATGCCCTTTTGGGTTGTAGGACATATCCACCTATCTATACATATCTATAAGGATATATATGAAATTCTTGCCTCATTTGGTATGAACATCATTGTAGGAATAGGATTTTGGTTAGATTGGAAAGATCATAAAAACACAACAAGACAATGAAAGAAGAAGTAATAATATATGACATTTGTTAATAACTTTATTTGGTAGTTTCAATTATATTGTATACATTTACATCATTAAGATAATATCATTATGATGAAGAATTCAGGAGTTTACATTGTTCAAAACCTTATAACTAAGAAATGTTATATAGGGGCATCTACAGATCTATATAATAGATTATGTGACCACAAGTCAAAATTAAGATCAGGAATACACCATAATACACATTTACAAAGTTCTTTTAATAAATATAAAGAAGAAAACTTTACGTTTGGTGTATTAGTAGAATGTCATCATGATCTTATATTTTCAGAAGAAAACTATTGGTGTAATATGTTAGATACACATAATAGAAAACATGGATATAACATTGATCCTACATGCCCTGAAGGAAAGCGTGCAGTTTCTGATGAAACTAGAGCAAGGATGAGTAATTCTGCACCTAAAAGAAAAGTGATGGTTTATACTATCTATGGAGAGTTCTATCAAAGCTTTACTGATTTATATAAGTGTGCTGAACATTTCAATGCTGTAGCTCCTAACATTCATAGAAAGATGAACGTAAAGTTTTTTAAAAAGAACTTAATTGATTCAGAATCTAGTAAGTTTATATTTCTTGATGAAGATGAATCAGTAGAAGATGTAAAAGCTTATTGGAATAATATATTTGATCAAATCAAACTAAGCAATGGTAAATATAAAGTTTATGATTGTTTTAATAGATTAATTGGAACAATAAATTCTAGACCTTTGACAGATATATTAAACGTTAACATTGCATCAATTACAACTTCTATAGGAAGAAACACATATTTAAGAACATTAAAAATAGAAAAATGAATGTTATAATAACAGATATAGAAACAATGGCAGAATACTTTTTATGTGTTTGTTACGATCCACAAACTAACAAGTATCATAAGTTTGAAGTTAGTAGATGGAAGAACACTTTAGATCGTATGGCAAACTTCTTTGAGCAAAAAAACGATCATTATCATGTAACTTACAATGGATTAAGGTTTGATAGTCAAGTAATAGAATATATTCTTAGGAATTATGAAAAATGGCATGAGTTATCTGGTCTTGAAATATGTGAAAAAATTGCTCAAGTTGCTCAAGATACAATACATGATGCAAATTATGAAGTTTTTCCACAATATAGAGAAAGTGATTTAAGTTTTAAAATAATAGACTTATTTACTTTAATGCACTACAACAATAAAAATCGAATGGTGAGTCTTAAAAGACTAGAGTTTGAGATGGATCTTGAGAATATAGAAGAAATGCCTATACATCATACCAAGACTAATATGACAAAAGAAGAAGTGGAAATGACCATTGACTATTGTTATAATGATGTAGATGCAACTTATGAATTCTATAAGATAACATTAGGTGATACTGATCATCCATTGTATAAAGGAAATAACCAAATAGGGCTGAGACAAGATATTGAAGCTGAGTTTGGTATTCCTTGTATGAACTATTCAGACTCTAAGATAGGGGATGAAATGATTAAGAAGTATTATTGTTCAGAGAAAGGAATTACATACAGAGAACTTCCTAAGAAAGGATATTTCAGAAAGAGCATTGATGTAAAGAATTGCATTGCTAAGTATGTAACATTCGAAACTCCACAACTAAAAGACTTCTTAAAGAAGATTAATAAAATGCAGCTTGGTCTGCAAGATGATTTCAAAGAGCATATAGATTTCCATGGAAATGTATATTCTTTTATGAAAGGTGGTCTTCATACAGAAAACAAACCTAAAATGTTTGAAGCTGATGAAGATTATGAGATAATCGATTGGGATGTGTCTAGTTATTATCCTGCTATCATTATCAACAATGGTAAGTTTCCTGCCCATTTAGGTAAGGAATTCCTTCGGGGATACAAACAGATGTTTGATAAAAGATTGGAGCTTAAACCCTTTGCAAAGAAGGATAAGAAAATTAAAGGAATTGTTGGAGCACTTAAACTTGCAGTTAACTCTGTATATGGTAAGTCATCTGATATGCAGAATTGGATATATGATAGGCAGTTAACTATGTTCACCACAATTACTGGTGAGCTTAGCTTAATGATGCTTATTGAAAAATATGAAACCAATGGCATACATGTGATCTCTGCTAATACGGATGGTGTAACTATTAAGATTAAGAAAGACATGATTCCTTTGATGCATGAAATCAATGCATGGTGGTGTGACATAACTCAATATGAGTTGGAGAGAACAGACTATTCCAAGATTATCTTTAGTACAGTGAATGACTATTTAGCAATTATGACTAATGGAGAAATTAAAAAGAAAGGTGATTTTCTTACAGATTTTGAACTACATAAGAACAAATCAGCTAGGGTTGTACCTATTGCTCTTGAAAATTATTTTGTACATGGTACTCCTGTTGAGCATACAATTCGTGCTCATGAGAATCTTTATGATTTCTGTTTAAGACAAAAAGCTAGTAGAAGTTTTCACTATGAAGGGACCAATAGGTCAACAGGTGAGAAGACAGTGTATGATAAACTCATACGCTATTATGTATCCAACGAAGGAGATAAGATCTTTAAAATCAAAAATCCAGAGTGTCAAACCAGAGCTGCTGCAATTAGTCAAGTAGAAGCAGGTGAATGGGTATGTAAAGTTTGTAATTACTTACCAAAAGGTAGTAAAGTTGATAATGTCAACTATGATTACTATATTGAAAAAGCTAACAGATTAGTCTTAAAGATTAATACTGAAGGCAGAAGAATTAAAACAGTATTTATACCTAATCAATTAAATCTTTTTTAATGAAAGCTAAAATTAACCGTGAGAACATCTCTAAACATTTAGTTGAGTACCAACTAAACATGGTTGGTAAGACCCTAGAGGACACACTATCTGATGATATGTGGTTCTTTAACTGGACAATGACTCCAGCTGAGCATGAGGAATTCAAAGCATATGCTATTCCTTTGATGAAAAAAATCTTTAAATTTAACAAATCAAAAGCAGAACAAACATTTGGGTGGTTTAACCTCCAGTTTGGTCTTCGAATTAAATCTTAACAATTATGGAATTATTTATTATTATTGGAGCAATTGCTATTATATCAATATTATCATTGTATTTTGCATACAAGAATGCACCTGAAATTAAAGAAGAAGAACTTCCTAAATATCAACATGAAGTTAGAAAAGTGACCTATGTTATGGGTATAGATCCTTATGAAATAGAGAAACCTAAGAAGAAGAAAAAGAAGTATTATAATAAAAAGAAGAAATCAACTATTGCAGAATCTGCAACACCTGTTGCTAAAAGACCTGTTGGAAGACCAAGAAAAGTTACTGAGTAATGAATTGGTTTGAAGATTATGAGTATCCCAATGATCATATATATGCTATGGAAAGAGAAAAAGATATAGTTGATTCATGGCATAAATGGGAAGCAGAACATAAAGCCAAGAGTAGAAAGCCTGCAATAATTAAAGTGGTAAAACCAAAAGATGAAAATAAACGTAGAACCTCAACAATTCGAGGAGCTCATCAAGAAAGGTTATAATCTAGACACTATTTATTTATTAAAACTGATAGACGATCAATTTGATATTTCTCCATTATGTGAAGGAAGTATGAAGATTGATTCTGTCTATCAGTCTTTAGTTAGAAAAGGACTTATAACAAAAGATGATGAAAAACTCACACTAGTAGGCAGAGACTTATTAGAATTCATAGATGCAAAGAGCACTGGGAAGATTATTAGAAGAAAACCTGCCACAACAGATTTTGAAGAGTGGTGGAAGACTTATCCAGGCACTGATTCATTTGAGTATAAGAATAAGAAGTTTACAGGTACCAGAGCTATTAGAAAAGGCAAAGATGAATGCAGACTTAAGTTTGATAAAATCATTCTTGAAGGAGAATATACAGCTGCACAGCTGATAGCTGCTCTTAATTATGAACTCTTACAGAAGAAAGAAAGTTCTGTTGATACTAACAGTAATAGAATGACATTTATGCAAAATAGTGTCACCTATCTGAACCAAAGAGCTTTCGAAGCTTATATTGAACTAATTAATGATGGAGCTGCAGTAGATGTAGCACCACAAAGACCAACAGGAGGTACTGATATATGACACCAGAAAAACAAGCAGAAGATTTAGTAAACGAATATCGTATCATTTTAATGAATGAAGATACTGAATGTGGTAATGAAATTCTTTGTACTTCAATTGCTAAAAAATTTGCATTAATCTTAGTTGATAAAATGATTGAAGAAACACGTGCTAAATTTTGGTATGATGTTAAACATGAATTAGAAAAATTATGAAACAAAAGATTGTTGTATTTAATTGCATTCCTGATATTTATCTTTATGAAGAAGGTTGTGGATACAAACCACATCCACCTTATAAATCATATGATTCTTTGAAAGAAGCAATAAAAGAAAATCCTACATCAAAGGTACATCGTTATCCAAGTAAAAACATAGAACATGAGTTTTGAATTATTAAATGCAGAAGTTAACAAAGGCCTAGGTGATTTCAATAGAGGTATACCAATGGGCTTTGATAGATTAACTAGATATGTAGGTATTCGTAAGGGTATGTATTATTTGATAGGTGGTAACACAGGATCAGGTAAGACATCATTTATTGATGATGCATTTGTTCTTAATCCTGTTGATTGGGCTATGTCCAAAGAAGGAATTGCTTCAGGTATTAAGGTGAAAGTGTGGTATAGGTCCATGGAGAGAAGTAGAACTTATAAGATGGCCAAATGGGTATCTCGTAAAATATTTCTAGACCAGGGTATAATTATTCCTGTAGGTAAAATTTTGGGCTGGAATGAGAAGATGACTAAAGATGAGCATGATCTGTTTCTTTATTATAAAGATTATGTAGATCAGCTTAGTGATATAGTCACCATCATAGATGGTCCAGAGAATCCTGTAGGTATAGCAAAAGAACTAAAAGCTTATGCTGAAGCTAATGGTAAAATAGAACAGTTAGATCAATGGAATAAAATATATATTCCTAATGATCCAACACAAATTACCATGGTAGTGATAGATCACATTGGTCTATTAAAAACAACAACAGCTCAACCAACTAAAAAAGATGCTATTGATAAGATGTCTGATGAACTTAGGTTTGCTAGAGATTTCTATGGATATAGTCCTGTAGTGGTAAGTCAGTTTAACAGAAGCATTTCTAATCCATCCAGGATAAAGAATGGTGATGTTGAACCTCAGTTAGAAGATTTTGCAGATAGCTCAAGCACACAGAATGATGCTGATGTAGTTATGGCCTTATTTGATCCTATGAGATATAAAGTGGCAGATCCTAGTGGATATGACCTAGATAAATTAAAAGATCAATTTGGTGCTAAGTATTTCAGAAGTGTGAGACTAATCAAGAATTCATATGGTGCAGACGACTTGCGGATAGGTCTTGCTTTTTTAGGGGAATTAGGATTATTTGCTGAGTTACCTCGTAAAAAAGATATAACAGACGCAGATTATGCAAGTGTTATAGATAAAAGCTTTTTTCTAAAATAAATAACAATAATATTTGGTAGTATCAAATCTTTCTTTTATCTTTACAAAAAAATTTATTATGAAAAAGATTGATGTTACCAATTTTATTGGTACAAAACACAACAGACTTACAATACTAAAAGAAGTAGAACCTATCTTATATAAAAAAGGAGCAGCTAGAAGAGTATTATGTAAGTGTGACTGTGGTAAACAGAAAGTTATAGATTTCAACTCTATAAGAACAAATAAAAGTAAATCTTGTGGATGCTTGAGTAAAGAAACATCTACTAAATTACATACTACACATGGTTTAGCAATGTTGTCTGCAGGAGTAAGACATCCTGATTATTCAATTTGGATAAAGATGAAATCAAGATGTTTAAACCCTAATGATAAATCTTACAATAATTATGGTGGTAGAGGTATTAAAGTTTGTAAAACTTGGCAAGAATCTTTCGTATCATTTATAGATGATATGGGATGGAGACCAAATAACAAATATTCAATAGAAAGAATAGACTATAACAAAGATTATTGTCCTGACAACTGTAAATGGATTCTTAAATCAGAACAAACTAAAAATTGTAGAAGAGTAAAACTTATTGCATATAATGGTAAAGAACATTGTCTAACTGACTTATGTAAACTATTAGGTTTAGTATATTCTACTATGCGACATAGAGTTTATGATTTAGGTATTCCATTCGAAGAAGCTGTAAAATATCCTCAACATTACAAATTTAAAAAAGTATGAAAAAAAGTATTAGAGACATTAGGCAATCAGAATTTGCACAAATGTGGTTAGACAGCGATAGAAGAAAAATTTTGAATTTGTGCCCACGCTTCGGTAAAATAAGAACTAGTATTAATATACTAGAGCATTTTAAACCTAAACTTAAAAGTGTACTTATTGCTTATCCAGATAATAAGATTAAAGACTCCTGGCAAGCTGATTTTGAAGATAGAGGATATAATGATACAAATGTAACATATACTACTCATTTATCATTAAAGAAATATGCTGATAAGAAGTTTGACCTTGTTATTATAGATGAGATACATCTACTGAGTGAAGCCCAGATAGAAGTATGTAAGGATTTGTTTGATAACAACAAACAGGTTCTTGGTCTCACTGGTACATTAGCCAGTGATACAGAAAGAACTCTTGAAGAAGAATTAGATCTTCATGTAATAGCTCATTATCCAATTGAAAAAGCAATTGAAGAAGGAGTTATTGTAGATTATGAGATACATGTTATTAGAGTGCCCTTAGACAATCTTGTATATAATGATTACAAAGGAAAACTCAAAACAGAGAAGAAACACTATGATGGATTATCTTGGGTAATCAATAAACTCCAAAATAGTGGATCAGACACTATGTTCATGCGTCTTGCAAGAATGAGACTTATTCAATCATCTCTAGCCAAAACTAATGCTACAAAAGCACTTTTGACTAAACATAAAGATGAAAGAGTGCTAGTATTCTGTGGTACCACTGCTGTAGCAGATAGTCTTGGTATTCCTTCTTTTCATAATAAGTCTAAAGAGAAACAAATCTTTGAAGACTTTGCTGAAGGAGTGGGTAATCATCTAGCTGTTGTAAAGATTGGTAATACAGGAGTAACATATAAGCCTTTAGATAAAGTGATTATTAACTATTTTGATAGTAATGCAGAGAACTTAGCTCAAAAGATAATGCGTTGTACAGCTTTTGAATATGATAATGAGAGCAAAAAAGCTCAAATTTATATCATTTCATCAACAGAATCTGTGGAACTTAAATGGCTATCAAAAGCTTTAGATTTGTTTGATAAAGATAAAATATTTTACTCATGATTTCATGCATCTATACAATAACCAATAAAGTAAATGGTAAACTTTATATAGGAAAAACTAATAATTTTTTATATAGAATGTCTAAACATAAATATACTTTAAGAAATAATATTCATATAAATGAACATCTTCAACGTGCTTTTAATAAATATGGAGAAGAATCATTTGATTTTGAAATTCTTGAAGAATGTAATGAAGAGTATTTGTATTCTCAAGAACATTATTGGTGTAATTTGTTAGATGCATTTAACTATGATAAAGGCTATAATATGAAACCTACACATCCATTAAATAAAAGTGGAAATAGTGCAGAAGCACTTGAAAAAGTTAAAAAAGCATTAACTGGTAAAAAATTATCTTCAGAACATAAACTAAAGTTATCATTAGCAAAACAAGGTAGAAAATTATCAGATGAAACGAAGTTAAAAATGTCTCAAGCCAGTAAAGGCAATAAAAAATCTGAAGAACATAAACAAAAAATCTCAGAAGCTAAAAAAGGAGACAAAAATCCTAGATTCGGTAAAATACCTTGGAATAAAAAGATATAACACTTGATTTTATTAAGAATATATCGTATATTTATAGAATAAATTAACTAAATAAATTAAAACAATGGCAAGTAAATTAGTTGGGATTGTTGGTGCAACTGGTACTGGAAAGAGTACAGCAATTAAGCACCTAAATCCAGAAGAAACGTACATTATCAATGTTGCAAAGAAAGAGCTTCCTTTCAAGGGAAGTGAGAAGCTTTACAACACTGAAAACAAAAATTACAAGGAAGTAGAAGATGCAAATGAGATTTCTCGTTTATTAAAAACTATTTCAGACAAAGCTCCTCACATTAAGAACATCATTATTGAAGACTCTAATTACATTATGGGATTCAATATGGTGAACAAAGCTACAGAAACAGGATTTACCAAATTTAGTGTTATGGCTAAAGACATGGTGGATCTATTTAGAACTGCTAGACAATTGAGAGAAGACATCACTGTGTTCTATCTTACACATCCAGAAGAAGTGATGGATGGTCAAGATGTAATAGGATACAAGATCAAAACTGCAGGTAAGCTTATTGATAACCAAGTGTTATTAGAAGGATTACTAACTGTATGTCTTTATACACTTGTAGAAGAGAACAAAGATGGAACAGCTAACTATCAATTTGTAACTAATCGTTATAGAAAGTATCCAGCTAAGAGTCCTGATGGAATGTTCCAAGAATTAAAAATACCAAATAATCTACAAATAGTAGCAGAAAGTTTAACAAATTATTATAACGCTTAATTAAATTAAAATGGAAGAAGAAGTAAGAGCAGAATTAGCATCAGATCGTACAGTAGAATGGAACCCAACAAGACAAGAATGTCTTGTAAACTATAGAGTTGAAATTGAATTCTTATCAATAGGGTGTGTAATTAGAGTGGGATGTAAATCCATTCCTTTTTCAACACTCAAAGAAGGAATGAAAGCATTAAATGATTATGTTGCTAATCCATATCCAACTAGAAAGATATGGGAAGAAAGATTTTCAAAACAAGAAGAATTATAAATAACTAACTAAATAAATAAATTACAATGAGTAGTATCGGAGGAAAAAAGAGAGAAAACACAGGAAGTGGTGATTCAGTAAAGAAAGTAGGATTGTTCGAAGCAAACATTATTGCTATCAATCCAACAATTGAAGAGTATAAAGACAAGCTTGGTATTGAGCTTAAAGAAGACAGTAAAGCTGCTGAGTATTTAGGTGAGACTAAAGATGGTAATAGTTATGTTCGTTTAGATTTTTGGTTACAAAAAGTTAATACTACAGACAATTACAAAGTGAGCTTTTTCTTAGAAGATAAAGAACGTGAGAATAAAGATGGAACTAAGAAACAATATATCAATTCTATTGGTATGTGTTCTTGGGCAGGAGATGAAAATGATCTTGCTGAATGGTTTACTAAAGGAAGAGATTTCAGAGTGGCATATACAGGAGAAGAAGATCTTTATAACTTCATGAGAACATGGTTAGCTGATCTTGATTATCGTGATGCAGAAACTGTTCTACAATTAGAATGGAAGAAGTTGATGAGAGGTAATGTAAAAGACATTAAAGACCAAATTGGTGGAGAATGGGCTAAATCTATTATTGCTCTTGCTACTGTTATTGTTAAAGAAAGGGATGGAGATTCTAAAGAGTATCAAGGTATCTATAATAAAGCCTTCTTAGGTGGATATGCATTGAAACAATTTAGACTTGTTGATTATGGAGACAGAAGAGTACAAGATGGTCTTAAAAACAAGAAACCAAAAGATTTGAAAGCACACGAGAAATTCGTAGTAAATGTTATAGGTGAATATGGTTGTAAAGACTATTATACACTAAAAGACCTACAGGAGTATAATGCAGATGATAACTTAGTTGCCTCTGATGCATATATTTCTGAAGATGGTGATGATTATTAATTCAATTAATTGTTAATAAAGGCCTCTATCAGAAATTGTTAATAAGATAATTAAGATATATTTGTTTATTTCAAAAACTAGCCCTACCTTGGTAATAAAATACTAAGTGGGGCTAATTTTATGAAAAATATTATGGAAAATGTTGAAGTTTGGAAACCAATTGAAGGTTTTAAAAATTATGAAGTATCGTCTTTTGGAAGAGTACGAAATGTTAAATTTAATAGAGTTATCAATCCTCATTTGAGTAATGGCTATCAAAGAATAGGCATATCAAGTGGGAAAGGAAAACAAAAAAAGTTTGCAGTAGGAAGACTTGTTGCAAAAGCATTTCTAGAATCTTATAGTGAAGATTTAGAAGTAGATCATATTGATAGAGTTAGAGCAAATAATAATGTTAATAACTTAAGATGTGTTAATAGAAAAGAAAATTTGAATAATTTAACTAAAAGTAAAATATTCAAAATGACAAAGTTTATTGAAACATTAGCTAAAGAAAATTCTTTAGCTACAATTGATGATCTGGTTAATTATTTTACAAATAACAATGCAGACCTAAACAAATTTATGAGAAGATTTTAAACAGAAATGGTAGAGGTTTTTTATTTTAAAGCTATATGATACAAGGGAAAAAAAGAATAAACTTAACACCTGATAGCATACTCAATAAGATATCTGAATATGATGTCTATAAAATGTATATGCCACATCAGAATTGGAAAATAAATGTTGTTACTTATTCACCCTTCAGAAATGAAAAGAATCCATCATTCATTATAGGATATAGAGGAGGAGCATTAAGATATCATGATTTTGCAGATTCTACCAGAACAGGTGGCTGCTTTGATTTTGTAATGATGCTATTCCATATATCACTGCGTGAAGCATTGTTGATGATTGATAGAGATTTTGATTTAGGGATTGTTAATGCATCCTCTACAAAGAATTATGAGAGGATTATCTCTGATTATGCACAACCAACTTCTACATCTAAACGTGAGTTCTTTATTCAAGTGAAAACAAGAAAATTTACACATGAAGAATTGGCATATTGGAATATGTATTATCAGGACATAGATGATCTTAAAGCTAATAATGTATATTCTATAGACACTGTATATCTAAATAAAAAGAAGTTTCCTATATTGGATTCAGAACTTAGATTTGGTTATCTATATGAAGGGCATTGGAAGATTTACAGACCATTTGCAGATAGAAAGAATAAGTGGATGCCTAATAATGTACCAATTACCATGATGGATGGATTAGAAGACATCAAAGATTGTGATGTTGCATTTATCAATAAGAGTAAGAAGGATTACATGGTGATGAAAAAAATTTACCCATGTTGCTGTGCAGTTCAGAATGAAGGTATGGGATGTTTCTCTGAAGAGAACGTTGAATATCTAAAAGAAAATTCTGAGAGACAAATCTTAAGCTTTGATAGTGATGAAGCTGGTGTAAAGAATTCTCAATTGATAACTGATAAGTTTGATTTTGAGTATTGTAATGTACCAAAGCTCTATCTAGGAGAAGGAATAAAAGATTGGGCTGATCTTGCCAGAATACATGGATTAAAAGTTATAGAAGAATATTTAACACAAAAAGAAATAATATGAAAATATCAAACATAGAACAAGAAAAAAATATTTACATTGTAACTTTTATACCAAATATTATTGAAAGATTTTTTGGTGTAAAAGAAAAAACAAAAAGATATAAAGATACTTGGGATACCTATTCCTTTGGAGGAGGTCATGTATATATTACTGAAAAAGGTAAGGAATTGACTAATGGAAATTGGATTGCTAAAAGAATAGATAACTGGAGAAGAAGATTCTAAAGAAAAAATTATGAGTAAATTAACATCAGAAGAACTAAGTGATGTAGTAATAGAGAGTTTAGCATTAGCTGTAACATTACTAGAGAGATTTGAAACAATGGACCAACATGGTCTTTTTGTACAAAGAGCTAAACAATCTCTTAAAGGTACAATTCCACATATTGAAGCTTATGTAAGTAAACTAATTACTGTCACTGCAGAAGATGAGGAAGAACATTTTAAGAAGGGAGCTACAGTGATAGCAGAAATATCAAGTAGATTAGAAACTGCATTAAGTTCTAAAAACATTATAGATATATCTACAAGAAAGAGATGGTTGAAAGATTTCATAGATTCAACAGCATTATTTCCAACTCAGAAAGATGAGCTATATGAAGCAATTAGAGATTCAGGAATTTTAAATTATTAATTATGACACTAAAAGAAAAATTTAGAAAAGTATTCAAAGAACATTTCACAAAAGGAAAAGAAGAAGAATTATTATTAATGGATGTGGATAGTGATTTAGAACAAGTAGCAGATGAATTTGCTATTGAATTTGCGGAGTGGTTAGATACTTTAATTGATAGATTTGGATTATTGGAATATAAAAGAAACTATATGAATAAGACAAAAAAAGAATTATTAGAAATCTATAAAAAAGAAAAGGGATTATGAGATGTTCAGACAATGAGCTAGAAATGCTCGAAGAAGAGATTAAAGAGAATATAGAATGGTTGATGGCTGGAAGAAACGATGTAGAATGCATTAGTGTAGAGAACTTAGAAGGGATTCTAACAAGATTCTTTTATAGAAAAATATCATTATCATTATGAATTTTCAGAATTTTAAACACCAAATGCATCCAAGTTGGTATTCCAAACTTAGACCATTTATAGAAAGTGAAGAGTGTGATAAGATTTATGCATTTCTAAAAGCAGAGAGTAAGAGAGGTAAAAGAGTTGCTCCTCTATCTATGCATGTTTGGAGATGTTTCTTTGAGACACCATTAGACAATTTAAAAGCTGTTATGGTAGGACTATGTCCATATCATACACTTAAAGATGATGCTCCAGTAGCAGATGGATTACTTATGGGATGTTCTATTACAGGTAAATTACAACCTACATTAGAACAATTCTATACAGGTATAGAGAAAGAATTCTATGATGGATTAAACTTAAATTATATACCAGATCCAGAAGTACACTATCTAGCAAACCAAGGTGTGTTAATGTTGAACGCAGCTTTAACAACAGAGATTAATAAAGCAGGAAGTCACCTAGAGATATGGGAACCATTTATTAAATATCTGTTTGAAGAAGTAATTAATCATTTAGGTGTTCCTATTATATTCCTAGGTAAAGATGCAGCTAAGTATAAGAAATACACAGGCATATTTGCACATGTGTTTGAACTTAGTCATCCAGCATCTGCAGCTTATAAAGGAGCAGAATGGGATACAGAAGGAGTGTTCAGTAAAGTGGATATATTATTAGAAGAAAACAATGGGTTCACAGTGCAATGGTTGCCTGTAGATATGCCCTTTTAAACAATTAAAATTATGGAAAATCAAATTATTAAAGTTGACAACCTACTTGTAGGTGATGAAGTTATTTATGGATGTGGTAGTGATCTTAGAAGAATAAGAATCATAAGACCTCTTGTAGTAGCTAAAACTAGAAGTTGGGGTGGACACTATAGTAGTACTAAAGTGGAAGTCCTAAATGCACATGATTTAAATGACAATACAGTAGTAAGAACAATATACCTAGATCTTAATTATAGAGGTCTTTGGTTGATAAAAAGAACAGCAATTTAAAATTATAAAAAATGATATTAGAAAAACAAAAAGAAGCAAATGTCCTAGAAGAAGGACAATCACAAGAATCAATTGGAATGTCCCTAGACTTAGATTCTGCTCAGATATTGATGCAGATGTTAAGTAAGAATTTATATTCTGATGATATAGGCTCTGCTATCAGAGAATGTGCAAGTAATGCATTAGATAGCCATAGAAGAGCTGGAGTGGACACTCCTATAATTGTTTCATTTAAAGCATCTACTGCTAATAACTATGAGTTTTGTGTAGAAGATTTTGGTATAGGCTTAGATGCTGATGATGTGAGAAACATTATTAGTAAATATGGTAAATCTACCAAAAGAAATTCTACAACAGAATTAGGTATGATGGGTCTTGGTTTCAAGGCTCCTCTAGCTTATAGTTCTAGTTTCTACTTTGTATGTAGAAAAGATGGAATGGAACGCAAGTACATGATGTATGAAGGAGAAGATACTAACACTATTGATCTTTTATATGAAAAGGAAACAACAGAATCTAATGGTGTAAAAATCATTATTCCTGTTAAGTATTCTGATAGATGGCAGTTCCAAAAGAAAATCAAAGAGCAACTTTGTTATTTCGAAAGTGTATATTTTGATGTACCAGAAGATTCTAAAATTACTAATGATTTTGTAATCTCTAGACATCCACACTTTCAATTCTCTGAAATGTCTACAGATACTAATTTACACATATGTTTAGACAATGTGTATTATCCTTTAGACTTTGAGAAACTTGGTATTGATAGAATTCAATTTCCTATAGGTCTTAGATTTTCATTAAGTGATGGAATTTATCCAACACCAAATAGAGAATCTTTGAGATATACACAAGAAGCTAAGCAGATTATTATGGCTAAGCTTGGTCAAGTGGGAGATTATTTTGTTACTAAGTATAATGATGCTGTCAATGATGGAAGTGACATTAAATCTATGGTTAATCACCTTGAGAAGAATGGACATTATGTTGAAATGGGTGATGGTACTAAATCTAGAATTGATGAGTTTATTAAATTCTCCACTATAAAACCTACTGTTCCAGTATTAGAAGGAATAAATCTATTAAACTTTCCTTCTTTGTACAAAACATATAAGCAAAACATTCTTGTAGATCCATTTCCTGTTAGATATTCATTGAGATATAAAAGAATGTCTGATGCTGATAAAGGTTATGTGTGGGGATATAACTTAGAAAGTGTGTGTAATGGAAATGCTAATGTTTGGATATATAATGATAGAATTCCTCAGATCAAGAAAGACTTCCTAAGAGCTACATGTAAAGAAAGTGAATATAACTTTCTTGTTAAAAGAGCTGCACCTATGAAACTAGGAATTCCTGCTAAATTTGATCTTAAAACTTATTATCACTTATTAAAACTTGATAGATTTCCAAAAGAACAATGGAGAGATGTTATAAAAGAATATCAACACATCATGTCTATGGTTGAAGAAAACTTTATAGATCTTGATTCAATTGAGGTTCCACAAGATTTTATTGACAGTAAGAAAAAAGCAAAGATTAGTAAAGCTGGTATAGCTAGTGCTAAAAGACTAAAGCTGCAGGGAGAAATAGTTTGTAAGAAAGGTGTTGACTTAATGAGATGGAATGATGGAAGAAAGTGTAAGTTTGATTCTCAAATCTATAAGTTAGAAGATCTTCATAAGGGTAAAGGATTAAAGGTGTATACTCATCATGAGGACTTCTTGAAACTTGATCCTTTATATGGAATGATGGGAAAACAAAAGATGGAAGTGATTACATTCTCTAGTAGAGAACTAAAGATTGTAGAACAATTAAACATACACAATTTAATATCTTACGAGAAATTTATGGAAGGTAAAACAGTACCATTCAAAAGAATGATTACATCAGTATTAATTCATGAGATGATGGCTCTTTATTCAAGTACTTTTAGTAAAATTGATACTATAAGATTTGTATCTACTGATTTAGCTGATAAACTAGATAGATTAACTAAATATAAAAGAGATAACTATGTAGAGACAAATCATGAATTAAGAAAAGCAATGTTAGAAGTGGCTTTAGAGCACAGATTGTTTGATCCACAAATTCATGCAGAGTATTTAGAGATGCTAGACCTATTTGAAAAGCTTACATTCTTGAATCCTGTATGTGGAAGATTAGGTTACACTAATCCTGAAGATCCAATGATCCAAGTAATGATTGATTTGTTTAAGTATTACAAGCATAGAGTGGATTTAAAGCACTATAATATCAAAATCAATGATGAAGTGCTTACAGAAGAAACAATAGATCAATTAACATAATTAACAGAGGGACATTCGTGTCCCTCTGTTTAACAATTAACAATTAAATCAAATTAAAATGGAACACAAATTTTTAAGTCTTGACTGGTTCAAGAACAGAGTAGAGAATTCAATTGACAGAGTGATTGCTAATAAGATAGAAAATCTTATAGAAGAACCAACTGTTAAAGAACAGAAGATATATGAAAAACCATATGTTGCTATCAAATTGGTAAATGACACACTTACAGTGGTGTTAGCAGATGGATCTATTATCAGTAAGCCTGGTGCTACAGAAGATGATTACTATGCTGTTCAATCAGCAAGAGATATATATGAGATACATGCTGTTATAAGTTCTAAAGAAGTGAAACAAGATGTAGAAGACATGAGAGCTGAAGCAACAAGAATACACGCTCTTCAACAAGGAATTGGACTACTTGGTAAACTTGATGATTTTACTATAGATGGTAATTCTGTATATCTTGCAGGTACATCTAGAAGTATGCCTCAATTATTAGTGGAGAAATTCATTGAAATAGTTGATAGAGTGGGAGAACAAGTAGTTGATGATAAAACTTTTGAAGAAGCATTAAATGAAGATGATGATTATCTAGCTCATAAGAACTTCTTTATGTGGTGTTGTCTTAATCCTAGAGCTGAAGTGGCCAATGAGCTATATAGATTCTTAACAGACAATAGTTTCAAAATCACTAAACAAGGATTCTTTGTAGCTTTAAGAAATGTTGTAACTGTTCATGGATCTCCAGAACTAGTTCACTTCGTAAGTAATGCTTACAACAAGGTAAAAGCTGTATGGAAGAAGAATCCAGATAATTACACTATTTTCTTACAAGATGGTGAGTACAAACTTGTACATAATTCTGCATTAACAACTACTGAAACTCATACAACTACTACATGTCCAGGATGTCATGGTGATGGTGGATGGTATCATGATGAATACATTAAAGATGAAGATGAATTTTATGACTGTGAAACATGTGATGGATCAGGAAAAGTAGAAGAATATAATACTACTGAGGAACAGTCTGTAGATCATGGAACTAAAATTGGTGGGTTAACAGAACTGTATTTAGATCTTCCTAATAGAGAAGAAAATAGATTCACTGATAACTGGACCAAAACATTTGATATCCGTGTAGGACAAGTGGTTAGTATGCCTAAAGAAGAATGTAACTGGAGTACACAAGATTGTGCTACAGCAGGTCTTCACTTTGCTGGTTATACAGCTCCTTATGTTCTTTGTGGTGATACCACTGTTATGACTCTTCATAATCCTATGAAAGTGGTTGGTATTGGTAGAGAGAAAGGTAGATGTTGGGAATATCTTCCATTCATGTTGACCACTGTTAAAGAAGCAGATCAAATCATGAATGATAGAAGCTTTGATTTCTTACAATTAGATGAGCAATATGCTATCCGTGAATTAGAATCTCTTGCAGAGAAAGCTAAAGAAGGATTTTCAGCTGAGTCTAGAAAGTATGAATTCAACATGCCAGGTATATCAGCTTCAGAGATTAACAATATTGTTAATAGTCTTAGTGAAATGAAAGCCAAAATAACTAATCGTGTGATTACGATTAAATAATAATTAATATAGTTATCCCATAAATATTTTATACATTTGTGGGATAACTTAATTATAAACGTATGGCAAAGAGAGTGTTAGTCCCAAAGACAAGATGTGCAGGTACCATGAGTGAAGCAGCCTTCTGGAGCTTCATAAGAAGTGCTTTGAGACAGAAGAGCAGATGGTGGAAACCTATATCAGTGTGTAAGTTAAATGCACGTAGAGATTACAAAGGAATTAGTAAAAGACAAAAATACGAATACCAATGTAAGAAGTGCAAAACTTGGACTACTGAAAAGAATATTAACGTGGACCATATAATTGGTGCAGGAGCATTAAATTGTGCACAAGATCTTCCAGGATTTGTAGAACGTTTGTTCTGTGAACAAGATAATCTGCAGGTGCTTTGTGTGAGCTGCCACGATAAGAAAACCTTAAAAGAGAAACAAGCTAAAAAGAAAACATTATGATAAAAGAACTTATAAGTAGACTCACTATGGTGAAAACAGATAAAGTGGGTACATATGACTTAATCAGTGGTAAAAGGCTTAGTTATTATCAAGACTATTATTTCCAAATATTCTTAGCAGAATCAAGATGGGGATACAGAATGAGAATCAAATGAGCAGGACTATCAAGAAAAAGAAAACTGGAGCTAAAGCTATTAGCCATAGCTGCAGAAACAATGGACCATGTGGTTGGTGCTTTGGTAATAGAATGTATAAACATTTAAAAAGAATGATCAATGGAAATACAAATAATACTGAACAGGATTCAGTGTAAAAACTGTGGAGATGTACTTACATCATATAATAGACATGATTATAAAACATGTGGATGTGAGAATGAAACAATGGTAGATGGTGGTACAGACTATCAACGCTATGGAGGAAAAGATCTTTCATTAGTAGATACAAGATCCACTGTATATCTATCAGATAATCATGAACTGAATAGAATTGCTGCACATTGGGGCAATAGAGGTAAAGATGGTAGAAGTCCTCTATCATATAAATCTATAGCTGATATGTCAAATACTCACATTATTAATATTCTTTTAGACATGGGAGGTAAAATAATTCCTTGGATGGAAGATATTATGACTGAAGAATTATTATATCGTAAAACTAATAATATAACAATAGATGACTAACGCAATAACAATCAATAAGACACCTGCATTTAATGAGGTGTGGCATGAAGGACACATAGAGCATGAAGGTAAATACCACTATTTCTGGTTAATACATCCTCAAGGATTAGATAATGGAGGAGAAGAATATGAACTAGAGGTGAGATGGTTCTTTGCTAGAGTACCAAGGGAGATACGAGCTTTGTATCCACAAATTATAGAAGCATTTAAACAAACGTTATGAACATATTCAAAGTGATACCAATAGATGTGTATGGACATGATGTAGTTGTGTCTATAGGACAATCAGATGAAGATATATATGAACATATCAAAGAGAACATATCTAAGAAGAAGTTTGATAAGAAAATGACTAATCAAAAAAGTATAGCCACTACATTTAAACTAAAAACTGGATGTATTCTTATAAGATTTAAAGATGATATAGATAACCCAGGGATTGTAGCTCATGAAGCCTTTCATGCCATTGTATATCTATTTGAAAAGATAGGTATAGAGTTTGCATATGAATCAGAAGAAGCTTATGCTTATTCATTAGAATATTTAACTAATCAAATTTTAAAAATCAAAGAAGATGCAAACATGGATATGGGAGAATGAAAATCTCTTTATTATAAATAGAGAGTTACAACAATTAATAGATGATAAGATAGTGAAGACTGTTGTATCAATGTCTTTAGTACATGTACCTCATCCAAAAGAGATGTACAAACATAGTGCAATATTAATATATAAGTAATATGATAAAATCACAATCTAAACCTGTAAAGTTTGTACCTTGTGATGAGAATTCACAAGTATATAGTTGGCAAAAGACCAATAAGAAATCTATGATGGTTCCTAAAAAGGAATTCCAAAGACAATTAAAACAATTTAAAATAAAAACATTCAGATGATAAAAGGAACAGCAAAAACAGAAGCTCAATATAGAGCAGTGCTTATGGATTCATCCAGTAGCCTAAAAGATTTCTCTCAAGACAGAAAGAAGTATTATAAGAAGTATTTCCTTGGAGAGAAAGTAGAAGATAAAGATAGCTCAGCAGCTAATATGGGACGCATTGTTGAAACCCTACTTATGGAACCACATCTATTTGATGATAAGTTCTATATGTCATCTTGTATATCTACACCAACAGGACTTATGTTAGATTTTGTTGAAGCATTATATAGAGTGACAAGAGATGCTACAGATGAGAAAGGTAAGATTACCAGAAACTTTTCAGATATATCATTAGAAGCTTATGAGAAATCAGGATTTAAGATTAAATATGAAGCTGTAATAGGTAAGTTTCAAGGAAGTGATGCAGAACTATATTATAATGAAATTAGAATGGTTAGAAGTAAGAATCTAACTGTTGTGAATACATTAGAAATAACTATTGCTGAAAAGATTGTAGAACAACTTAAGACTAATAGTGCAACAGCTCCAATTGTTAATCTTGTAAATAGCTCTAGATATGAAATCATAGATCAAATGCAAGTAGAAGGATATACAATTGATGGACATTTGTTCAAAAGTATGCTTGACAAAGTGATTATTGATCATGAGAAGAAGACTATCCAATCATATGATTTGAAATGTACATGGTCTGTAGAGAACTTCTATGAAGAGTATTACTTGTACAGAAGAGCGTACATCCAAGCGTACTTATATTATCATGCGATGCTACATCTAACTCTAGATCCAGAGAGTCCATATCATGAATATAAAGTGGAATATTTGAAGTTTATTGTATGTGACAGCACAAACTATTATCAACCTCTTATATATACATTAGATGTAGATGATATGTATTCTGCAAACAATGGATTTGTACACAAAGGAAGAACTTATCCTGGTGTAAAAGAACTGATAGAAGCATTGAAATGGTGTAGAGAAACAAACACGTGGAACATAAGCCACAAAAACTATTTATCTAATGGAATTGTAAATATCAAGGGATAACAATGGCAGTAAAGAAAACAATAACCAGCATCTTTATGGTGCCAACATTAAAATTTCCTAAAGATTCTTTAAAGAATAATGGATTTATTAATGGATATATAAAAGATGATAGAAAAGATTCACAGTATGAAAATGCTGTGTATATTCTATTCAAACCTGATGATCTAGATAAGTTCAGAGAGTTTTTAGATAATGAATATGAACGAACCAAAAACATAATAGAAGATTATGATTATGAAGATGGTTATGTTGTAGTGGTCTATAAACTTAATGAGAAATTCAAAAAAGATTATGAACTTGTTAGAGATGGTAAATATTCTCAGACATCAAAAATATTTCAAAATGAATTTCCAAAATCTGTTAAGATTATAAAATCAGGACTCAGTAAAGATGAATTAAGCTTACAAAGCAGAGTGTTTGCAAAGAGTAAAGATCTTATAGAATTCTGGGAAGAGAAGCTTGGGATTACATTTCAAGATGATTATGAAGTGTGGGAAGGATTCGATGAATCAAAAGAAATTTTAGAACTTGATAAAATAAAAGAAATATGTGTAACAGAGAAATCTTAGAAGCAATTATAGAAGAAGTAGGAACAGACAAAGCTGCAGAGTTTTGTCACTTAACTAGTTTAATGTATGATATTAAATATCAAGCATGTAAACAAAAAGAACCACTAACAGAATATGATTTTGAAAGAATCTGGTGGTTAGACGCAGGAATAGCATTAACTAAACAATTAACAATAGACTAATATGAAAGGATTAGAACTAATAGAAAAATATCCTCTAGCAGGTAAAGTAGTAAAAGAATGGTTCTTTAAATCAATGCTTGATTCATTTAAAGATGAAACAGTGCCAGATGAGTTTAAAGAATTCATGCTTGAGCAAGGAATAGAAGATGATAAGATAGGAATCTTAATAGATGTTAATCCTAGAATGTTATTTGATGTATTTGATGAAAATGAAATCTATTTAAACATATCTAGAATTGAAAATATATTTATGTGGTCATTAGCTCCAAATAAATTTTTAGATCCTAGAATATTTAACAGTAGAAAAGAAGCAGAATTAGCTTCTATAGGATCTGCATTTGAAATCTTAGAGAATAAACTCTCTGCAAAAGTAGAAGAATAATTAGGAATAACCAGGGAGATGATGTATATTTGTCTCCCTTAATTTAAAAAACACATGAGAACAAATAGAGAATTTAATGACAAGTATAAAGATTATTTAGAAGAAGGATATTATGGAATGGACATTAGTGAACCTTCTGTAATTATATATGTAGATCAAATCTTTAATGATCTTACACAGATTCCTGGATTCAAATATGAGCAAATCAAAACTAAATATGGATTAGCTAAAGTGTATACAAATTTAGAAGAACTTCTTCCATTTGTAGGTAGAATTATAAACCAAGAACTTGAAGAGAAAATCAATTTTATTCTTAAAGTGGAATATGAGATAGAGAACAGATTAAAAAGTTTAAACCTAGATAAAGATGGAAAAAATATTCAACCAGTATAAGAATATGTTAATCGTACATCCTAATTATCAAGGATATGTTTGCGGATATAATGACTCTCATATAATTTTAGCAATAGAAACTGATAGTAAGAATTTCTTTAGAAAACTACAGAATCCATACATTATGGAAGAATATAAAGATATTAAATATAGATATTCTTTTGAAGATGAAAGAGAACTTGTAAAACAATCTGCAAATGGAGATAGCAAATAAAACTAAATATTATACCATTGAAGAAATATCAATCAAGTTAGGTATAAGTGATAAATCTACAATCAATAAAATATCAAAATTAGGTCTTAGGAAACATAGAACTATTGGTCCAAGAGGGAATGCTTTATATACAAAAGAACAATTTGATGTGATATGTGGGAATAGACAAATTCCTGATCTATTACATAATTATAATGAGGAACCGATAATAATTACTTATTATATATATGAATCTAAAATGAATAGAGATGAATGAAAAAGAATTTATTCAAGGAGTAGATTACTACTTAGAAGATGGAAGAATTCATTTCACTAAAGAGTATCTATTAAAGACTAAGAAACAATGCTGTGGAAATGTTTGTAGACATTGTTGCTACACAGAAAGAGTTAAAGGTAATACAGAATTAAGAAAAGATGCATCATAATAGTAAAGATTTAACAAATAAAACATTCAGTGATTTAACTGCACTATATGTTGTAGATAAACCTTCTACAGTAAACACTAAAAATAGAGGTGTTTGGTGGATGTGTAAATGCACATGCGGTAAAGAAAAAATTGTTTGTTCTACAGAATTAACTAGAAAAGATACAAAATCTTGTGGATGCATGAAAAAGTATTATAATAACAAACTTTACAAAGGCGTTGGATTATTACCACAATCTGTATATAGTCATATTCAATGGGGAGCTAAAAAAAGAAATATAGAATTTAATGTAAGTAAAGAATATCTTTGGGAAAAATATGAAAGTCAAAAAGGTAAATGCTACTACACAGATCTTGATATAGATTTAAATACTAGAAATAATAAAAAGACAGCTTCTATTGATAGAGTAGACTCTTCAAAAGGATATATCGAAGGAAATATTGTATGGGTACATAAAAATATAAATATAATGAAAAATGTTTTTTCTGAAAAAGAGTTTATAAATTATTGTAAACTAATAGTAGATAAACATTGTCCTTATGATAAGAATGAAAAAGGAAATACATCACTTAGAACAAGTGAATAAAAAGTTCTGTTCTGTTTTTTAATTGTTGAGAGAGCCCTGAAGAAATTTGGGGCTTTTTTATCCTCAATTAACTAACATTTTAGTTAGGTAAATGATGGAAGAAACCTGACATTTTACTTGGAAAAAACACAAAAAATCACTAACTTTAAACAATTAAAACAATTAAATAATGGCAAAAAAAGCAGTAAGCAAAGAAACTAATAACAAGTTTCAAGAAGCAATGGACAAATTGAACAAGACTTATGGTGTTGGTTCAATATTAGCATTAGATTCTAAAGCAGGAGGAGATTATGATGTAATCAGTACAGGAAGTATTGGTTTTGATCACATCACTCTTGGTGTAGGAGGATTTGTAAAGGGGAAACTCTATGAACTTATGGGCTGGGAGGGCACAGGTAAATCTACAATTTGTGGACATGCTGCAGCTGAATGTCAAAAAGCAGGTGGAACTGTTCTATATATAGATGGTGAGCATGCTGTTGATAAGAGCTATTTCAAGAAATTAGGTGTAGATACAACTAAGATGTTGATTTCTCAACCATCATGTGGTGAGGAAGGTTTTAACATTGCAATGGAGATGATCAACACTGGAGAGATTGATCTTGTAATCATAGATAGTGATAGTTCACTTATACCTAAAAAGATGCTTGATGGTGATGTAGGAGACTCTACAATCGGTAGAAAAGCTTTATTGAATAGTAATGCTTATCCAAAGCTAAAAGGAGCTCTATCACAACATAATGTATGTGTAATAGTGATTAGTCAGTACAGAGAGAAGATTGGTGTTATGTTTGGTAATCCTACTACTACACAAGGTGGCCATGCTTTGAAATTCTACAGTGATGTAAGAATAGAAGTATCTAGAAGTTTAGCTAAAGATGGTGATGTAACTTATGGTAATATCACTAAGTTAAAAGCTATCAAGAATAAAATGTCTCCTCCATATAGAAAATCTGAATTTGAGATTGTTTATGGTAAAGGTATTGATAAACTTGATGAGATGATGGCTCTTCTTAATGAGTTTGAATTAGGACGTAAGTATGGTAAAACTATGACTGTAGATGGAGTTAAGTATGACTTAGAAGAATTCAAACAGTTGGTAGTTGATAATCCAGAGTTCTATGATGAACTAAGAGAAAAGATTATTGCCAAAATTAATGAAGCTGATCTTCCTATAGAAGAAGTAGAAGTTGAAGAAGACGTTGTTCTTCCTACAGCTCCATGTTCTAATCATGGTTTATTTGATAATGATGAAGAGTTATGATAAAATAATTTAGTTTTAATTTGCATTTTTAAATTTTTATATTTATCTTTGAAACTTAAATATAAATATTATGAAAGAAGAATGGAAAGACATAACTGGATATGAAGGATTATATCAAGTGTCTAGTTTAGGTAGAGTAAAAAGATTAAAAGGTAAATGTTTAGCAAAAGCGGGTAAGTATAGAAATATTTCTGAAAATATACTTACCGCTTTTCCTAATAAAACTAGGTATAATTATCTTTATATTAATCTAAATAATAATGGTATAAAACAATTTAGAGTACATAGGTTAGTTGCTTTAGCTTTTATACCTAATTCTAATAATTTACCAGAAGTAAACCACATTGATGGTAATAAAGAAAATAATTGTATAACAAATTTAGAATGGTGCACTAATCTAGAAAATATAAAACATTCTTATAAAATAGGAACTCATATAGTAAGAAAAAATGATGATGCACCAAATACTAAATTAAATAGTAAACAAGTAATGGAAATAAGAAAAAAATTAAAAGAAGGTTCTTCAGGTAGAAGTTTATCTAAAGAATATAACATGAGTGAAGGAATGATTTCATTAATAAAAAATAATAAATACTGGATATGATAATAGGGGTAGGAGGAAAAATGGGTTCGGGTAAAAATACTGTATGTGAGATCATACAAGGATTGTGTGCAACTAACAATGGGCCAGCATTTGAACAAAAAGCTTTTGCAGGGAAGCTAAAAGAAACAGCTTCCCTTCTTACTGGGATTCCTGTAGAGAAGTTTGAAGATCAAGAATTTAAGAAAACTAGTTTAGGTTCTGAGTGGAATAGACTTCTTTATGCGACATTAGATGATGAAAACCCTTTACTTTCTGTAATGTCTGTTAGAGAACTTCTACAAAAACTTGGTACAGAAGCAATGCGTGATGGATTACATGTAAATGTATGGATTAATGCTTTGTTTGCTGATTATAAACCAACAGATTCTAATTGGAATGACAGTTTGTTAAAACATAAACCAGAAAACATGTTGTATCCAAACTGGATTATTACAGACATGAGATTTCCTAATGAGATGGAAGCTGTTGTAGAAAAAGGTGGGCTTACTATTAAAGTAACAAGACCAGTTGAAAAAAGAAAAACAACTGCTAGATTACACCCTTCAGAAACAGCTCTGGATGATGCTAAGTTTGATTATGAAATTATCAATGATGGAACTATTGAAGATCTTGTAGAAAAAGTAAGAGAGATTTTAACTAAAGAAGCAATCATATGAATCCAAGATTTGAACCAAAACATATATTAGCAATTGATTTTGATCTAACTATATGTATGAGTGATTATCCAGCCCTTGGTCCCATTAGAGATGGGGCTAAGGAGGCTATCACAAAACTATATGAAAAAGGATTTGGTATTGTTATCAATACATGTAGAGAAGGACATGCTTTATCTTATGCTATGCATTGGTTAAAAGAGAATCAAATTCCTTATCATTATGTTAATTGTAACTTTCCACATCTAATTGAATATTACAAAGCTGATTGTCGTAAGATTTCTGCAGACATGTACATTGATGATAAAGGAGTTGAACCTCTTCCATCATGGAATAAAATTTATAAAATAATAAACAACAAATTTAAATTATGAAAAGTTACAATGAATTAGAAGCTCTTGTTATAGCATGGGCAGAACAAAAAGGTATTCTACAAAATGGAACACCAAGAGCACAAGCAATGAAAACCTGGGAAGAAACAGATGAGTTAATCACAGCTATCGAAAATGATGATAGAGAAGAAGTAATTGATGCTCTGGGTGATATACTAGTTACAATCATTATACAAGCAGAGATGCAAGGATTAAGCCTTACAGAATGTTTGAATAGTGCTTACAATGTAATCTCTAAGCGTACAGGTAAGATGGTAGATGGTCAATTTGTAAAAGATGCAAAATAAGCTATTCTTTACATCAATAAATGATATATGTAAGAAATGTGGGGGGTATAAATTTGCCCCCTATAATTTTAATACATCAGCCACAATAAGACTATGTCATTGTACAAAGATCACAAATTCTGAATTTACTGAATCACAAAAAAAGATTTTAGATGAAATGCAAAACATGCGGAAAAAATTGTGATGGAGAATATTGCTTTCAACATAAACAAAGAAAACCTTTAGCTCAAAGTAGGATGAAATCAACATTAACTCCTAAAAAAGGGATTAATGAACGAGTTATCATACAAAGAGAATTCTTTTTATCTATATGGAAGAAAAGAAAGCATTATTCAGAAGTAAGTGGTGACTATCTTGGATCTGAACCTATGAGTACATATTTTCATCATATACTAGCTAAAGAAAAATATCCTGAAGCTTGTTTAGATGAAGAAAATATTATACTTTTGACACTTGAAGAGCATTCTAATGTTGAAAATGATATGTATAGATATGACGAAGTTAATAAAAGACGTGATAGTCTCAAAAATAAGTATTCTATACTTTGATGTACTTAATGGAGTTATAGAACAAAGTGTAAAAAATAATAGAAAAAATGCAATTAATAATGCAACTAAAGTAAAATATAATAAAAATGAAAGTAGAAGTGCTTAAATTTAGTGCCTCATGGTGTGGGCCTTGTAGAGTGTTAGCTCAAACACTAAAAGATGTTGATGGAATAACCAACATTGACATAGAGAAAGATCAAGAAACAGCTAGAAAGTATGGAATCAGAAGTGTTCCAACTATGGTGTTTCTAAAGAATGGTAAAGAGGTACATAGACAATCTGGTAATATGCCATTGAAGATGTATGAAGATATTCTAAATGATCTAAAGTTCTCAAAAGAAATTTAATAATTAAAACCAACAAATATGAACAATCAATTTATTTACACAGCTACAATAGCTGACAAGGAGTTTAAAGCTTCTTTAAATGTTAACAAGGTTATTAGAACCTTAGCTAATGAAGATGGATCTCTAATTGTCATTCTAGATGATTTCAATGAGAGAGTAACACAACAACCAGATATCGACATCAAGACTAACAAGATGAAGGGATTTAAGAGTGTTAGAGAAACAGTTCAATCAGAAATCCTATTGAATGTATCAGATGCAGAAAGATTTTTTAACTTAATAGAATACAAATAAAACCATGGCAACATTATTAGGAAATCGCGTTTATTTAGAAATGCCCAAAAAAGAAGAAAGCAAACTTGTAGTAGATGATAACACAAAAGAAGCTTTACAAAAAGAACTACTTAAAAAAATGAGTAGATTGAAAATTCACTCTGTAGGAGATGCAATCATGAATCCTAACTTAGTAGTAGGAGCTGAAGTGTTGGTGGATCCATCTGCACTTAGAGATAAAACTCTAATCATTCCTTTATCAGATGTAGAAGATGTATTGTTAGTTTCTCCATTTGATATTATTCAAGTCTGGTAGATGATATCAGTTCTTACCATAACTTACAAAAGACATCACCTTCTAGAAGAAGCTATTCAATCATTTTTGAATCAATCTTTTCTTTCAGAAGGTGAAATGGTAATTATTAATGATAACCCTGATGTAGATTATATATATGATCACCCCAGGGTTAGAATTATTAATCATAAGGAAAGATTTCCATCTATAGCTGCTAAGCTTGAGTGGGGATATAGACAATGTAAATATGATTACATCTATAGACTAGATGATGATGATCTTCTTACACCTTGGGCTCTTAATAATGCAAAGGCAGATATATTAGCTAATCCTGGATTTGAAATTTATAGAAGTGAAGGAATGTATTTCTTTATGAATAATAAGTTCGAGAAAGAAAGCTCTAATATAAACAATGGAAACATATATACCAAAGCTTATTTAGGTAGAATTACATGGCCAGATAAGAGTGGTAATGAAGATGATGACATTACATTCCACCATGGTGGTACAATATATGAATCAAAGTTAAAACATACAATGATTTATAGATGGGGAATGGGAACATTCCATATATCAGGATTAGGAATACAATCTAATCAAGTTATATTAGATCATGCAGATAAAGTGTTAGATGATACAAAAGGAGAAATTATTCTTCATCCACATTTTAAACATGATTATTATAGTCAAATCAAATAAATATTGTATATTTGCAATGTGAAAAACAAATAAATGTTTGGTTAATATTGTTACAATAAAAAAGCCCCTCTTAATAGAAGGGCTTTTTTTATTTTGATAATTTCTTAGCTTTCATTGGTTGCTGAGCACTTTTTCTATTTCTAATCAGGTCAGCTTCTTTCATGTAGTTCCCACTAATAGGTTTAGGAGGAGCCACCTTTGGAGCCTTTCTTGGTGCTCCAGATTTCTTAGCTTTACCAGCTGTCATAGATTTACTTGCAGCCATACTTGCATTTCTTTACAGAAGTTCCTGATTTAGCTTTCATTGCACCACCATTTTTCTTATATCCCATTTTATTTCTAACAGGTGTAGATAATTTTCCAAGACCAACTTTATCAGAAGGAACAGATTTTAAAGAAACACCAGTTTTAGCTTTTTTTACAGGACCACCATTTTTTCTAGTTAGATATTTAAAATCTTCAGGATGTTTTTTCTCATCTTCTTTTGAGATGACTACACCTACAGCTTTACCTTTGTTAGCTTTTGCATCTTTTATATCTGTAGGAGTTTTTTTAAAACTAGTTGATGTAGTTTTCTTAGCAGTAATTCCTGCTTGTGCTTTTTTAATTGCCATGATTACATTAATATATTGTTAGTATTAGTTGTTGGTAAATAACCAAAGAAGTTATTCAGTTTTTTTCTTAACAGTTCCATTTTCTCAAAGATTTATTGATTCTTGAATTAGGATCTTTTGCTGTCTTAGCACTTGTAAGCTTCTTCTTCATACCTGACATTCTACTACAAAATGACTTACGTCTTCCTGCAGCTTTACTTCCAGCTTTAAGTTTAGAAGGCTTAGTAGTTACAGCTGTCTTAAGTTTGCTTCCAGGATGTTGCTTTCTATATGAAGCCACTCCCTTAGCATTTAGACCACCAGAAGAATTCTTTCCTTCTTTCTTTTGCCATGCTGCTGTTGCCATTATTTCTTAGATTTAGCTTTAATCTTTTTCTCTTGAACTAACATTTGTTTAGTAGGTTTCTTTCCAGATCCTTTATTAGCTCTTATGTTATCCCATAATCCACGTTTAGATGTACTACCATCTGCACGTTTAATCATACCACCAGATTTTAATGTGCTTCCTTTAAAGGGGCCTTTCTTCTTGATTAAAGGACCATTAGGAACAGGTGTTATCTTACCACCTTTACGTAATACACCAGGGCCTACATAAGCTGTAGCATTCTGAGGATTAAGCTTAGACATTATTTCTTCTTAGCTATTTTACGAAGTGTGTGAGCAAGAGCTTTTCTTCGAGGAGTACAAGTTGCTTTAGTTTCAGGTGTACAATATCCTTTATGAGCAGGATTTATTGCTCCTTGAATCCAGTTTTTTTTTACTTTACCACCAGCTTTCATCTTTGTAGCACCAAGTTGTTTATCTTTTACAAGATGAGCTTTACCTTTTGCACCAGCTAATGTTTTCTTTTGTACTTTTGTGAATGCTCCATTAGGATCTACAGGACCCACTCGTTTGTTTGATGCTTTAAGTCCAGTTAGACTTCCACCTTTTGTTTTAGTTGCCATAGCGTTTAAATGTTATATTAGGTTTAATAATAAGATCCTTATGGGTATATTGCCATAATTCTCCTGTTTGATTAATTATTATTGTATAGATGGTGTCTGTCTCATGACCATAATCAGTCACTAACCAAACAATCCCATCTCCCTTGGGTGTTATAACATCTATTCTATTCTTTGGTTCATATATTCTCATAGAGAAGTGCTTTTGTTCGAGAACACCTGTTTTTCGTCACCCAACAGGTATGTTACTTATTCTGCTACTGGAGCTTCAACTTCTTTGATGATATCAGCTTCTACACCAGCTATCATTAATTTCTCAATCACTTCATTAGCTTTCATCATTAATTGGAAACGTGCTGCTTCTTCTGATGATAAATAAGCTCTAACTGTGTTAAGAATTAGACCAAAGTCTTGTCCTGAAATTTCAAATGTGTCTTCAGGAGTCCATGTGTACCTTTTAGCAGGATCATACTGTGCCATAATTTAATTGGTTTTATTGTTTATAATCAGTAAAAGTAAATAATGTTTATGAATTATCCAAATTTATTTCAAATGTTATTACTGAACTTGTTTTAATTGATTTACTCATATCAACTCTTATTTTAAACATATTACAAAACTTAAGTATTTCTTCTATAACCATATTATTATACTTAGGAAGACTACAAGCTATTCTGAATCTATATGATTCTAAAGTTTTAGTTATCTCTAAGCTACATAATTCATCAACAGAAGATATAATACCCTCCAAATGAGCAAGAAATGTTTCATCATTATCTTGCATCAATTTTGGAAAGTATTTTCTGTTTATTTCCATTATGACAATGTTAATCTGTATAATGTTTGAGCAGCTTCTCCACTTAGAGATTGCGCAATATTTTCAATGTCTGGCATATTGTTAGCTTCTCCATATTCTTCAAGATCACTAGCAAATGTTACTAACTCTCTTACCACTTGATTAGGCATACCTGTAGAATAATCTTTTAAAGCATCAATTTTATATGCTCTAACTCTTTTTCCTGTATATCCCATAATCTTTTCTACAATCTCATCTTGTAAGTCTGCCACTTTATCATAAATGGTTCCTAAAGCTGAATGTTCAGCAAATGATGTAGTTTGAAAATGTAATAAGTGTAATTCTTCATGGAAGTATGAAAGCTTACCAGCTATTGTTTCTAATGTTAAACTAGAACTTCCTTTTGATTCCATCATTTCTTCTGGAAATAGGGATTTTAATGCCATGTTTTTAGTTTTTAAATTAAGGAGCTACTGTAGTAGTAGTGGTAGTTGTATAATTACAACATTCTTTAGCATCTATTTCTTTCCAATTTCCAACCTTCGGTTTAAATGCTTGTACAATTAAACTACTTGATACTATACGCCCTGAACCATCAAAACGTACATAAGCTTTAAGCTTATTATTATTATTACTTCTAGCCATGATTATACAGGTAATGTAGTAGTGGTTGTAGTAGTAGGAACGTAGTTACAGCATTCATATGCTAAAATCTCACGCCATTTACCAACTTTTGGCTTATTTTTTCTAAGGATTAAGCTTCCTGCAACTATTCGGCCAGATCCATCGAATCTGACAAAAGCCTTTAAAGGTCTTGAATCAATGCTTCCCATTTGTTTTAAATTTAGGGTTAATAGTTTAGGTTATATTTTTGTTTTAGTTCATTAAGTTTAGTTGCATAGAACCAGGTGCAATATTTTTTTGATCTTTCATCATTAAGAATAACATTTAAGTTAGCATCTTTTGTTGGATCAGTTCCCATATGATATTTACCTTTGTAAAAGGCTGGGTAACCATTTCCTGTCTCAGAAACTATTCCTGCATTATGAAAGATTGTATGTGTATCTAATTTGATAATAGGATCTGTAGCCCAAGCAAATGCTAATTCAGGCACCACTCTTGTTTCTTGTTCTCTAAACCATAGGTTCCATAAAACTGCCCACATATCTGCACACCAACTTTGATATCCAGAATTCTCATCTTTAAAGAACTCTCTATTTATTTTTTGTAAATATGTTCTTATAAGGATACAATCATTCATCACCTTACTCCAGAAGTTTGCATCTACATTCTTTAATAAATATTGTGCTCCTCCTGAATGATCATTATTAGCTTCAGCTATTTCTCTACTTATTCCTATAATACTAGCAAGTTCTCCAAGGATATCTCTACTCTTGTATTCTTCTAGCTTCTCTGGAATCACTTGATGTATCTTACTATCAAAATACTTAGCATTGATATAGCTATTTGTATCTGATAAGTAGTTAATATCATCCTCTAAGAATTTATCTAGATTGAAATCCTTCATAAATAGAATATCACTATCACAATAGAAGATAGCTTTTTCATTCAGTTCTGGATGTTTTTTAAAATGTTTCCAAAGAACATATGGTCTTAGTACAGGAATATAGATTCCTAATAACTGATTTAGATTATCTTCATCTGCATAGTAATGAAACTCTGCTTCTGGATATAGATCTTCTATCTGTTTCCACTTATCTCTATTCTCTCTTCCTTTAGGAGTGAATATAACAGATATTGCTTTATCAGAATGTCCTATTTCCTTTAAGCTCTCAAGCCAAAGATTTACTTGCCATGTATAGTAAATATCACTAGGACACGCTTGTAAAAATTTTAAATCTTTCATAATGTAGTTGGTTTTTTGTTTTTATTCTTTATATAGGTGCAACTGTTGTAGTTGTAGTTGTCGTACATTTAGCTGTTACACATATTAATTTTTCTAATTCTTTAGATATTGTCCATAGGAGATTACTTTGTGTACTCCAACCTATTTGTCTTGATGGTATAGCCATTTTTTATTTTTATTAAACTATTGTTAATATTCCTAAATTTTTCCAAACAGCACCAGTTGGTAAACCAGCTGGACTTGTTGGAATATTCATAATTGATAAGTTGTTTACAAATGTAGTGCCACCCATATTAGCAGTTATATTACTACCAACAATAAAAGTATTAGCATAACTACTTGATATAGTATTATATCCACCACCTAAAATTGCTGAAACATATCCAGAATTATTATTATTTTTACCTCCTCCAACAAATGTATAAAAACCAGCTGAAACATTATTAAATCCTCCACTTACTGTTCCGTAATTTCCAGAAGCAGTATTGGTACTACCTCCACTAACTGACGAAACCGCTCCAGAAGCAATATTATTTTTACCGCCACTTACTACTGAACTATAATTTGAACTGGAATTTGCTTGTCCTCCACCAATAGAAGACCAACCGCCAGATGACACATTTCCAACTCCACCACTCACTGTGGCAAATCCAGCACTTACAGTATTAGATTTACCACCTCCAACAATAGAATATCCACTATAAGCGTGATTACCAACGCCTCCACCAACTGTTGATCCAAAACCCGATGATAAATTACTTCTACCTCCACCAATTGTTCCAAAACTATAAGAAGCAGAGTTGCTACATCCACCTCCAATTGTAGATTTATCTCCAGAAGAAGTGTTTCCATATCCACCACCTACTGTTGAAGCATAAGAAGAAGCTAAATTGTGATAACCTCCACCTACTGTTGAAAATGTACAAGAAGAAGTATTATTTTGACCACCCCCTATCATAGAATAATAACCAGAAGCATTATTAGAACTACCTCCAGAAATTACTGAACGAGTACCAGAAGCAATATTTGAAGCACCTCCACCAATAAAAGATTGATTACCAGAAGCAGTATTGAAAATACCACCACCAATTGTTGAATAATTATAAGAAGCAGTATTATTTTTACCTCCAGATATTGTTGAAAGAATACCAGAAGCAATATTGTATAAACCACCTCCTAAAAAAGAACCATACGCACTTGATAAATTTGCTCTCCCTCCTACAATTGTAGAAAGATAGCCAGTTGATTGATTGTTAGTTCCTCCAGAAATTATAGTTCCATAATTATAAGCAAGATTATTAAAACCACCACCTATTGTTGTACCCTGACTACAAGCAATATTACCAGCACCCCCGCCAATTGTAGCATAATAATTAGAAGATATATTATTTTTACCTCCTCCAATTACTGAAAAATTTGAAGTAGCATTATTATACGAACCTCCTCCAATAGTAGCATTTAACCCACTCGCATCATTAGTACCCAATACTGGTTGAATACCAGTAGCATTAGCATTATATTCAAATGGACCTGATCCACCAGGAGTAGGAACAACAGAAGCTGTTACCTTTGTTAAATATTCTATTTGTTTAGCAATTTGCCATAATAGGTTTGATTCTGTTCCCCAACCTATTTGTTTACTTGGTATAGCCATTATATATGTTTTTATTAATAAATTTTTGTTAATGTAAAGTTTCTTGAAAATATTGAATTACCAGCAACATTTGTATCCCATTCTGCTGTAATTAAAAGTGTATTACTAACAGTTGTGTCAAATGTTGTAGTATTGATATTAGTTAATACATATCCTTCAAATTGAGTTCCTCCATTTCTTATATAAGAAAATAATCCTCCTGATGAAATTGATGCCACTGTAGGTCCTCCTGTTGTTCTAATTGTAAAATACAAATTCATTATCCAAGACTTACTAGTTGCAGCAGCCATATCAATTAATCCTGTATCAGCTAAAAGAATACCAGCCAATGTTCTCACTCTAATACGTAAGTTCGCAGAAGATCCACAAGTAACTAATCCATCTAATGCACATATAAAACTATCTCCACTAGTAAAAGAATTTGCAGGAACAGTTAATGAACCTACACCTGTTCCTATTATTGTTGTTTCTACTGCTGTACCTGTTACAGGTGCTCCATCAGCTGTTTGAGCATATAAACCTGGTAATCCTGCAGGACCTTGAGCACCTGTATCACCTTTAACTCCTTGTATTCCCTGTGGACCTTGTTCTCCTTGAATACCTTGAGGACCAGCAGGTCCTTGATCTCCTTGAGGTCCTTTTATATCTCCAGCATCAAACCAGTTTGTTCCATTCCAACTCATTAATGATCCATCAGATAAAAGAATCCATGCATCACCAACATTAGCTCCAGGCATACTTCCTGCACCAGCTAAGAAAGCTGCATAATCTGCGTAGCTTCCTAATATAGTTACAGAGTTACCAGCAGTTCCTTGAGGACCCTGATCACCCTGTGTTCCTTGTATTCCTTGTATTCCTTGGTCTCCTTGCATACCTTGCATACCTTGCTCACCCTGAATTCCTTGTGGACCTTCAGGACCTATTGGACCCTGTGGACCAGGAACACCTGGACCAGCAATATCTGATATAAGTTTATCAAGATTAAGCCACCCTTTGTATCCTGTACAAGGTTTGCAAAGTTGTTCCCAAAATCCTGCTTTAATAAATGTTGCCATGATTAATGTTGTAAGTATCAAAGGTATAAGTTTTATACTTACATACAATGACTGTTGTTAAATTAAAATAACTAAAAAAATTATCTTACATAATGTAAAATAATTGAAGGAGTTATTGTTGCTATTATATCTTTATAATCAAATCCTTTGTAATCTATTTGATCTTTAATTTCTTTACCTAAAGCAACTAGAAATACAATTCCTATGCTATATAAATCATTTAGAAAACATTGACTAATAATGAATATTACAAATCCATATATAAAATGGTTTGCTTTATCTAATGGTATCAAAGGTATTTTCATTATCCTTGTCCATTATAAATCTTCTTGTATTTCTTAGAAGATTTAAGTTTTGATGTTTGAGATTTAGCGTGCACACCTGGTCTGCTCACTTTAATCTTTACTGCTTTTTCTGATGTGTTGGTTGCTTTTGCCATGTTAAAATAAATTATATTCTAAAACTATACCATATCCACTAGGATTGTTTGGTTGTACGTAATAATTAATACCTGTACTAAACTTAGTAAACTCAATCATTAAGTTTGTATATATAACAGGTTCTTTTAATGTAAATTTTATAGATTGTATACCAGCATATCCATGTATCTCAAATGATTTCTTGCTTTTGATAATCTCTTTATTGATATCAATTACACTTTTTTGATAGAATATGATTGAATCTTTTATACCTAATTGATTCTTAAACTCAATTTCTTTATTCTGATAATTTTTGATTCTTACTTCTTGTTCCTTGATGATGTTCTTAGCAAAATCATAACGTACAAGATCAGTAGCAACCTTCCTAGCAACATTTTCACTAAGGGTGACAATAGAATCATTTTTCTGGGTATTTTGTCCAAATATACTATTTGTTAGTAACAATATAGTAATTACTATTATTAAATTTTTAAGATACATCTTGCTTCTGTTATATTACGATTACCACTTATTTCTTTTAACTTAGAAGAAACACCTCCATTAGAAAGTTTATATTTTCTTTTTAAATAAATAATACTCTTATTACTTAATACATCTAATCTAAATTCATTTAAATCAATAACCTTGTATGTAGGATTTAAATTTCCTTTTTTAGAATTTGCTATTTTTAATAATGCATATTCAGTATGTTTATATCCAGTTGTATCAGGACCTCTGTTACCACCAATAGATACATTATAGTTATCTTTTTTAGATATCCATTTTTTATCAACTATAAATGATTCTTCTTCATAAGCTTCTTTTAAAGAATCAAAAAAACAAAGTATTTCAATTTTAAAATTTAACTTTCCATATTTTAAAATAGCTTTTTTTAATTTATCTCCAGATCCTAAATATCCATCATTCAAGTTTTTAGTAGAATGTACTCCTATATAAGTTTTATCATTTACTAAATTTTTAGTTTGATATGTAAAATGATGAATCATTGTGAATATCTATCTGTGAAGTACTTTTGAAGCCCACTAACAGGCAAGCTATCAATAATCCTAATTTGTACATATTCTTTTTGTTTAATGATTTTGATTCTATTAACAATCACTGTATCCACTTTTGATAAACTATCAATAATCTTACTAGATTCATGATCTTTCTCTTCAAGAATAAGAATTTTATTCTCTAGCTTTTTAGTTTGTTCTATTAGAATAGTATTTTTATCTTGGTTATATAGTGTAAAGAATATCCATATAATGATAATAATCACTGCCAAGTACTGATCTTTTAAATAATCTAATACCTTATTCATTAGTTAGTAATGTTTATAAAGATCTTTTCTATCTTTGATGTTGCTTTTAATTTTGTAAACAATGTTTTATATGTAGCTCTAGAGTTACCAATAAAGTTTAATGATTTACTACTACCTACAAGAATACATCCTTCTGTGTCAGTTGATTTGTTTCCACTGTGGATTCTTACGCCTTCATATCCAGGTACTGAAAGTAACAAAGGCATATATTGCTGAAAGTGATTAGAGAATGTAATTGCTATCTCATATTTTCCATAAGGAATAGCTGTAACATTTTGAATCTTCTTATCTCTAACTTTATCCTCTAACGTATAACACACAAATTTCCCATCAATAGAAAGTTCTCCTATTGTAGAATCATCTGTAAATATCTTTCTTTTAAGTTCTAGTATCATAGTTTATATTAATTACCTGTTACATCATGATCTTTGGCAAAGTATCCAAATATTGCAATAGCGATAGCTAAACCAAATTTAGGCCAATCTTTTTTTAAATCTATTTCATCTGAAGCCAATGGTTGTACAGCTAACATACATGCTAGTATAATACCCATTGAGGTTGTTTTCCAGTTTTTCATTATGGTTTAAGATTTTTATATACAATAGACAAATATTGAATAAGTGCACCAAGAGATAATACAATTGCTATTGTCCAAGTGAACCTTTTCTTAAATTCTTCTTGTTTCTGTATCTTATCTTCTAATTGTTTAATTTTTTCTTTAAGGTCATGTATATCAGCAACAAATCCCCCTGTTTTTGTTAATGCATTTCCTAATATTGCGTCTACAACTTGTGTTAATTTTGTATCTATAGAAGTCATTTTCTCCTCTAGATCGTACAGGCGAGTATCCATGCTTTTAAGTTCTTTTTCTACGTGTTTTTCAAATGCGTTTTCCATAAGGGGAGAGAGTGGGTGTTATTATAACATATATACGATTTATGAGTGTGTTCGTAATATTGCAATGATTGTACCAATTTATATACAACAAATATAAATCTTAATTCTCATATAATAAAATGGTTATGCTATATATTCTGCATAATATAGCATAACCTAAAACTTATTTTAATCCATATTTAATCCACCTATACCAAACTCTTTCATGGATGTAGTATTGTATAGGTTTGTAAAGTAATTCTGCTATTCCAAATGCTGCTCCTATCTTAACAGATCCTGTTATAACCAGCATTATTGTAAAGCCAATTAGTGTACTTAGAAGTCTATAACTAATTGTTTTTGCTATGTGTCTTTTCTTTTCAACATTCATTAGTCTAAGATTACAACATCACCTTTCCAACTAATCTTATTTGGGTTACATGTTAAGTGATGTTTATTTACAAGTTCTTGTCTTGAGCTATCCCATACATCATCTCTTGTTGTATGAGTTGGAACATTAATAACTATATTAGCACATATATGTTCTACACCATCAATTAATATTCTCCAGAATGTATGATTATCATCACACAATGTATTATATCTAATTTGTACTAAACTCATAGCTTTCCATCTTTACGCATTTGTTCTCTGATCTTTGTAGCAGATATATCTCCTATCTCTGTAGGTGGAATATGTTCTATAATATCATAACCAACACCTCTTCCAAACTCTACAGAACATATATCTGGAACTATCATGATTTTGATTCTTCCTTCTTCTATAAGAGAATGATAATGTGCATTTATGTTATCATATACTTCTTCTGCTGTAAAAGGATTCTTTTCATTCACTTGTCCATCACGAATGCATATAAGCACATTCTTTCCTTCATCTAGAGCTCCTTTAAACAAAGCTTGGTGCCCAAGGTGCAATGGTTGCCATCTTCCAATAAACATTGCAAACTGTCCTTCTTTAGAAGGAATTGATGATTCTACGTGTATCTTTTTAGTCCAACTCATTTTATTAGTTTTAAAATTTTAGCAATTGATTCTTCTGGTGTATCATCTGTAGTATCTACATCAATAAAGTTCTCTAATGGAGCTTCATAATTTGCTACTCTGAAATGATCTCTTTCTCTAGGTGAGTCTGTATGAACATATAGTTCTATAAGATCTGCACCAAGCATAGATTTAAGTTCTTCTCTTTGCCATCTGTAAGGAGCAATAAGAGAAACCACCACTGTGTAATCTTGGTTATATAAATAGTGTGCTATCTTCTGTGCACCTTTAACATTATCTATTCTTCCTTGTTCAGAGAAATCTACATTTAATGTAAGGGCTCTTAGATCATCACCATCTATATGAAATACTTTTCCATATTTTTCTAGTTCTTCTTTTAGTAATTTAGCCAACACTGTTTTACCATGTGAAGGCTGTCCTGTAAACCAATATACTGCCATTATTTCAATGCTTTAATTATATCCTCACTATTAAATATATTTCCTAGCTCTGTGTATGGACATCTAGAGATATCTTCGAATAATGGAAGTTTCTGTAAATATGCATTATCAAAGTTTAATTCTTTATCTGGAGTGTTAGCATCTAAATTAGCATGCATATCATAACCAAACACTTTAGAACTTGTTCCTATCCAACATACAAGACTTGGTAATCCTAGAGCTGCAGCAATATGCATAGCAGATGAATCAATAAGAAGTCTTCTTTGTGCTAATGATAATAAAACAGCTATACTTCTGAATGAATCAAGAGCTCCTACTGTATCTGCATACATTGGTTGATCCTCACGTTTGATATGTACAATTGTATAATCTTTTTTGTAATGTTGTATTACATCATTAATTACTGGAGCTGGAATATCTCTAACCCAACTATAGTTCAATGGTTGATCTATTGGCCCACCATTAGGCTGTATAGCCATAATAGGTTTTTCTAATTGGTAGAATGGAGCAAAGTATTCCACTTCTGCTTTAGAGATAAACAATTCAGGTAGTTCATTATTATATGGTACCTCACATAACTTACACCAGATTTCAATTAAATGTTTTGATTCTGTTAAGTAGTCTGATGTTGTATAAGGATCTGTAATAAATACCTTTGCATCCTTACCTCCTATGTAATCTTTATATAATCCTAATGTAGTTCCATGAACTATCACCTTATTTACATTTGGATTACCAATAAATACATCTGGGTAAGATGTAAGAACAATTACATTTGCTTTAGGGTGTTCAGTTCTAATAGCTTTTAATACAGCTGTAGATAAGATATTCTTACCTAAGCCTCCTGATATATCAAATATTATATTCATAGTTGTTGGTTTATACGTATCCAAATTTCTTAAAGAACCAAGGATATGTGTTTTTAATTGATTGACAGTTTTCATATCCTAAGATTTCTTCAAAATCATCAGGCTTTCTTTCAAACTTAGATCTTAGTTTATGATCTCCATAGATACCATGTATAGCATCATTCTCATGTGTATGCTGTGTAACAGTTTCAAAATTGTGACCTTCATAATATGGAAGTTCCATATACTCATAAAAACGTCTCATTTCTTGTTCAGGGAAATCCATTAAGTCTTCATAACGAATAAATAATACATTCTTATCTATTCCTTGATCAAACATATCTTTTAGTCTATCCATAGATATACCAACTGGTGGTCCATCTGCCCATAGATTAATTCTTTTTTGAAGAGTGGTACCTACTAATTGATTAGCATTTTGAATATGATTTTCTTGTGTAGGATTTTTACGAAAGTTTTTCTCCATAGAAGCATAGACAGCACGTACATCTCTAATCATACATACCACTTTAGGAGCTATCATAAACTCACTAGCAAGATTAAAATGTATTCCCCATCCTCTATTCTTATCTAATACATAAGGTTTATCTGTAAGGGCATTAAAATATCCATGCATTGCATTATGACAAAATCCTATAAATGCATTTTTCATTAGTTCAGCATCTTGTGCTTTAACTTCTGATGAATGGTTATAGTTTGCTTTTGCTCCTAGAAGTAAATCTAAGAAACCTGATGTAGGTGTACAATGGAAATCTGGATTATCTGCTACAATATTTTGCAGAAGAGTAGATCCTGCTCTAGGAAGAGAGGAGTTAAAAAAGATTCTTTTCTTCATAATTAATTGATTTTAGTTACAAAGATAAATAAAAAAAGGATAAGATTACTTAAAACCTTATCCTTTTAATAAATTTATTGAAAAAATACTTATGCTACAGTAGTTGTAGTAGTTGTAGTATCTTTTGCAATTTGCAATTCAGCAATCAAAGCATCAATAAGAGGTTTTAAAGCTTCATCATCTTTTACAGTGAATGAATCTTTATTTACCCATCTTACATCCTTATAACCAAAAAGGTTAATAGCATGAAAAGGAGAAATTAATGCAGGATTTTCTGCAGGTTTTTTAGCAAAGATTGCCTCTACTAAAGGAGTAACAGTAGTTAATGTATCTGTAGATACTTTTACTGATAACTCTTTTGAATTGATTTGGGTTTCGCCATATCCAAAGATATGAATTGTGAAATTTTCCATTGTTATAAATATTTATTGAAGTTAAAAAAAAAATTATTATTATTAAGGAACTATTGTTAATGTAGTTCCATTTCTCCAAACTGAACCAGAGGGTAAACCAGCACTTGATGTTGGAATGTTTTTAATTGATAGATTATTTACAAATGTAGCACAATGTCTATCGGCAGTTATATAAGAACCAGAAATTACAACAAGTTCAAAAGAAGAAGTAGAATTATTACGACCTCCTACAATAGATGAATGACTTGTAGAAACAGAGTTGTAATAACCTCCCCCAATAAATGAGCATTGACCAGAAGCGATATTACATTGACCACCTCCTACTGTTGCGTGATATGTAGAAGCAATGTTAGATTGACCACCTCCTACTGTTGTTGCAGTACAAGAAGCAGTATTAAGAAAACCACCCCCAACTGTTGAAAATTGATAAGAAGAAATATTATCAGAACCGCCACCTACTGTTGATTTGTTTCCAGAAGCAGTATTATATACACCGCCACTAATTGTTGCTCTACTATAACTTGCACTGTTATAACCACCGCCCCCAACTGTTGAAGAACTATCACAAGTAGTATTTTTATAACCACCACTAATTGTTGAGAATTTACCAGAAGCAAAATTTTGACTTCCACCACCTACTGTTGATAAATTAGAAGAAGCAGTATTTAGACAACCTCCAGATACTGTTGATAAACAACCAAGTGAAGTGTTAGATTGACCACCGCCTACCGTAGATAGACAACCAAATGTAGCGTTATTTTGACCACCACCTACTATAGAAGCATATCCAGAAGCTGTATTGCTTCCACCGCCACCTACAAAAGCTATTCTATTAGATGCAGTATTACCTTCTCCTCCAACAATTGCCGAGTTAATACCAGAAGCTGTATTACCAACACCTCCACTTACAGTTGAAGCTTCATTAGAAGCAATATTAAAAATTCCACCTCCAATTGTTCCATAATTACCAGAACTTTCATTACAACAACCTCCTCCAATTACTGAATTAAGACCACAAGAAGTATTGCAACTTCCACCACCAATTGTAGAATAGTTACCATTTGCTTCATTAATAATACCACCACTAATTACAGCATTTAATCCACTTGCGTCATTACCACCTAATACAGGTTCTATACCTGTACCATTAGCATTATATTTTAATGGACTAGATGCAGCTGGAGGAGATAATGATGTTATTAATTCATCAAGATTTAACCAATGATCATATCCTTTTTGTTTCTTTTCCCAGAATCCTGGTTTAATAAATGTAGGCATAATGTTTATATTTTTATTGAATAGCTTAACTAATGTAAGCAAAGTTAATTATTAATTATTTAGTATGAAAGCATGTATATTAAATATCTGGTATAATATAGCTATTGACTATCTTAGCCCATAATTAGATTGAACCTTTATACCAAGATCTTTAGCAAGTGCTGGATAGAACATTGGTAAATATCCTTGCATTTGATTTGTAAAAGGAAATGTTTTCATTAGATATTTGATAACATGTGTTTTCTCAGCAGCTTCATCATCTCCTGTAAGCAATGCCCAATTCTCTTTACGGAAGTTATCCATTAATCTAGCAAAATTAGTTATTAATGCAGCCGATGGAAAGAACCCCTGAGATATAAGATCTAATCCACTAGTAGGATCATAGAAGTACATAAGCTCTCCTTTAAATTTATCTGTGGCTTTCATCATAAACTTATATTGATTTATAACAAGTGGGTCTTCATCTTTATCTGGTGCAGCAGCTTTTAATGCAGCAATTGCTGTAAATACTATTGCTAAGAATACAACATCTACTAATTGAGATTTAATATTTTGTCTAGCAAGATCTATGAATTCAGATTCTGTCATTTCAAGTGTCTTACCTGTTTCATTTTCATATTCATTTCTTTTCTTTTCAAACATATCTTTCATATATTCTACTCCCTTCTCATTACCAGTTAATGAATTATATAGTTTACCTAACCCTGATACAGGATTTGTAAGACTAAATTCATCTGTTAGCACTTTCATCACCATTCTAGTTCTTCCCCATTCATAAGCATCAGAAGCAGAGTTGAATTTTAAACCACCTAAACGTACATCTACAAGTCTAGGAATCCAGTTCTTGAACACCATGAATGATTTTCCAACTACACTCATGTTAATCATTCTAAGATCATCTTCAGATAGATTACCTAATGCATCTTTAGATACTTGTTGTACCTTTCTTCTAAGTTCTATTACAGAATCAGATTTTTGATCTATACCAGGAATAACAAACTTGTTATCAATAATCTCTCCAAGTTTTAACACTCCTTTTTCTTCAATAAGTCTTTTTACTTCTGCATCAAATTTTTCTTCATAAGCTTTTCTATCTGCTACAGATCCTTTATATTTATCTTGATACTCAGGTTGAGTTCTTAAATAATCTCTAACATTTATTACTTTACCATCTTCTACAATTGAATTATTAAGAAAGGCATAGAAGTTTGATGTCTGTACATTTAAATCTGTTTGCTTCATTAATATCAATAAGAAATCTTGTATACCTTCTTGTGATAGTGTATTCAAAGATAACTTTTTAGCAATTTCTCTATTATAGTTTTCTGTTAATGGTAAGAAATATTCTAATGCACCAAGCATTTTCTTTTGATCTGTACCACCAAACTTATTTGAGAAAATCATCATTTCTGCAGCTAGATAATCTTTCTTAGTAAAATATTTACCAGAGTTGATTAATGATTGAGCATTACCTCCAAAGAAGTTAGAAGAAGCAGAAAGAACATTAAATCCTAATGTTGTAATTTGAAATGTATTATTTAATTGATTAATTAATTTATTTACACTTAATTGTCTATTAGATATATCTTTTGGAAATACATCTACACCAAGTTTATTGTTTAGTGTTTCTCCCCATGTTCCCATTTTAGATAAAAGTTGATCAAATGCTTGACTATCTACAAACTTCTGTCCATAGATAATTGCTTTCATCATATCCTCTACAAGTTGAGAGTTTGCTCCTTTAGTTTCAGTATATTGTACTACACCATCTTTAATGTCAGTTTTACCAAACATAGATGTAGCTATAGACTTTTTATTTTTTTCAACAGCAACAATAGCCATCACTTGATCTTCTATTTCACTTAAGTATTTATATCTAAGTGCAGCTTCATTATAAAATGCCATAGTTCTAAATAAATCAGTAGAAGTTTCTTGCTCTAAAGGTCTAGTAAAATATTTAGGTATCTTGTTTACAGGTTTTCCTGTATTAGGATCAATTTGTCCATATCCTATATCACCTTCATCTACAGATATATCAGTAAAGAATTGTTGACCAAGTTTAACTTGTCCACCAGTGATTAACTTCTCTACTAAGTTCTTTCTTATAAATGGAAGGAATGTTCTAGCAAATCTTTTATTAATATATCCAAGATCAGCATATTCATTATTCTTTTCAATTATATAATTATAAAATTCCTTAGCTGGAGCATTCTCTGGTTTATTTAATTCTATCCATTCTTTAGATGTCCATTTATCTTTCTTTGGAAACTTTCTAGTTTCATTATATATAAACCATCCAGAAGATGTAGTAGTAGAAGTATCATATAAATTTCTAGCTTTATATATTTCCATCACCACTTCATTAGGAAGTTTACCAGTATTAGCTAATGCATCAGATTCTTCTGATGTTAATAGTCTAGGTTTACTTTTAATCCTTTCTATTTCCTCAGCAAGCTTTTCTTTTAAATGTTCATTGTATGCAGTAACATCTATATTTTCTCTAATCCATGAACTATCTCTATCGTCTGATACACTTTCTAATTCTTTTTTAGTTTTAGCTTTTAAATCAGTATAGAATTCTGGATTGTATTCATCTATAAGTTCATTAGAATCTTTCTTCTTAAGAATATCAAAATAGTTTTTATATGATAATCCTTTTCCTTTTGCCCAATTTTCAAAATTAGTTTTTAAGTCCTCAAGTTTTTTACTTTCTGCTAATGTATCCATAGAAGAATAAGCAAATGCTCTATTTGCTTTCTTATATAATAACTGAATAGCTTTACTTTGTAATGTAGCTGTAGAAGCAAATAGTTTTGTAAATCCTTTAATTATCTTTTCTGGAGCAAGAAAGTTATCTACTTCTTCTCTTTGAGCAATTATATTTGCTGTAAACTCTTCTAGAATTACTTCTAAGTCATCTTCTAATTCTTTTGCATTTTCTGATGTTCTTCTTAAATCTTTTTTAAGATCTTCATCTTCTTTACTATCTCCTAGCAATCCTTTTAGTTCTGAATAAAGATCTGTATAAATACCAATTGCATATTGTGCATCTGAAATCTCTTTAACAAAATCATTAACTTCTTTTTCACTAAATGACTTAGCATCTTTATCTACAAATTTATCATTATATCTTTCTATAAGTTTATCAATAGTCTTATTTAATAACTGAGCTTGTCTAACTAATGGTTGAATATTTTCTTTAACTTGTAATTGTCTTATAGAATGAAATAATGAATTAAGCAATTCATCTTTATTCAACTTCTCAGATTCAGGAACTGATTTATCAGAAATCTTTGTGTACAATTTATTAAGTTCTCCCAATAACTCATCTATTTTTCTCTTACCAGTTTTTTCATTCTTAATTGGAACAGGAAGTAAATAATCATCTTTAATGTTTTTAACATTAACATCTCCAATTTTAATACTTAGTAATGCTGGAAGAATATTTTCTTTTGGATTTGCTTTTGAATATAAAGCCTTTATAGGAATCATTCTTGTTTGTTTGAACTTCTCACCTTTTACGCCATAAGCATTTTGTAAAATAGCTCTATATTGCTCCATTTGTAGATTCCATGCAGTGTTCTTATACCAAGGAATATCTGTATACTTATCTACATCAAGATCCATAAACTTCCAGTCAAGAATACTTACATCACCTTCTTTAGTAACAGCTAAGAAATCTACAGTTCCTGCACGATTTGCTTTAGGATTATAGATAGTAACCTCAGCCATGAATCTTGTACCTTTAGGAAAAGACTTAAGACGTGCTTCAAGATTTTCCTTTAATTTAGTATACATGTCTCTATTATTAGGATTGATTCTAGATATATATCCAGTATCATCTAATTGTGTATCTCTTAAATATCCATCATCATCTACAAATAAAGTTTGTATATATTCAAGATCAGCATGTCCTGCTGTACCTTTCTCAGCTTTTAAATCATTAACAGCATTTTGGAATTCTGTTTTATTTATATCACCATTTCTAAAAGTTCTTTCATACCATTCATCTACTAATGCAGAAACTCTAGGAATTACTTTACCATTAATTTTATAACCACCTTCAGTAGGTTTCTCTATACTATTAGATACTTCTTTGATTCTATTAATGATAGCTTCTTGAGGATCTAATTGAAGAAAAGCTTTACCTTCTTCTTCTCTAATATCTTCTGCAGTACCAATAATCTTACCTGTCATAACATCCATAGACAATTGATCAAATCCTGATGTAGAGATTAGATTCTTAAACCAATCAACTATTTTATCCCATAAGCTTTGCATTTTAGCAATGTTCTCTGGTTTCTCTAAAGATCCTTCATTGTTCTTAATAATAATTTCAGCTAGCACCTTTGCAATAGCTTCTTCTTTAAGCATAATTACATCAGGCTTTCCATCTAATTGATACATAGGATTTTGTCCGTATGTAGCAAACACTTCTTTTAACATAGCATAACCATTAATCTCACTCATCAACTTCTTGTATAAAGCTGGATTAGTTTGTTTAATGATAGCAACAGCAAAGTGCATAGCTTCTTCAGGAAGAGACTGTGCTTCTTTACCTTCTACTACTTGTATAAGTTTCTGTGTAAGTAGAGCAGCACCAGCAGCATCTTGTTTGACACCATCAACAATAACATTTTTCATGGCTTTTGTATCTACACCAATACGTGTAAGAAAGTCATTAACCATTGCTATTGTTTTAGGAGAAGCTGTAGATGATATAACATCACTAATGTTATTTTGTTTATCAAATTCAATTTCAGCTAGAATAGGATTACCTACTCTAGCTAATATTTCTTGGTATGCTGGATCATTTGGATTTATACAAGCCATTAGTAACAGTCTTTTAGTTTATTAATTACTTCTTCTTTGTTTTCAGCTATAGCTTTATTAATATAATCTTTAGCTTCTTCAGTAGTCATTTTATGCTTGTCAGCAAAATTCTGTAATATCTCTTCTTTTCTTTCAGGAGTGAAATCTTCTATCGTATCAAAAGTTTCAGTAGTTCTAAACAAATCTAATTGTTCTCCTGGTTTTATTTGTTCAACTTTAGTTTGTGTAGATGTAATAGCTGGTTTACTAGGCATACCTGGTTCAAGAGGCATCACTCTTCTCATTGTAACTGTTACTCTATATGAACCTGGTTCATAAGCTTTACCATCTAACTTAGTTGTTAATTCTGGCAAGAAACTATCTTGAGGTTTAGCAAAAGTTCTATGATAAACTTCTCTGTTTACACCATCAACACCAAATACATATCCTGCACCTGCTTTAAGATTTAATTGTTTAGGAGCACCATCTCTTGATTCAATAGAGAAGTTTCCTGTACCACCAATGTTAATTCCTATTACAGGATAACCAATTGCAGATCTACTTTCATCTACATCATTATGAGAACTAATAAAACTATTAGGTTCATAAAGATTAATAATGGCACCATCATAGTTAGTCATATCTACACCTGTAGCCTTTTGCATTAACTCTCTAAAACGAGCAGTGATAGGTGCTAAAGGTTGATTATTAATAGAATTATCATAGTATCCATATTTAGTTTTGTTTCCTGGATTGATAACATCTGGAATATTCATAGCTTGTTTTCCAGGATTGTTTGACTTATAATCCCATCTCAATCCTAATCCAATCATTTTACTAGCAGCTTCTCCTTTATTAGTTTTAGCAGCTTGTTCTTCTAAGAATGGTTTTAGATAATCAAATAGTTCAAGTTGTTCATCTTTAGATAAAGCTTCTTGGTTTACATATATTCCTTCTTTAATTTCTACTCCTTTCGGTTTTCCAATCATTTGTGTAGGTGCAACTATTTCTTCTTCTGTTTGTAAAGATACAATTTCTTCTGTAATATCACCACCAAAATAATCAATAATAACTGAATCAGGAATCTCATTCTCAATCTTCACTGTACCATTATTAAGAACAGATTTTCTTCCATCTAAATAGTATTCAGAAACTAGGTTACCATCACCAAGTAAGTTAACTAGTTTGTACACATAATCACCTTTAATAGTTGTTACAGGAGTACCATTTGAGTATTTCACTTTTTGATATCCAAATACATCTGTTAATGATGTATCTCCACCTAATCTTACAGCTCTCATTGCTTGTGAACTAATAGTTTGTCCAGTAACAATATTGATGTTTTCACCTATTTTATTTGTAATCACTTTAGGCACTTTTACAAAATCACTATTAGCACCATTACGAGCATCATATATTGGACTCAATGTTAACACTAGTCTTCTCTCTTGCATAGTTGGTCCATCAAATCCTTCTAAGAATGGTGATACTTTATATTTATATACATCATTACCATATGGATCTTCTCCAACATATTCTACTATTGGATCAAAGTTTTCATCTCTTTCAAAATAGAATCTAGGAGTGGTAGTAGGAACTATTGTTTCATCTTTCCAATTGTTCTTTTGAAACATTCCTTTAGTGAAATATTCTACATCTGCATCATCTACTAATGTATCTATAATAGGTTTGATCTTTTTAGCATAATCTTCTATTGGAACAATGTTATTAATAGATATAGAAGATTGATAAGTTCCTTGTAAAAGAGCCACCTTAACAATGTTATTGTACAACTCAGGATCTAACTCTCTTAGTTCTCTCATCATCTCTACATATAAGTTCTCATCATATGCTTCTTTTAAATTCACTTTAAGTTTGATAGTTTGTGTACCATCATTCTTTTTAGATGCTTCAGGAACAAGATCTTGTAGCAATCTCATATTAGGATATTTCACCTTAGCTTTTGCTAATTGCTCAGCAATAGAATTATCTCCTGTAGTTAATGCTAATATCTCTGTATTAAGTCCAGATTTAATTTGTACAATAAAGTCAAGGAATGAAGCCTTAGCTTTACTAGCAACTTTAGAGAAATCATCATCTTTCATAAACTCTTGTTCTTCAAATGATCTTAACACTTCATTAGTGATATCTACAAATTGCTCTTGTTCAAGTTTAATAAATGAACCAACACTTTTCATTGCAAAGTCTATCAATCTTTTTTGATTACCAATTGAACTTGAATCCAAAAGTTTATCTACAGAAGAGAATATGTTTTTATTTCTTGCTATATCTGTTCTAGTTGTTTTCTTATGGAAAGTATCAGAGTTTTTAAACTTAGTTGTATCATAATTTGTAGCTTGTGTAAACTTGAAACTATATTCAGCCATTTTAGAATACTTTAAGAATTCTTTAAGAATAGCTCCTTGTTGTTCATTTTCTTGTTTAGTTGACATCTTATTCTTATTATTAGCATAAGTTTCAATATTAGCTTCTAAACTATCTACATCAAATGATTCTTTTTCTGTACCTCTAGCTCCTACTTTAAGAAGACCAAACTTAGCTCTCACCTCATTTATATTTGATGGATTGTATAAGAATGAAGTTCCTTTATTTTCAAGCATGTCTAAGTATTCAGAAATAATTGGTTGGTTCATGAACCATATTGTATTTTGACCAACACCAATTCTTTCTAAGAACATAAATGTTCCAATAGCAGCATCAGATTTAATAATCTTCATAATGAATGGATCTTTTGCAATATCTACTACAGCAGTAGCATATCCAGAAAGTCTATTGGATATCTTTTCTAATGACCCTTTAGCATTTGGTATAGCTGTATTAGTTCCAGAAAGACTCACCTCACCATCAATTTCATTATGTGGAAGTTTAACTTTACGATCTCCTAATATTGCTCTTTCATCATAAGTTAATTTATCTGCTACAGCATCAATGTCCATAACTAGTTTCATTCTTTGTGCAAGAGCATGTCCTGTAATATTTACAGCAACAATACCTACCCATCTTTTACCAGTAAGGAATGCATGTCTTAGAGTTGTAAGATAGTTTCTATTAACCATTCTATTTTTAATAGATGTCTCATCATCTTTTCTTATATCATCTAGTTCTTTAGATATATCTTTTAATCCAGCATCTCCAATAGGAGTAATTAAGTTTTCATAGTTACCTTCTAACGTAATAAGTTTTTCAAATGCATCAAAATATCTATTTTCAAGAGCTTTCTTATACATGTTATTAACATATTTATCTCTCATCTCTTTGTTCAATAACTTAGAGTCAAGTTTTTTTGTTTTTTCAGAAAGAGATTCTATTTGAGAAGTCATATATTCTGAAGGTAACATTTCTAAATCATCAGCTTGATAAGTTATTTCATTAATTAAATCTTCATTTCTATTATAGAAATCTTGTTGCTGTAAAGCTACTGCTTTTGAAATAGGTTTTGTATTTTCAAAAAAGTCAAGTAAGTCTTTTCTAAATTGATCACTATTAGCTATTTTCTCAATACTATTTTTAATTGTATTATCATACACTCCACCATAAAATTCTTTTGTAGCTTTTTCAGATTCTTTATAATCAACTGCATGAAGTCTTCCACTCTCATCTACATATACAGATTTAAGATACATATTTAATTTATCAATATCAAAATCTGATCCAGCTTGAGATGTAATCTCTGAAGGAACAATAACAGTTTTACCCATGAAGTCTGGTAAAAAACCTGCCACTCTAATAGCAGCCATAGAAGACATAGCTTGAGCAGGAATACGAAAAGCAATACCTTTTAGAATTCCTTGGTTCTCAGGTTTGTTTAATTCTCTAATAAGATCTGCATCATTAGCAAATTTACCTTTAAGAGATTTCTTAAACCAATTAGGAATTAATACTTCCATGTAAGGATCTTCTTTTGTAGGAAAATGTAGTCTATCACTAGTAAGTACCACTTTACTTTTTTGATCTGCTGGTAACGCTTCATATTCAGCTATAGATAGTTTTCTATATCCATCTTTCTCTTTAATTGCAATACCTCTACCTTGTTTAGAATTCTCCCATCCTGTAACAGGAGCTTGTACATATCCTCCTCCACTCATTTTTGGAGAAACTAATGATTTATTAACCATTGAATATACAACATCTTTAATCTGTTTATATGCAGGAGATGCTTCAAATGGAATTCTGAACTCACCATTCTCATCTAATAGAATAGTATCTTTAGCATTATTAGAAAGTTGTCTTCTAAATAATTCATGTTCAAGAGTTTTTGAAATGATTGATGGATCTATTAATTCAAATTGACCCATACCAAGATCTTCTACACCAAAGCTAGAAAGAAGTTGTGTATATGCATTATCATCAAGATCTTTAAGAGCTTGGTTATAATTATCAAATGCTTCTTTTGCTCCTTCAATAGTTTCTTCACCATTGTCAAACATATCTAATGTAACAATTTTGGTAGGTTGAGAACCTCTTGTTTGTTCTCCTCCACCTTCATATGAAGTTTCTAATTGAATACCATTTATACTCCATGGTACTAGTACTTTAGTATATCTATCAAATGGAGTATCATTAAATGTTCCATCTTGATTATAAAGACTATGAGTTTTCTCTATACCAAGTTTTCTACCTGATTCAAATATTGCATAATCAATTCTTTCTTTAAACATTTTAATATATAACTTCTCAAGATTAGTTCCTACAACTGCACTATAATATATAGGCATTTGAGAAGTTTTATCTAATACAAGTTTTATCTCATTTTCACCAAACTGACTACCTGATACAATTGGTTTAATTATATCAATTACATGTTTAGGTTGTGGTTCTGTTAATGTTTTTTCATCATTAAGTTTTAATTCTTTACTAGAATATTTATATTCTCCTTTATCAGATAATGATTTTCTAGTGAAAGCCATTTCATATTGATGCCAAGCTTCAGCTTCTTCAGGCCACTGTCCATTTTTATTTTTAACTTCTCTATAAGCTACATCAGTTATTAAAGAAAAAGCATCTGCTTCATTTATACCTTCATATCTAATTGTATCTAACTCAACATCTTTTAATGTTACTGTAGAAGCATATTCTTTATTACCATGATACCCATAATCATCTGGAGTTAGTTCTATATCACCAACTTTGTTTTGACTATCTAAAAATGCATTAAACTCAGGACTATCAAATGTTGTTCTTCTTGGAGATAAGAAAGATTTAACACGTTTAGGTTCATCTAATATACCATCTTTAATTTTAAATTGATATGGATCTCCAAATAGTATTTTATGAAACTCTATATTATTGATAAAGTTATTTGCATTTACAAATGTTATTACATTATCAAGTTGTGTTTCAGTCATTTTTAATTTATTGATACCTGACTTCATAGCAAAGTTACTATCAAGACCAACATATTTATACATGTTCTCAGAATCAGTCTTAGTCTTAACAGCTGATACCACTTCACCTTGTTTAAGTAAAATATCTTTTGTACCTTTTGCAATATCTTGTATAGATTTAGCTACAGCGTCATTGATAGCTTTACTATTCTTAGCAATATAATCTTTAAACTCATCAGCTGATGTAGCTTCATCATCGATCATTATATTAAGTTCTTTCAATTGATCTGGAGCATAGTCTTCTAATATCTCTTTAAAGAAACGTAACTCTTTAGCTTTTGAACCAACGCTTTTAAGAGTTTCTCTATTTTTCCAATCACGAGCTAATGCAATATCATCATTTAAATATCCTTTAAATATATCAAATATTTCATCCCAAGCTCTACCACCTACTATTTCTTCATATGATATATGATTACCAAGATTCATCATCCATTCTGTAGCTCCATCTGCAGGAATAAGAATGTAATAATCTCCATTGATATTTTGGTTAATCTCTTGTGTAAATCTTTGACCTTTAGTTAGTTTACTTGTAGAAGTTCCTTTGTTTGTATCAATTGATTTTTTACCATCAATATAAGAAACTTTAATCATCTTAAATCTATTTCCTTCTTCATTGAAAAATAACCCACCTTCTTTAAATGTAATAGCATTTTTAGAAAATACATCATTAAGTTCTGGTCTTGATATTTTTAATTCTTCTAATGTTTCTGAATCATTAAATGAATTTTCAAAAAATGAAGGAGCATTATTATCAGAGTAAGATTGTTTCTTACTTCCTTCAACTCCCATTAATGTATTCTCCTGATTAGGATTAGTCACTTTAACTTGTAATTCTGCAAGCTTAGCTATTTGTTTATTAATCTTTAATGTCTTACCATCTAATGTACCTATATCTTTAGCTTGTGGAAGATAAGCATATATCTCACCAACAGTATCACCAAAATCATCTCGTTGAGTTGATTTTAGTTTCAGGTAATCATCCATATTAAATGTTACACCTAAGTTCTTTAAGAAATTAATCATCTCTTCAGGATCTTTAGGAAGCTTCTCAGGCCATAACTCTGAGCTTGTATTAACTTGATATGTTTTAGTTTCACTATTGAATCTAACTAACCCATTACGAGTTTTAGCTAGTGCTCTCATTTGACTAAACCAATCTTGTTCTACTTGTTTAGTTATTGTAAATTGATTAGCAGGAGCAGTGTACACTTCATTTCCTATAACATATTGTATAACTGCATTTGGTTTTTGTTTTGTAAATGTTTGATAGAAGTTAATAAACAATCTCCAGTCTTCAGTTTTAAATTTACCAAAGTCTATATTTCTTGAAAGACCACCATTTGTATCAACAGAATAAGATCCACCAATACGTTGAAAGAATCTAACATACGTAGCATCATATCCAGCTAAATCAACTAACTTATCAATAACTTTATCAATACTTGTTGTATTAGATATCTTATCTAATAATGTAGCAAACACTCTACTAAAATTCACTAACTTAAATCCTCCAACAGAAGACTTTTCTCTTATAGGTAATTTTAAACTAGTAGAGTTTTGTTGATTAGTAGGAACTACTTGTGGTAATGTAGCAGCAACAAGTTTAATAGCAAATGGAGAAGTTTTTTTATGATCAACTGTAAATGCTTCTTGAGAATAACCAACACTAGTTACATTCTCATCATTAATATCTACAAGATCTTCTTCATTAAAGTTTACACCTATTGTACGTAATAATTGTTTACCTTGTGTAAATAAAGCATTGAAACGTTCTTCTCCTAATTGTTGATATACATTACCAGTGATATATGCTTGTTTAATATAATTATATATTTCAGCTCCTGTAATTTGTTGTAAATCAAATATAGATTCTTTATTATCACCAAATATATAATTTGCTGCACGAGAAAATATATCCTCTGCATATTCAGCAGCTTGTGTTTCTGTTATACCAGGAATTCTACTGTAAGCAGGTGCTCCTTTCTTTTGTGATTCAGAGATGATAAATTCTTTATACTTACCAGCATCAATAGCTTTAAAAAGATCTTTAGCTAATGAAGGTTTAGCAGATTTAAAGAAGTTAATAATTCTTCTAAAGAATCTAAGTACTAATTCACTTAATGATCTAGCAGGAAGTTTACCCACTTTGAATTCACCAAAATCATCAGCTATTTTTTCTTCTATTTGTTTATCTGTAGCACTAGCATAATCTATTTTCTTACCAGAAGCTCTATCTGTAAATTGTCCAGGTTTGTTTCTAAACTCATTATTAATATCAATTCTTTCATCAGCTGTTAAGAAATGTTGATACACAGGATGGAACAGTTCATGGTAACCTACTGTTCTTGGTCCAGCTTTGTAAAACTTAGCTACACCATCAACAAATACACCAAAAGCTTTTTCTCCATCATATGTATCTACAAGATCTTCTAACACTTCTAATGGTACACCAGAAAGTTTTTCAGCTTGGAAGTCTTTTAATATTTGAATATCATTCTCAGACATTACATCTTCTTGAGCTGTAACTCCCACTCTCATGTAGTTATCATCAGGTAGGTCAGTATCATTTATATCAATAGGATCTATTTTCTCTTCAGGAGTAATCTCTGGACTAACTTCTTCTACAGTGGTAGTAGGAGCTTCATCTGCAACTACAGGAGCTTCTTCTACTTGTTGTGTACTTTGTATTTGTTTTAATTCATAAATAAGTTTATCACCAACAAATCTTACAACACGTTGATCATCACTATCTTCTTCATTAAATTTATTTTCATTTACTAAATAAGGATCTATAGTATTTTTTAACAATTCTTTATTTGCTGCAGCTTTTGATATTGTATCATTCACTTTAACATCTACACTTTCTACATTACCATCAGCATCTACAGTTCCTGTAAACTCAACTGGACCATTTGCAAATGGATATATATTAGATGTTGTTCCATCCATTGTATATTCTCCTATCTTACCAGGAGTTGTTGGTGCAATAGGAGCAGTTTTAGCAGCCTGTACAACAGGAGCAGGTTTTATAATAGGAAGATCAAAATCAATTAATGTAGCATACTTTTGAGAGAATGAATAAGGAACAGTTGGTGTAGGAGCAGCCACTTTAGTTGTAAGTGGTGTATTTACACTAGAACGAGATGTTGTACCATCAGGAAGTTTACTTGATAATAAATAAGATTGATAGTTTTTCCAATATCTAGCTACAAGTTGTCCTTCAGCATTCTTCTCTCCTGTATATTCATAGAACTTACTAGTAAGATCTTTGATAGTTTTACTATTAATATTATGATGCGTATCTGTAAGTTGTTTTACAATCTCAGCTTCTTTGTTTTCAATATCTATAATAGGATATTTTACACCGCCTAAATAGATACTTCTACTATTAGTATCAATATAGAATTGATTACCTGATGTAGATGCACCTTTACGTAAATACAATACATTCTGTAAGTATGCTAAATAGTTTACATCTATATCTAATGGTTTACCAGATGTAGATTTCTCTCTTATATCAAGAGCCAATGCTTTAATTACTTGATATACAGCATTAGCTTTCTCTTTACCTAATATACTATTGTTCAAGATTTCTAATACATCTTCATATTGAAGAACAACTACACCCTTTTCTTTAAATGTAATATTTCTTCCTTTATGAGATATAAATCCTGCAGTGTTTATTTGAAGAAGTTTTGGTTGAGAAGATATTTTATTCTCAGGTATTAATATACCTCCAATTTGATTTCTCTCGTATTTACCATCTGAAAGTTTATTAATAATAGCTATACCTCTAGATACATCAATATCATATACTTTATGTTCTACTGTATTGTTTGCAAATAATCCAGCTCTCACTTGTCTCCAACCATTAGCTGCAGATGCAAGATTTTCTTTTTCACCTTGTCTATATCTAGGAACTCTTTGCCCAGTTTTAGGATCTGTATATGTATAATACAATTCTGTTGTAGGCATAGCTTGGAATATAGCTTGACTTACATCAATTGGTTGTCCAACTTCTCCTAAACGTTTTCCTGTTTTATCTACAAAATAAGATTTACTTTTATCTTTTTCAACAAATACTTGTGCAACAAATCCTAAATCAATATCATTCACTTTATCAACTTCAGTGATTGGTCTACCAAACTGAAGTTCTGTAAGCCCTTTAAGTCCTAAAGCTTCTTCATTATTAGTTGTAACTAACATTGCACCTATTTTAGATGCGTTCTTGAAGTTCTTTATGTTGTTTAAGAACTCTCTAGAGTTTTTAACATGCTGAGGTGCATTAACACGATTCTGAACATTCTCAGATTCACTAGTACCAGATATAAAGAAGTTTCTCCATGTCTTTAAGAAACTCTCATCTTCTTTTACAACAGCTTCTGATGTTGTAGTTTCTGTAGGAATAGGTGTAGCAATTTCTCCAGAATTAAGCTCTGCTTTATCCTGTTGTCTATCCACCTCATTTTTAGTCACAAGCATTGCTTGCTCTTCTTTTTCTAGAGCAGCATTCTTTTCTTTTACAGCTTTGTATGTTTCATCTATATTATTTGTTATAACAGCAATAGCTTCATTTAATAAGTTTTCATTAGTTGTACCAAATAATCTTCTAAAGAATGTTTTTAATGAATTAACAAATGCTTCCCATGTAGAAGCTTGTGTATTCTTATATGGAATAGTTTGTAAATATCTTTGAAACTCTCTATTAGATAATGCTTCTGTTGCAAACTCATATATATTTTTGAATGCATAGTATTCACCATTCTTAATCAATCCTGCTTCAGCATACTTATTAGGATCATTCTTAAATGTTTCTTGTACAAACTTGAATAATGGATCTAACTCTTTAAAGAATTGTCCATTAGTATCTGATAAAGCATATGTGGTTAAGTCATGTCCTATCTCATGTAATAATATAAATTCTACAGGAATACTTCCACTCTCATAATCATCAGCAGTATCTTCATAGTTAATTCTACTCAATGCTGAATTTGCATCTACACCTCTAGTAGATGTTCCAGGAGTACTTAGTGTTCTATCACCTAATATGATTTTACTATCTCTTGTAGTGTATTTTAAGAAACCTAATGCTAATTGTTTTTCAAGTGTAGTGGCATATGGTGATTCAGCAATCTTCTCTAACACTTCATATTTACTCTTCTCTCCTTCACCATATTGATTTACAATATCAGCATATTTTCTTTTATCTGATTTAAATTTATTTCTACTTTTACCAAAATATTGTGAATCATCTGTTTTAGGAGCAGCAGTTCTTGTCTTCTTTCCTTCTGGTGTAACTTCTGCTTTCTCTCCAGTAAATGAATAGTTTTGTGGGTTATCTTTTAAATCATTATATTCATTAACAAATTGTTGTCTTCTTTTAGAAAGTTCAACTACATCTTTTAATTCTTGTTTAACAAGATCTGTATCAATTCTATCTGACTTTTGTTGATCTACATTATATAACACCTTAGCAAGGCTTACTGATGTATCACTACTTAATTCATCATTTATAACATCCTGTACAGGAATATCTGCTCTTAGAAGTCTTGCAGATACTTGAGGAATACGTATATCATAATCAGCTATCTTAGCAGCTGCATACACCATCTTATCAATAATTAATGGAGAATACTTTCTAATTTGATTACCTGCTTCATTAACTAATGGTTCACCTTCTGCATTTTGCATTACTGTACCACTATACCTAAGATTTAAAGATTTATATAATTCTTCTGTATTCTTTGCTGTATTTTCAAATGAGTTTAATCTTTTTTGAAATGATTCAACTGTATCATTAATATTAGCTAGTCCTTCTTCTTTTAAATCACTAAGTCCTTCTTTAGACATTCCAGCTTGTCTAAGATCTTTGACATCATCCATAATCATATCAAATCTTCCAAACTTAATACGTGGAGCAAGATATGTATGTAACATATCTGTATTAAGATCTCTAGCTTCTAATTCATCTCCTTGAATAGTTGCATCTCTTTGTTGTTCTTGTAGAGTAGTAAATCTATCTACAGCTTCAAGTTTTTCTTTAAATGCAGCTTGAAATGTAGGAGCATTGTTAAGTTCACCAATAAATCTTTCTGTATTAGATTTTGCAGCTTTACCTTTAGCAATTTCTCCTTGAGGTCCAAATGTTTGCATTAATCCTCCAGTAATACCACCAAGTATTCCACTTTCAATACCTCCTTTAGATACTAATGCACCAACATCTTTTCCAGCTTCATCTTTACCAACCATTCCATATAAGAACCCATCAGTCCAAGCACTTGCTTCTTTACCATTACGTCCTTTATTAAAATAGTTTTCTGTACCTATTTGTAAAGCATACTGACCAATCTCTTGTCCAGCTTCTTTAGGATCAAATGCATACTTACTTACTTTAGCAGCTCTTTCATAAAGTTTACCAAATTTAGTAGCTGCACCTTCTGCTGCTACATATTTACCTTCTTTTAATAATACATCATCAGCATGTCCTAATAAACTATTAGCAGCTTGTTTCTCAGCAGCATATGAACTTCCCATTAATTTAGGAAGCTGAGCATATTCTGTCACTCCTAATAATGCTAAATTTCCGAAGAAAGAAGTTTTACCTACACTTTCTGAAATTGTATTTATATTATCTAATTCAGCACCTTCAGGACCATTACCAAAATGATCATCTTTATATTTTTGAATTAGATTATTTCTATATTCATTTGATGTTTGTAATGCTTCAAAAGAAGCTTCACCTGCAGATGAATATGCAGCTATTACTGTTCTTCTGAACTTATCTTGTAATCCAGCTATTTTGTTTGTTGTTTTTGCTATATCTAAAATAGCAGATTCTCTAGCTGTAAGATCAGCAATAGATGAAATATTCTTTTCAAGAATTGCTGCAGCTTCAATATTTTTACCAGCAGAGAAAGCTCTTGCTGTATTTTTTAATAGAGGAGTGAATAATTTAAATGATTGAGATGCTTCAGCAGCTATTGCACCTTCTGCTGCAAATCCACCTAATGCTGCACCTGTAGCACTTAATGCACCTTCAGCTATATTACCAGATACCATTGCTCCAACAGCAAATCCAGAATTCTTAATTAATTTATCAAATAAGAAATTTGTTTTCCACCAGTTGTCAGGAGAATACCAAGATGCATTTGTTTCTTTATCTGTATAATAGTTTGGTAGATAGTTTTGATCCACTTCATTATTATACTGATCTAGTTTTTGCATTACAGGATTATCCCATATATCTGCAAGTCTTCCAGAGAATGGAGATTTTGCTAAACCATATAACATACCGAAACTTCCTGCAACAGTAGTAGCTGCAAGATTAACTCCTTTTAATATACCATTAGTAGCTTGTGATAGTGCAGACTGTGCATTAGCATTTTGATCTTCTATATCAATTGTATTACTAGAATACATATTGTATCTTCTATTCTCATACAATTCATTTGCACTAACAGTAGGAAGTAACCCTTTACCTACCATTGGACCTTTGCCAAATATTGGATCTCCATTATCTCTTCCTGATAAATCTGTATTCAAAGATGTATAATTATCTGGAGCAGGAGTTGATGGACTAGGCAGATTAGGAAGTTTCTGATCTGGGTTTATAAGAATTGGATTAAGGTTTTTAAAATCTGGCATAATTATTTATTATAATTAGTAGTCTAATGTAGAGAAATCAAATTTTGGGTAAGCTTGTTTAAGTGCTGTAAGTAACACTTGATCATTTAAAGCATTTAAGTTTTGAACTCCTTGCTCATATCCAACTCTAGAAAGTTTATTACTTCCTGAAAGTTCGAAAGAAGTATACTTACCTTGTTTATTTTTAACAAATACTGTTGGAATATATAAATCAGGATTAGATCTATCTTGTTTTAAATTAGCAGTAACTTGTAAATGTTGTATTCCAGGAAAATCTCCAAACTGTTTTTGCATCACTGCTTCTTGAGCAACGTTACCTTTTGTTATATCAGTATTACCTCTTCCTATTGCTACTCTAGCAGATGCTTGAGCATTAGTATTTACATATTTATCTCCTAAGTATCCAGCAACTTGAGCACCACTAACTTTTAATCTTTGTGGTTCACTTGGATTAGCTGAATTTCTTATTTCTATTTCATAACTATCTCCATCTTGCTTAACAAGTACATTTGTATTCTTCATAAGTTTTTCATCTGTAACATAACTGGATGCTGTTTCAAAATCCCAATTTGAATCAGTCTTAAGTCCTTGTTCTTGTTCTGCAATAATTAATGCACTAAGTCCTTTCATTGCAATTGGTGGAACTTCTCCTTTAGAGTTAGCTACAGCTTTTATACGTGGAACAAATGCATTTGCAGATTTTCCTAACTTTTGCATATATATTTCATCTGCTTTACTGTAAGCTTCTTTTACTTTATTTGCAGCAGGTTTAAAACTAGTTAAAAATCCTCGTATTGTCTCTCTAGTTGCATTATCAGTTTTAGATAAATGACTCATTGCTTCACGAACAAATCTTCTTTGATTTTGATTTAATGATTTTTCATCAACATAAGATTGCTCTGTAGTTAATTCTCCTGATGGAACAGTTTGCGTTTTAATTGCATTATTTATTCCAACCATCTCTCTAGGAGTCAATGTTATTCTTTCTCCAGCTTTTGTTGAAAAAGATATATTACCTCTTCCTTTTGTAGCTGCATTAATTACTTCTTCTACACCTGCTTCTTTTTCTGAATCAGCTCTTGTTTTTGTTTCAAACCTATGTAGTTGATTAATATAGTTTTGATTCTTTGCAATGTTCATTACTGAATTAATGGCATCTGCAGGTATATTAGCTTTTGATGGTACACCTTGTGCATTTTTCCAACTAGATAACATTCCATTAATTTCTTGTTCAGTATAACCTCCTGCAACTAATGTTGATCTATCTGATTTAATTGCATTATCAACAGATGTAACATGATTAGAAAATAATTCAGCACCTCTATTTTCATTATCTGTTGGGTTTCCTAAATCAGTCCAAGGAGCATCTACACCATAAAGCTCAGCTTTCTTCATTGCATTCTCTTCAGCTTTTAATTGGATCTCTTGTTTCTTAAGTCCTAATTCAGTTTGTTTGAATTGTGTGTTAACACCGAACTCATATTTATCTTGTTGAAACTTAGCTTGATTAAGTTTCATAGTAGCTACCCAATTCTCTTGTTCTTTATATGGATTAGTAACTGCTTCTTCTTCTTTAGAACTCCATTTAAAAGCATTTGCAAACTCTTTAACAAATCCATCTTTATATATGTTATACTTCACCTCATCAGGATTAGTCCTAGCTTGTTTAACATTATTATAAAAGTTTTCATCAAGTTTACCCACTTTACCATCAACACCTAATAATTCTTTATATTGATCAATTTCATTTTCAATATCATTTAATTTAGTAGGATCTGTAGTGATAGCTTTTTGAACTTGTAATTTATCTAATTCACCAATTGCTTGTTGTCTATGTACATCATAATCTTGCTTAGCTTTTTGCGCAAGTTGTTCAGGTCCTGCTCCTCTAAATTCATATTTAGAATCAATTCTTAATTGATTTAAATCATCTGGAGTCATTGTTGCAGCTAAAGCTTCAGCAATTTTTGTTTCACTAACTCCTTCAATTTTATATCTCTTCATTGCATCTGCATAAAATCTAGCATCCATTTTACCATTAGCATCCACTTTAAAAGGAATATCATATTTTTGAAGATCTGGATGTAAAGCTTTGATTGTATCCATAGCTTTTTTCTTTACATCTGTATATGGTGTATATCTATCTCTGAAAGAATCCTCTAGCTTATTTGAGTTTAACCATCTAGATGCTTTCTCATTAAAATCATATATATTAGATTGAGATGACTTTCCATCAGCTATAGACTTTTCCATCTCTGCAGCTTGTTTTCTATACCAAGCAGCAGATGATACAGCATTCTGCACATTAGGATCTCCTACAATTTGTTTAGTCATTCCATTAACAGAGTTAGTCAATTGGAAATCTGAAAAATCTCCAGCTGCTACAAATGTTAAGTCATCACCTAACGCATTAAGTTTAGATTGTAAATAGTTTTTATCTACCCCTCGCATAACATCAAGACCAGCAACATTATCAATACTTGCTTGTATCTTTTTGACACCTTCATCATACTGTTGTTGCTTTTGCATACCTACTTTAACCATTGCCTCTACAGGTAATTGTTGTACGTAAGGATTAAAAGTTGGGGTTTTATCTGTCCATGAGGCCATAGTCTTTATTTTTATTTATGTACAGTGTACATAGGATTAACAAATGTAATATGAATTATTAGAACTACCAAAATTAATAATCAATTCTGGTAATTCTTTATAATTAAATTAGTTATAAATTTTTAAATTCTTTAACTATTCCACCATTTCTTTCTACTGGAACATTTTTAATATCTTTTTTAACTTTTGATTCATAAGCATTTGAAATAGCTTTTGCTTTTTCATACTCAGATAGATCTGTAGACTTACCTGTAGGAGATCCAGCTCCTGTTACTGTTGTATCAAACTGTGCAAGAGGATTTTCATTAATAGCTTTGAAATCTTTATTGAATCTGTAGTTATACATATTCTCATATGTTTGTAATGTTCTATTCTCTAATTTGTTTTTAGCAAACTTATCTGATATAGAACTTAATGCAGCTTGTGTTGTAGCTTTAGTATTTGACTTAGCTTGTGCTTGTCTTTCATATTGCTTATCATAGATTGCTAAGTTTTGAAGTTTAGCTTGATTAAGGAGTTGTCTATTCTGATCATACACTTTATCTTTCTCAGCTTGGTTTAATCTAAACTGTTCTCCTAGCACTTTTGAGTTAGCAGCATATTTCTGTGCAGCTAAGTTAGCTTGAGCAGCAGGATTGTATCCAGTCATTTTTTGTATAGATCTAAAGTCAGCTTGGTTAGCATTCAATTGATCCTGTAATGATATATCATATGGTGTACCAAGTTCAGGTTGAAATCCTTGTGCTTGTACAGGTTCTAATTGATTATTAGCTAAAGCATAATATTCACCAGTTAATTGATTAGGATCTAGTTGTTCAGTATCCTTTGTTCTAAGATAAGGAATAGCTTGATTGACTATATCCATCCATAATTTTCTTTTGTTTGGTTCTACAGGAGTTAATGGTGTAGCAGTAGTTGATATACCTGTTGTTGTATCAGCAGGAATTTCTGCAGCTTTTGGTAATAATAATTCATTTGCTGCCCAACCATAACCAAAATGTTCTGGATCAATGAAAGGATCTTTACCATATAAGTTTTGATGTCTAGCTTTAATTAAAGGTGCACTCTCTTTATTCTGTAAAAGAAACTCTTGAAACTCTTTATTTCCTTTTCCTTTAAATCCTAATTTATCTGCAACCTCATCCCATTGTTTTGTGGAAAATCCAGAAGCAGTAGCTTTACCATATTTATTTCCTTTTTGTACATTACCTTGCCAAGGAGTGATACCATATTTACTTGAATAACCATCTTGTGCAATTGGAATCTTTGTTCCATTTTTAGCTTGCATAATACTTGCTCCTAGTCTTGCTTTTCTAGAACCATCTTTCTTAAGAGGTTTAACTTCACCTTTTTTAGCTAAGTGATCAGCATCTACACCTTGTTCTTCAGCTGTTTCATTTATAGTACTTTGTAATGCTACTAAGTTTTCTTTTTCTCCAGCATAATTTTTTAACTTATCAATACCTGATTGTTTCATTAAGTTAAATGAATTGTCTTTAATTTTATCTATTTGTGTTTTTGGTTTAGATGTGTTTATATTTTTTATAGCACTCTCAACAACATTAGTTGCTTTAACTTCACCTTTAGATATTTTCTTAGCAATATTTTTAAACTTCTGTCCATTGTATTTATTTATAAGATCTGAAACTTCTTCATCCTCTATATGACCAATACTATTTTTATTAAGTTCAAGATTACCTAGAATATTCAAATGTTTTTGTCCAGTTTTACGGTCAATTGATTCCCATCCTGGTTCACCTTGTTCTACTTCAACATCTGTACTTCCAATATCTGCACCTTCTTCTGCATATTGATTTGCTTGACCACCATCACCATATTTAACACCAATTCCACTATTACCTTTACCATCAGTTTCACTATGTTTTTGTCCATAGAAGTTTACTGTTTCTCCTGTACCATCCATAAATGGATTATATGAAATAGGTTTAGCTACTCCACCCCATGTTGTTTTCAATGAACCACCTAATGCCATTGTCTCTAAAGCTCTTGGACTTGGTTGTTCATAATCACCTACAAGATGGCCACCAGATCTAAACTCATCTTTATGTGCATAGTCAGCAAAGTCTTGTGCATTATGATCACCAAACATAGCAATTAATTGTGGATTATATTCTGGATTTAAATAACCACCCTCTTCATAAGAATATACATCTCCACCATTTTTTCTATTACCACCATACATTTGCCCTAATGATTTACCCATTATATTAGCTTGTATACCTGCCATTTTTTGTTGATTAGCTCTATCATAATCTCTTCCAATTGATGTAGTCATGTCAAGTCCTGCTCCAATACCTGCACCAAGTATTGATCCAATTCCTGATTTATCACCTAATGCTTCACCAGTAAAACTTCCAATTCCAGCTCCAATTTTACCACCACCACTACTTGCACCACCACTTGCTATACCTTCTCCAGCACTAGTAAGATCAAATCCAAATTGTGCTCTAGAAACAAATCCTCCTGATCTATATTGTTTAACTATATCTTCGTCACTTATATCAGAGTCACCTAATGGTTCATATCCAAGATCATCATATAAAGAATTACCATTACCATAAGTATTTTGAATCTCTGTAGCATTACCACCAATAGATGTTCCATTTTTAGCAGCAAGTACATTTGACCCAACACCTTGAGTTGGAAAACGAGTATTAGCATCAGTTACATTTGCCCAAGGAGTATCATATTTATGTTCTTCTAAATTAGGTCTTTGTGTAAGTGCTATATTTTCTAAATCAAGAAGTCGTCCTGTTTGTTTTTTATATCTATTAGCTTCTGTAGCTGCATTAATATCTGCTATTCCCCCAATAACACTTCCTAATAAAGGAATACCTTTAACAGGATTCATTTGAGGTGTAACATTTTTTTGTTGATTTGTACTATCTTGAATTCTTTGTAACTCACCTTCACCACTAATCTGTTTTTGATTAGCATATTCTTGTGTAGGAATACCAGGAGTTTTAAACATACTACCATTCCATGTAGGAGCTTGAGTAGTAGTAGGTGCAGTAGTCTTACCAAGTGTTTGTGGATTAATACCAAATTTATTAATATCAAATGCTATTGGTGAAAGTGTTGTTGTATCTGTAGTAGTAGCTATAGCATCTTGATACCAATCAGGTGTATCTAATCCTTGTAAACTTTGTTCAAAAGGAATAGCTGCACCAATTTGAGCTTTTTTAAAAGCTTTGCGATGTTTACTCATAAATGCTTCCTCTGAAGGATATTTTTTATAAAACTCCTTTTCAGATTTTACTCCTGCTATTTTTAAAATTTGTGCTTTCATATTAATTGTATTTGTTTAGCCAGCCTCCTGGTTGTGGTTTATTGTAATTGGTAAAGTTAGTTAGATTATCTAGATTCTGCAAACTCTTCTGTTCTTGTCTTATTCCATTCTGAGCCATAGGATATTCAGTAAATTTTGTTGCTCCTGGAAATTCATGATTTCCTGTATTAGCATAAACTACTCTAGGTTCTCCTACATCTGGAACTACATACAATGTATCTTTATATCCATCAGTACCCATAGTACTTCCTTTTATTTCTACAACTTTACCTCTATTATCAGGATTTCTATATCCATCTTGATCACCTTTAACTATTTCTCCATCTTCATATTTAGATAACCAAGATCCATTCTTACTAATACTCTTAGGTTGATAATCTAATCCATTCTGATAGTATTGCATCTCTTTACCATTCTGTGCACTAGCCATTGTTTTCTTTGCATACTTCCCATTACTAGGAGCAGCTCCTTGTGTACGTGCATATGAAAAACCTACAGCTCCTGGAATAGAACTACCCATCTGTGCTTGAGGAACATAATTAACTGGATAAACAGATCCACCCATTTGAAACTGTCCTCCCCATGCAGGAGAATAGTTTCTACCTACATTAGAGAATCCATCTCCTTCAAATCCTTCAGGAGCAGAAGCTTGTGAATCATTATAATTATCTAACCAACCACCATTCTTCATGTTGTTGCTATTGTCTCTACCACACTCATGACATATGTACATATCCTTCTTACTAGAATCAGATTTGTCCCATGACCATCCACATGTGCATTTTACTTTACTATTCATTACTTATAAGATATTTGTGCAGGAGCAATTAAGAATTGACTCACTAGATGTGTTGTTGAGCTATTATCAAGTATATGTCTAATCTTTAATTCTTTTGCTCTTAGAGTGGCTTTATTGAAGCTTCTAGAACCATAGTCCATGTTAGCTTGATTCACCACTTTATCAATAGATAAAGATTTACAAGATGTATTGAATAATGGAATCTGAGAACTTATCTCTGCAGCCCAGAATGTATTATACTGATAGAAGTTATCACTCTTAGTATATATGATAGTCTTACTTTCAGTATTAAGAATAGGATATTGCATATAAGCTTTTAAGTTATTTAAAGGCTTAGCTACAAGTTCTAGTATTCCTGAACTTTGTTGTCCATTATATAGAATAGCTTTATTGAACCATTTATTATTTGTTTCTATTTTTGTATTATAATTAAATACACCATCTGGTATAGGAAGATATTCATATGCTTTTGTATAGTCTTTTACATTCTGAAGAATTTCATCTTGGAATTGATATGCAAAAGGATACTCAATAATATATGGTTCTATATTTCCATAGAACTCATTATATAATTGTATATTAGTCAAGTGTCTCCATAAACAAGCAGTTATAGATTGTGTATATACTGATTCAACATATTCTGTAGTAGTAAAACTATTTAAAGAAAATGTTTTTTTTATTTTACATTTTCCTGTAGATTCAATAGTCAACATATTAACTGCAGTATCTACTGGATAACTAACTCCTCTAATAAGAATTCTTTTAGGTACATCATTTGCTATAACATTACCAAGTTCATCAGTAATATTAAAAGGACCAGTTCCTGATCCTGATTGTGTTAACTTTATGGTTATAACTTTTGACATATTAAGGAGTGGTTGTTGTAGTGGTTGTTGTATTTTCTAACATAGAAACTGTTACACAACTACCTACTTGCGTTGATGAACTAACTGAAGAAATATCTAAACTATCTATTTCAACTATCTCATAAGGATTTGCTTTATTTATTAAAAATATATTTCCTGTTGTATTTACAGCATATAAACTACAATCACATTCATATAAAGAAACTAATTTACCAAGTGTAGGAATTGTAACATTAATATCTAATTCAAGTGTAGATGTAGAATAGTCATATTGTGTAATATAATAATCAGGAGTTATTGTATCTTGATTAATAATAATAAGTTTACCTTCTGTTGTATATAACATATTACCTTGTGCATTTCTATTTACCGGTAATGTAATGATACTTGTTGCAACTCCTGTAAGAGTTGTAATATCCATTTCAATAACTTCTTGTGGAGAAACAGAATCATCTATAGTTATAAGTGTTGTATCATTTAAAGCAACTATTCCTGATGATGTAATAAATCCACCTGGAAAAGAAATTGTTCTATTAAATGTAGCACTAAATGGACTTAAGTTAATGTCCCATTCTTTTATATTTGTATCAATAGACCAAAACTTTGTTGATGTCATAGCTATTCCTAGAGATGATACATATCCAGGTACTGTTAATTGACTAGTCATGTTATCACTTATATGTTTAAGATAGATTAAATTGTCTGAACTAAATAATATTCCACAACATTCTGGTACATCTGGTACTGCAGTGGTGGTAGTAGTGGTAGTTCCACAATCACAATATGCTACTTCTTCAACAATTCCATCTATAATATGATAAGCTGCATTATATGCATAGGTAGTACTTTCTGAAATACTTTGTCCAGTAAAATACCAACCATCAGGAACTAATGTACAATCATTTGAATAATAATTATAATATACAAATTCTCCAACATTAAGTATATTTCCTCCAGGTATAGGAGTTAATACACTTCCAGTAAATTTAGTTGTTGTAATAGAAGGACTATCAGATTTAGTAAATGCTATTGCATTACATACATCTTCTAGACTTCCAGTTGAATCAACTGCAGGATCAGCATCAACTTGATATCCTGTATATAAAGAAACAATGTAATCAAAATCAGATGATCTTGCACATATAGTTGTTGTTGGTACTGGAGGAATTGTAATTACTGCATCACCTATTAAATCACATGATGTACTAATTGCTAAACCTTCTAATGTACAATCTAAAGCTTCTGTTGTAGTAGTAGTAGTTGTAAATAAAGGAGGTGACATAGTTGTTGATGAGGTTGTTGTTATTGGTGATGATCTTTGTAGTTCTCCTACAAGTGCTGTAAAATCAGTAATGTTGAAATCATCACAACATCCATTTATTCCTGAATAGAAAAAGTTATTTTCTGCTATATACCAATTAGGTATATAACTATGAAAAGAAACCCAACTTTTAGTATTCATATTAAAAGAAAGTGTCCATGACTTATTGCAAAAATATTCAGGTTCAGTTACATAAACTTCTGTTTTGAATATAACATCATTAATTACATCTTCTATATAAAATGTTTTTGTTAAATAATCATATTTTATATTAGGATCTAATGGTATATAATCAAGTTTACTAATTATAACTCTATCAAATTTACTATCATAGACACCATGTAATCCAATACCATTAAAATTATTATCTGTATCAACTCCTGGTATAGTAATTAGTTCTCCATTTACTAAAATTTGTTTAGTTGGGAAATATCTAAGTATTTCAAAAGCCAAATGGTCTGTAAAGAATCTATTCATACCAGAACCAAATGCAGATAAATCTACAGCTTGAGTACCAGAAATTAAGAATACTTGTCCTCTTTTAGCATCTACAGTAATTTGTCCTTGTGGGATTTTTAATAAAAACTTATTTTGACTTCCTACATATCCAAGATCTGTTTCAGCAAAATCAATAGGAGGTGCTCCTGCAAATAAATTAGGATTACCTAAATATGCAGCTTGTGGATTACTTGTATTAACTGTAAGCAAATTATTATACATTAAAGATTTGTTTTCAAATCTAGCAAGTACAGCCTTATTCTGAATACCATCTAATGATACAAGTGCTCCATAATTTTGAGGAAAATCATATGACGATAAAGCTTTATAACTTAACCAGTTATTAACTCTATTGTCAGCATTGATTTCTTGAACATCTGAATAAATAGCTCTAAATGGATAATGTGTAAAACAAAACTGAGACTTCCAATCTGGAGGAAGATGAGAAAATGAATTCTCTTTATTTTGTTTTGAATATGTTACATTATAATTATATGTATTATCTTGAGCAATAGTTACAAAACTTTCTTGAAACCAATCATCAGGAATACCTGTAGATACATGTGGCCAGAAATCTCCTTCTCTATTATTAAATGCTTGTCTAAGATCTACATTATATGAACTTTCACAATAAAAGTTAGGAATCCCATATGCAAACAAATAGAAATATCCATCATAGAAAGTTCTTAAAGATGATGCATTTGCTGAAACTTGACCTAATGGATCTGGTACAGGTGCAGGAATTAAAGAAGGGTCATTAGGACAATCAAAGTTATGAGCTTTGAATGAAATAATGTTTGCCATTAATGTGGTTCCTGCTAAATAATTTTCTAGTATAGATCTTGCAGAATGCCAGTATTTAGGATAACCTACATTACCAATCTCATCATAAAAGATATCACTATCATCAGGAGCTCCTACTCTATTATCAAAGAAGAAAGGTAGTTTTGTTTTAAATGCAAATTTAGAAATAAATGTATCACCACCAAATACAACATCATGATATGAAGTGGTAGCACTTAGATCTACTTGATATCCTGTATCAATAGTTTCATATGAATACATTTGTCCCCATTGATTAATAAATATATTTTTCAATGAAGCATAATATGACACAACACTAATATCTTGTTCTTTTGCAGGTGTATCACATACATTACTTCCACCAATAGTAAGTCTTGATTTATCTGTAACAATACTATTACCATTAACATCTAAAAGACTATTTGTCTTACTAGGATAAGGAAGTGGAATTAATGGATTATCAAAATTTGTTTCTTTTGTTTTTATGTATACAGAAGATTCTCTTTGATAATTATTAATACTAATTCCTCCAGCTTCTCCTACAGATTGTACAACAGGAATTAAATAATTAACTAAATCAATAGGTCGTTGTTTAATACCAAGTCCATTTTCTATTTCAGCACCATAATCATAATTAGCTCTTGAATTAAATGATTGAGCATAATTTTTTCTTGTAATACCATTAATATAAATAGATAGATATGCCTGGTATGCTGTAAACATAGCAGTGGCATTAAATGAAGATGTTATACCAGCTATATTGGCTGAACTATTTAAAGCATCTATTTGGGCTTCTTTAGAAAGAAGTCTATACTTAGCATTCTTTTTTACTTCAACAAAATGTGCCTTACCTCTACCAAACATAACATTTTCTAACTTAAGAACTTGTCCTAAGAAAGGTTGTGCAAAAGATGTTTCAGGAGAATTAAAAACTTGTCTATATTGAGAAGCTTCTGTATCCATTCCTTTTAAAGGAAAAGATTGTCCACATGTTAATGTAGATCTTCTACCTTTATAGAAATTTATTCCAAATGCTAATTGACCATTTGCATCATGCTGATACCCACTTGAATCTTTTACTAAACAATATTGTACTGTATTAAGTGCTTGAACAGGAGACTCCATTCTTTCAGTATCAGGAAATAATGTTGGAAAGTGATCTGCTAAATAAACATCTGTTCCAGTATTAACTGTAGCATAAGTATTAGCTCCTCCATTTTGATAATCTGTACGTCCTTGAATCCATTGTGGAATTGTAGCTTCTACTACATCATTACGATTATATAATAAACCTGTTACCCATTCTGCCATAAGTCCTCTAGCATTTGAATCTTGCCACCAAGGAATTCGAATAACATCAAAATTAGCAGGACCTATTGCTGCAGTACCAGTAATAGTATAAGGTTTACCAATAGCACAAAATTCATACCAACGTAAACCACAAACTGTAGTATTACTAATATTTGGTTCAATAGTTAATCTAACTTTTTTAAATGTATTACAGTCTGTATATTCTATTTCTCCTGCTTTATAACATCCAACTAACCATGCTGTGCATTCTTGATTATATGAATTATTATCTCCATTTATAAAAGGATCTTCTTCAAGGTCATTATATGGATAATTTGGATAATAAAAGTCTTGATCTTCTCTTTTATATTTTCCAACATTTCTTAATATACCTTTTCCTACAATAGATTTATTTGTACTTCTATTACCTCTTACAATTTTAAATCCAACAATTTCAGATTTCTGTTCTTTAGTAAGATCAGAATAATCAATTAATCCTTGAATTTGTTCTAAATCTAATTTAACTCCTATAGGAAAAACAGAATCATTCTGCATAACCATTGAAGCTGAATCAACAAACATTGCTGATTCATAATGTGGAGAAACTAATACATCAGGAAATTTATGATGTCTAATTGGTGTATTTGCAAGATCACCCCATACATCAACATTACAAGGATAAAGTTCTGTAGACTCCCAATAAGCAAACTCACCATACTCATGTGGTGTAGCATTACCAATTGCATTTCCTGTAGCTTGTCCTATTACAGAAGCTGTATTATATATTTTCCAATAAGGACTATATGTAGTACCTGGTTCAGGTTCACCAATAAAGTCTGGATCAGTTATTTGAATATTTGGTTGAGAAAGTTCATTAGAACTTAATGTTCTTCCAGGAATATGAAAACCATCTGTTTGTTTTCCATTTTTTAATAAAAATACAATCTCAAATGCATACACCTCATCACGTAAATATCCACGTAAGTTTGTAGCATTTAATTCATCTGCATAGTTTTCATCTGCAGGCATTTTATATGTTTCCCATAATAACTTTATACCTGAAGCTATTTTTTGGTAATTTAATCTATCTATAGATGTAAGATTATCCCATACAAGAATATCTTGAACAGCTGTTAAATCTTGTGCAATATCATAATATGGATATTTTTCAAATATATCAGCTACAACTAATCGTTCTTGTTCAACATTTTGACCTGTATAAGTTATTTGCATTACTCCATTATTAATAAAGTAAGTTCCTACTAATTCTACAGAAGTAATATCATTAATTGTTTTAATTACAGCAAGATTATAATATTGGAATTGACCAGATATATCCAAATTACTAATATTAACTACAATAGATTTTCCAACTGGATAATTAAAATTAACAGTCGTAAGATGTATATCTGCAATAGGTGTAGGATTAGTAACAGAGTAATAAGAAGTATAAGCATTTCCAGCTGGATCAGCATATTGAATAGCAAATTGATATGTACCTGCAATTAATTCTCCTCCTGTTGTAACATCTATAATACTTAATTCAGGAATATTAAAATTAGGTTGCATCTTTAACTGATTACAATCAATTTCATTTGTATATGTAGGAGAACAAACTTCAGATAGTGGAGCTAAAATAAATGGAATATTATTAAGATCTAAATATCTTCTTGGATTAAATCCATCTGTCCAATATATTTCTGTACTACAATTTGTAATCTTATGTACAACTTTATGTATAGGATGTTGAATATTAAAATTAAGACAAGGAGCTTCTATGTATATATTATATATACAATCATTATTATCCATATATCCTATTTGACTATTTCCAAGTTCAGGATTAGTTATAAAAAATATATGTTTATTTTGTTCAGCAATAAAGTGTGTTCCTATTAAATGATATCCTGAAGGAAACTGTACACAGAACTCATTACCTTGTTCATTCTGATAATTAACAGAACTAGCATCAAAGTTTTCTAAAGCAGCGTTTAGTGCATAGGTCAATGTACCTGGTTTAATCTGGTTCAAAGTTTGATCCATATTTAAACCAATATTGGCACTATTGTATTCTGGTCTAATGTTACCTTGTTGTTGTTCTTCTGCCATAATTATTAATTGTTACGTCTTCTTCCAGCTCTATTAGTTCTGTTAGGAAGTTCATACATATTAAATCTATTAAGATCATTTTTGATTCTTCTCTGTTTCTCCCAAGGAGTTTGTTTCTTAATTTCAATACTAGCCATGATGAAAGCTTCTTCATAAGCTTGTTTATGATAAACTAACTTTTGCTGTAACTGATTAAATGTTTCATCATTAGTTTGGTTAGTAAGCATCTCAAATATTTTGAACTTAAGGAATGCCTCTACATACTCTCTAATACGATAGTTATCAGGAATCAATTGATTTCCTATTTCATCATACTCTGTAGCATAAAATATTAAATGTACTACACCATTTCTGAAGTTAGTTACAAATTTATTATCTCGTATATCAAAACTATCATAACTTGCAGATCCAGGAGTGAACTCATGAATAGGAGGAGCTTCAGAATAGAATTCCCAATTGTTTGTATATTCTACTCCACAGTTTTGTCTTGCAGAGATGTTTCCAGGCTTAAGTAAGTAGTCATGAGTAAATCCTCTAGCTACACTATTATTTGTCTTATATACAGCTTGTACAAGTACAGGCATACATGTACCATCACATTGTGGAACTTGACATCCAGGTTTATTGCAAGGAGTTCCTCCAATAGTTAATGGTGCCACTTGTATAGTAGTTGCAGAAGCTGCTTGTGAATAGAATGAATTAGCTGATTGATATGGATATCCAGCTACTTCTGTAGTCATCCAAGCTTCTCTAACAGCATAAAAGTTATCAGGGAGTCTAGCTTGAAAGTCTTCAATAAATAAAACTTCATCAGTAATTACATAAGTAGTTCTTCCTAACTTCTTTAGAGCTTTGTCTAAGTAAGTAGGAAATAAAAGATCATCCACAGCACCTGTATCAAAATAAGATTTTAATTCTTCTTTAACAGTTGAGTAGACAGGTTCTGGGCTTATGAAAGCATATTTATAGTAGTACGACATAATTTATTTTTTCTATTTTATTTGATTTCATCAAATTATCTTTACACCACAATGGTTGTAAATTTGTATAATGACAAAGTTTAATTATTTCTTCCTCTGTTTTTGCAGATGATAGAGGTATAATGTGATCTATGTGATATTCATACATATTAAAGTTTTCTAAAGTTGTTCCTTCTGGACATTTACTAATAATATAGTTTTGAAATTCTTTAATAGAACAACCTAATATCTGTTCTGTTTTAATAGGTTTTTTACAACCTCTTCTTCTAAAAGAACCTCCTATTAATGATCTCACATCACATGAAAACTTAAATAATAAATCTGATTTTCTTTTATTAATTCTATATTGATTACTTGTTTTTCTAATATTTTCTTTATTATCAATAATCCAATTTTTAACATAATCAGGATTTATTTTTCTATATTTTTCCTGATATTTTCTTTTAGAAACTTTTATTGCTTCTAATCTTTCTTCTTCTGTATGATGTTTTTTACTTGCCATATTACTTTTTCCACTCATTGTAAATGTGTTGATACTTGTCGTTGGTCTTTAAGTAGTGTGATAGAAGTCTTGATGTTAACCTAGAAGGTTTGAAATACCAAAAGTCAGAATTTTTAAAACGTGCTGTGGGTTTAAACCACATCCAACCAAAAAAATAACCTTCCGTATGATAATTAAAGTTATAAATAACTTTTCCTTTCTCTTTAGTCTTTTGCCAATCGATTGGTAGGTTGACAAATTCTTTACCATCTATATTATTTTTTAATCTTTTTCTTTTCTTTTTGTTGATAGAGAATTCTCCAAATCCATATGGAAGTTTTGCTTTCTCACCAGTCTCTAAAATATATTCTTTGAATGATTCATTATAAGTATATAATATATTTCTCCATTCATCAAAGGTTAATTTTATAGCTTGATGTTTTTTGCAAAACTGATTATAGTTATCTTTGCTAGAGCTTCTCCAATCAACCTTTGTCCTCATTAATTAGTTGGTTTTGAATTAGGTGCTTGACCATCTATTCCTTCTTCACTTGTATCTGTCTTAATATTAAAATAAGTAGACAATAGTTTTTGAGATGTAAGTTGTAGTACTTGTTGTTCTAAGTATCCAGGAAGAGCAAATTCTTTATCTAAAGGATTCTTACATATCTCATCAGTAGTGTATTCTGGAGTTCCGCATCCACATTCAGGATACATAATATCATTAGTTACATCTTCTTCAAAGAATGCTACAAATCTAATTGCTTTAAGTAAAGGATTGTTTACATATAAATATCCATTAGATATCCAGAAGTATTCTTCTTTCTTAATTACAGGAAGTTTTAGTAAATTTATATATCTATTAATAGATATTTCTTTTAACTTCTTTCCTTGGCCACTCATAGCATTAATAGAATAAACTCCTTGAATAACATATTGGTAATTACCTTCTGATATACGTGGGAGTTTAAATTTAGTTCTAGCTATAGAGCAAGGATCAACATAGTTACAACATTCAGAAATAGATACTTCTATCATCTCTAAACAAGGAATAGTAGTAAATAAAGTATCAGTAGCCCAAAGCTTTCTAAGATTTGTTTCTCTCTTAATTAATAATAAAGAGTTGTTTCTTATCTCGGAAGCAATTGCTCTATCTGTAATAAGACTATCTGTAGAAAGTATCTTGTGGACACTTCTAACATCTGATACTAATTTTCTTAATGTTGCCATAATTATATTCGAGTTTCAAACTCTGCTATTTTACCTAGCTTATTATCATAAACTAGAGCAAGAGCTGCACGTACTGAGTGTACGTAATTATTATCTAAGTGCCATCTATCTGTACCAGATAAACTAGGCATTTGTTGTATTCTCACACCTTTGACTTCTTTAGCCATATAGTGATGTTTATCTCCTGTATGTATCTCTCTGTATTTAGCATTACCAAAGAAATGACTATATTCAGGATGTGTAGCAAATAATAAAGGAAGATCATCTAATTTACAATTACCATGATGCCATCCAATAAATGTATTACCTAATACCTTTGCTTTAACTACACTATGTTCTCTTATAAAATCTACATCCATAGCATCTTGAAAGTATACATCTAATGCATGTGCTAGATAGAATGATTTAGTTCTATCATGATTACCTTGTACAAGTACAACAGTTACATCACTTGCATATTGTCTTAACATATTGATTGTATCTACAAGAACAGAGAATCCTAATTCATATTCTGAATGGTAATCCATTATAGTATCTTGTGGTGTACCCTGTGTAGTTTGGTGTTGATAGTTATCAGTATGAAAGAAATCATTTGATATAGGAAGTACAATAGTATTTATATTGTAATTAGCTTTTACTTTACAGATCAAAGATTGAGCCACATTGAAATATCTTAGAGCTCTTGTTTTTGGATCATTATCACCATCTACACATCTTTTAGCTAAATGGAAATCAGATAAAGATATTTCTACATCTACATAATCTTTATCAGTAGTACGATCTTCTTTAATGATTGATACATTAGTTGGTTTGTAGTTTTCTAAAAACTTAACAAAGTCTTCAGCAGAGTAATCTTCTGCTTGTTTTCTTTTTGAGAAGACTGAGGAAGTAAAGTTTCCACTTGGTAACATCTTAGACCAATAATTGGTAATAACATATTTATCTAAGTTTATCTTATGTAGCTTAGCTAACTCAATATCATCTTTAGGTTCAAATGCACTAGTAATAGTACTTTCTATTGTTCCTTTCTCAACATTTACTTTTCTAGATTCTTCCATAAACTTAGTAGCAATTCCTACAAGCATATCATCAGTAGCATCTTTTTCTCTAAGCTCTTTCATAAGCTCATTAACCTCATATTCACTTATTCCTAATTTCTCAGCATAGAATTTTTTACTTTTCTTTTGCGTTAATAACTCTTCTAATCGATATAACAAGCTTTGATTTTCAGACATATGTATCTATATTAGTTAAAAAATATCGTAAAGATAAACAATAGTTTTTATATATTCCAAATAATTTTAGTTAGAGTTGTAATTCTTTATAACTAAAATAGTTATAAAACAAAAACTCCCCAGACAAATGCCCAGGGAGAAACCTTGTAAAACCAACAAAACAAGGTTTTTATATTAATGTTGTAGTAGTAGTTGTTGTAACTTCATCTAAAACTACATCTATATAGTTAGTACATGTTCCAGTTGAAAATATTCTAATAGTGGTTGTATAATCTGGAACAAGTGCAGAAGAATATCCTGCAAGTAATGAAGCTTTTGATACTCCTGATTCAAATGCTGATGTATAACCATCAAGGTTTGAATAAAGATTAAATGGACCTGAATCAGCTCCAGCTAGTGTTAATGTTATTAATGCTGTCATTGGTTTGAATTTAAATTAGTTATTAGGACAATATTCTTTTACTGATACTGAATCTATATAAATAGAATCAACATCTACACATAATGCGTTTCCAAATATTGCAAATTTGTTATTTCCTGTACAAAGTAAGGTTAAAGATATATTAGTAGTTCCACCTGAAAAGATTTGACCAGAACTTGTATTTCCTGCAAACACTTCAATGTATCCATCTGTACAAGTTATTCCTTTATGTAATGTAAGAGTAATACTATATATTTTACCTACTGTTAATACATCTTGTGATATACCATCGTACTCATCTGCTCCTGAGAAATTTGCACTACCTCCATATGCACTACTCCAAACCCATCCAACTTGATTAGAAAATAACCAATTATCTAAGTTATAAGTAAATCCTCCATTCACAATAAGTTCAATATCATTACAAGTTGTGGTTGTTGTAGTTGTACAACATACTTCAAGTTGATTATTTATAAGAATTAAATCTTCAACAATAAGCATTACATCTTCTGTAATATTTGTAATCTCTTCTGTAAGTGTAGATACACTAGATGCTACACTACATATAACTTCATCAAATTTACTAAGAATAGTATTTAAATCATCATTTGTATTTACACCTGTACAAGGAAGAGGAGTACTATCATAAATGACAGCACTCGTTCCTATTATTGTTATATTATTTATTTCAGGACAATTTGCCATTTTTATTTATTTTATACAGGATTACAATCATCAAACATTGTGCAAGTACTATATAGAATAGTGTATACACTATCTGTACTTGGGAAATAAACAGGAATATCATTTTTATAATAGAATAATGAAATATTACCTATCTCAGTTGTTTTTATACAAAATCCATCAACACTAGGTCCTGCAAAAATATATTCACCAACAACTTCAGATCCATCACATCCAGAATTTTTAGGAGTGGTTAAATAAACTGTATTGTCTGCTTTTCCTGGTGCAGGTGTATTTCCTGTAGCATCATCTAAATCTGTTTGAGAAATAGTTACATTCATACATGTACAAGGATTAGTATAAACTGTAGTAGTGGTAGTAGTTGTAGCAGGTAGAATTAAATTTACTGTAGCACATTCTGGAGATTGTGATGCTCCTGATACTGTAAAATCTCCAACATTAACTAATGTCAATCCATAAGGAGTTGTTAAACTAACTTCATAAACTGAACCTTCACTACATAAAATATATAATATATCATTGTTCTCTGCTAATCCTAAAGGAAATTCTGATCCAATAGATGATGATATATCAATTGCTAGTTCTTGTAATCCTGTAAGTTTATCAAATTGGAATAATTTATAAACAATTCCAGAATTTGCTAAACATATTATTTTTCCTGTTAAGGTTATTAATATATCTCCAGAGATTTGATATCCAGATGGTAATGATGCAATTGTAGAAACTACAGTGGCAGTTGGACCAGTTATATCAATTTCAATAATAGTATCTAATAATGTTAGTGTGTTTGTAGTTATTAATCTTGTATTACTAATAGCACCTAAACCTGCACCAAAAGTTACACCAACTGGGAAGTTAATGTCTCTATAGAATGAATAAGTCCAAGGATTTAATGTAATATTGTATTCTTTTATAATACTAGATAGATTATCATACAACCACATTTTTGTAGGTGTATTTGCCATATCATTGCTAAAAGCTAAACTAGCTAATATCTCACTTTGATTTGTGTCTACATCATATCCTAATATATCTCCATTAACAGCATTAATCAATATTGAACAATCATTTAATACTAATGGACATAATCCATCAACACAACTAGCTCCTATTGATATTGTTACTTCTGGACTATCAGCTTCACCACAACATCCACAAACTTTTATAACTTCTCCACTGTTAATTGGATCAACAGTAATAACATCTCCTAAACAATCATTATATGTAAATGAATGACTTATAGTGTCTGTATTAGTAAATGTAAGACATTCACAAGGAAGAGTAGTAGTAGTAGTGGTTGTAGAAGAACTACTTGTAGTAGTAGTTGTTGTATTACAAGGACCTGTTGGTGTAGCTATAACTGTTCCAGGAACAACTAATGGGCTATTTGATTCAATACATATTTCTGTATCACCTGGTAATAAAACAATTGCTTCTTCTAATCCTGTAATACAATCAGTTACAATAATAGCTAATGGAGTTACTCCAGTATTTGTTAATAAGAAACTATCACATATAGGAATTAATGTAGTTGTAGTAGTTGTTGTAGCAACACAGCATACATCCAATGCATTATATATAGAATCTATATCATTATTAATAATTACTAGTTGTGTATTAATATTACTAACTTGAGAAGTTAATGTATTTATTTGACTAAGTAAGTTACAAATGATCTCATCAATTTTTTGTAATATCACATTAAGTGTATCACATGGTTCAGCAGTTGTGCATGTTAATGCAGGGCCATTATAAATAATAGTACTAGAAGCAGTTATTTTAGTTGAACATGGATCATTAGTATTACAACCATTATTGGTGATTATAGAACTACATCCGCATACATCATTTATAACTACATCTGTACAACAAGGATTTACTGGTAAATATGGATATGCCATTTTATTGATTTATTAAGGTATATATATAATATAGTAACAAGGAAGAACTGGTTGAATATTTGTATGTGCTCCGTTTCCTCCTTGGTGATCATTTATAACAAAAACATTTTGTCCTGCACCTGTTCCTTTTAAACCTGTAAATTCTGTACTAGTGTAAGCATGATTTGCTGTACCTGTTCCACTTTGTTGATTTATATTACTAATAACAGGAGCAGCAGTAACACTATAAGAAGCAGTAGAATTTATTCCTCCAAATCCATCAATATGCTTATGTCCAGGATCAGTTATGTTTACAGTGGCAAGGTGAGTATGATCTGGAATTTGCCCAAGTGATAATGTAGTAGTATTATTACCATATGCAGTATTTAATGCATAACTAGGATTACCACCACCAGGAATAGTTCTAGCAGGAAGTGTTAAACCACCCATAGATCCATCTGTTGTACCTACACCAATTACACCTCTTTTATCTGGCGTACCATTATTTCCATTACAAAGATATATATTTTCAAATGCTCCTGAATCAAGACCTTTACCTGTACTATCAAAATTACCAGCAATAGTTCCATAAAATTCTACTACAGTGTAAGGAACCATTCTATTATAATACTTTGATGAAGTACCTATATCATCTAAATATTGTTGGATTAAATCATTAAGATCAATAAGTTTTACATATGTACTAGGTAAGTTAGCTACTAATAGATCAAAAGAAACTTTTAGAGAACAAAGTGTATTAATTGTAGCTTGTACAATAGCATGTGTATTTGATGAAGCTGTAACTCCTGTCAAACATCCAATTGTATAATCAGCATTTAATATGTTAAGTTCTAATACAATACCATCAATTTGTTCTTGTAGATCACAAGCAGCTTGAATAAGAGCTTTTGATATATCTACAATTGATATATCTGTACAAGTTGAACATATAGGAAGATATTTTTGTACAACAGTACATATATCAATACCAGTAAGATCTATCTTAACTCCCACACCATTCAATACAGATACAAGATATGTAGTGAGTGATTGTTCTACAGAAGATAAAGTATCTCCAGTTTGAATTCCTAATTCAGGAACATCTATTCCTGTATATTTGACACATCTGTCAGAGACAATCTCTGTACATCCGTTAAAACAATTTGTGCAATTGGACATAGTTTTTATTTTAAAAGGTTTAAGCTGTTGTTGTTGTTGTGGTTGTAGGATTAGGTACTATTGTAATATTACAAGGAACCTCTAAACAAGGTTCTGGAGTATTACATTTACTAACACATCCCACTGTAAGACGTATCACTCTACTAGCAATCATATTTACTGAGTAGGTATGAACATAGTTAGGGTTTATATATTTGTATTGTAGTATTCTTCTATACCCTATCAACTGAAGAATATCACCAGCAGGTATAGGATTATTCAACATGTATGAAACATTGTTGTATAAACTATTACCAAGCTCTGCTAACTTGCAATCTATTTTTTTAAGTAAAGAAGGAATGTTTGCACACTCAGGGCAATTAGTTAGTCTAGGTGATAACATAATATGAATTTTATTTATTTACTTTAGATGCGCAGTGTGCACATAATCCATTGGTCAATTGACAACCACACCCCACTTTAGCTCCGCAATTTAAACATTGTGCCATAATTAATAAAAGTTTAATTGATAGTTATTACCTGAACAACCACAGTTAGATTTAAGAAAACCGTTTAACATATTATCTGCCTGAGCATATAATGTATTTGATTCATATTCTGCACAGTTATTAGCTGCAGCAATTGCTCCTTGAATAAAGAAGTTAATTGTATTTAATTGTACGCTAGATTGCGTTTTAAGGGCTCTATCACACTCCATCATATTTAATTGGAGGAAAGCACTGTCAAACTTTTCTTGAAGTCTCTCAACACGTAATATAGTCTTTTCTACATAATTTGCATATGCAGGAGCTACAGAATATTTTAATCTATATACTCCATCAGGAAGTGGTTGATTACAACCAGCATCTGTTATCCCTAAATTAGACGATGTGAATACATTTAATTGGTTAGGAACGAATGGTAATATTGTTGTTCCGAATCCTGGAATATCAATCTCAATAGATGGTGCTGAGACCACTGGAGGATTGGTAGGATATACAGAAGCATCTGCAACACCAAGAGTATTAACATCATAAGTAGGAACTACTAGTATATCTAATTGTAAGTTTGCCATGTTGTTTTATAATAAATATGCCAGAGGAATATGAGTGATATCCTCTTTCCCCTGGCATAGGTTATTTAATAATATTACTTATTCTTCTTCTTAAGGGATAAGAGTAGAAGTTGTAGTAGTAGTAGATGCAGGAGCACTAGATGTAGTAGTTGTAGTTGTAATACAAGCATTGTTATCTAATACAGTTCCTAAAGCAGCTTCTAAAACAGTTTCAATTGCAGCAGCAATACCACTCGTTAAAGAGTTTGGAGCAGCAATAATTACAGTGCTATCTTCTTGAATGTAATCACCCCATTGATATGCAGATTTATCAAGTTCATTGAATTTGATATAATAAGTATCATAAGTAACTCCACTAGATACCCAAGTCTCAAAGTTCTCGTTGTATCCATTCATTCTGTAAAGGTGTTTCAAGTAACCAGCTTGGTAGCTATAGAAATTTTTCTCTAATTGAGCAATTTCTGCAGATGTACCAGTAGCATAAGAAGCACGTTGAGTGATGATTGGTTGAGCAACAAAGTTACAAGCATCTGCAACAATAAAGTCAGCAGTAGTAGCTGGACCAGCATATACAAATGTTCTGAAAGACATTCTGTCATATTCAAAAGGGAACGCAGCAACATCACATGGTTGACCATATTTAGTTAATGGTTTTCCTGTAATACGTAAAATAGTTCCACCTACATTTTCAAATGTATAGAATGTAGAGAATGAAATGTTATCAGGGTTGTTTCCTGGAGCTTTCAAATTCAATTGATAAATTAATTCATCAATGATAGTTGATGTAGGTACATCATCACATGGGTTATCACCACAGTTACAACAAGGAGCTTGAATAGTTACTGATCTAGTGAAACCATTGAAATACAATGTATCAATGTAAGAAGAGTGTGCACGCAATGTTAATGTGATAACTTCTCCACATTGTACAGTGAAATCAGTTACATCAGTAATTTGGTTAGCAGCAGTTGGACATCCTGATACTTTGTACCATTCTGTTACATTAGAACCTTGTGGTCTAATTACTTGAGCATTTCCTGTAAGAGAAACTGAACCACCTGCAATTCTATCAGATCTTTTAGATCCTTGCAAATAAGTGTTTGTTCTACCTTGAGCTACATAAAAGTAAGGAGTTGCTAAAATAGTAGTAGCATTAACTGCTAGATAAGCACTGTTAAAAATACCTACTTGACCAGCTGTCAAGTTTTGTGTTGAAATCGAACCAGCGCTAGGGAGTGTTGTTTGCCCCACTGGAACCACGAAGAGCGTGGTTAATGAAAAATCAGCCATTGTTTATTTATTTAAATTAATAGTTTATTCGTTTGTTTGTATTCTATATGCTGCACTTTGAACAGCAGATTGATTTTCTGTATACATTGCTAGATTTTGAACTGTAAGATCTAAAAGTTCATCTTCTAAATATGTTTCTAATTCACAATCTTGATCATATGATGGTTCACCATCTAACATAATATATCCTGTTTTATTTATATATACTGGATATCTCATATACATTATCTGTAGATTCTTAGGGGTAAATGTACCATCTGTGAATATACTTATTTCATCTGATGCTAAGAAGTTAAATGTTTCTTGATATTCAAATGAAGGTTTATAATGATCATTATTTAATATGAACTGAAGATCACCATGTTTAGCAAGATCTCGATTAATCCAAATCTTTCTATCTTTACATCTTCCTTTATCAGCTAATGCGTAACTATCAACATAAAACATATATTTAGGCTCAAGTAAATGAATATTAGCAGCCCATTGATTTAGATCAGCATCCTTTAATGTTAATGTTAAAGGTTGATGATTATAATTCATTACAAGACTTTGTAAGTCTTCATAACGTTTTTTAAATGCATCAAGTCCTAATCCATTAGCAACAGCAATTCCATCAACTTTTTGTTTTATCAACTTTATCTGAGCTTCATTCAAAGCTAAGATTTTATCTTCTAGTTGAATTTTTTGATGATCATTAGTTGATAGCTTATTTAATCTTTGATCAATCTTATACAATAAACTATCTACTGGTATCATATTCTTTTATATTTTTAAAACTAGCTACTTAAACAGCAGCTAGTTTTTTAGTTTTCAATTTACCTTCTAATACTAATAACTCATCTTGGTTATCATCATCAGCTAGGAATCTAATTAAATCTTCTTCATCTTTTGCTATTTCAAATTCACCTTCATAAACCTTACCATTAGGTTTGATTCTATATACTGAATGAGCTACAGCTTGTTTTACTAAATCTTTTATATGGAGTAAAGCTTCTTTCATATCTGCAAATCTATTGAACACTTCAACTGGACTCAATCCTGAATATTTACCATTCTTGAATTCTGTTTGTTTCAATACATTATCTACCAAGTTGTATACTACTTCTTCTTTTGTTTCTTCTGTTACTGGAAGTCCTAAAAGTCTTGCAACTTTTTTCTTCTTCTCAGGACTCATAGAATCAAACTTAACAATAGCTTTATTGATCAATTGTTTTTTCTTAAAGATCACTGCATTTTCAATCTCATCATCTACAACATAAAATTGTGTATCTGCTGGAAATTCACCTCTTTCCCAAGCTTGATATGAACTTGCAATAGTTGGATGAACTCTTAACCATGAAAAAGCTATTTCTTGGAAAGAATTTGATAGATCAAAATAATTATCACCATCTAATAACTTAACTGATTGAACGTGTGTTTGATCATCTGTTGAAAGTGATAATCCATAGTTCCAGAATTGTGAGCGAGGTCCTAAATCAATATCCCCTATCTCATTTTCAAGTTTTATTTTAAGAGCTCTTACTCTTTCAATTTCCAATTCTTTTTCTAAAGGATCTTGAATTCGTTTGATGTAAGAAGCATTCTCATCTAAACCTGTTCTGTACTTTCCATCTAATTCTTTATAAGGATATTTGAATACTCCTGTTCCAGGGATTCTTGTCATTCCTTTTTGTGATAGTCCACTATCCATTGTTTGAAGTTGAGCACTATTTGTATAGTCTCTCTTAATAGTAGAAATTTTGCCTGTTTTACCCATAATGTAGTTAAATTTAATAATTGGTTTTAATTTGTTGCGTGAATAGGACTCGAACCTATGACCTTCTGGTTATGAGCCAGACGAGATAACCAACTTCTCCATCACACGATTTGCAGAGTGTCCCCATTGAAGGGAATGCGACTGTGGAATCACAATCCATCACTCTTAAACTTAGTTACGTTGCTATGCAAGAGGCTTGACTAAGTCTGTTTATTTTTTTAAAGTGCAGGTGCTAAGGCAAATGCTTAGTTGGGCACTAGGTTTGAGATCAATCCCCTCTAGGAGGGAGAGGAGTTGAGGGGATTTTTCTCGGAAAAAAGAGAAGTATGCTGTTCTTATGGTAAGCATTACTTCTTCAATTTCATTATTAGAATTGTGGCATTTCCTCAATCAACACAGTTCTAGACAAATCTTCAATAAATACATCACATCTGTCTTTCATCCAGATTTCGTATCCTGGGAATTTGTTAGCACTTGACATACCTTGAGATTTAGCAAAACCTAAGTGATGACGAGTTCCATCAATATAACCCCAAGTCATAGAAGGAGCACCTTTCATACGTACTTCTCTAATGTTATTTACCATTGAACCATCAGACATTGGAGAAACATCAAACACCATAAATACAGGAGTAGATTTTTTGTTTTGTCCAAACTCTAAGTTAGATTGTGGTAAATCTAATTCTTTTAAGTGAATCAATTCAACTCTACCAGTCTCACGAGTTACCATTGCATCAAATGCAAAGTTGTAAGTGATATGTTGTCCTTCACCTTGCATATATCTGTTTCCAGAATCAGCCATGAAAGTAAGACCTGAATTCAATGCATCTGTTTTCAAAGCTTGTTGGAATACATCGAATCCAGCTTCATTAGTATACATTTTTACACTTCTATCTTTCACATCCACTCTTCTGTAGAATAAATCTCCAAATACAGAACGGATTAAGTTAGCAGAGAATTCACCTCTGTTATATTGTACCAAGTTACCATTGTTACGCATTCTGTGGTATACACCAGCAGATGTTCTTTTCAATTCTTGTTTAGAACCTCCAGATTTAACTGTACCTGGTTTAGCCCAGATCATACGTTTAACTTTCAATTCAATCATAGATTTACGCATCCAGAATTCGATGAACGGTTCCCATTTAACATCATTACGAGTTAAAGGTAATTGGTTACGTCTTTGTGGAGCATATACCAAGATATCTAATGGTTTACCAGAAGCATCTCTCATCATTTTGTCATCAGCCCATTCAGTGATTTTGTGCTCATAACCATATGCAGAACCTAAAGATTCAAACATTGTGATTTGCTCACCTAATCTCGGAAGACCTAATAAATCTTGATCAAATTCACCAATAGCAGCATCAACTAATTCTAGTTCAACACCATATTGTAAAAAGATAGGATTTACAAAATCAACTTGTGGGTTATCAGTTACTAATGTAAATGAATATAAGTAACCAGCATTCCAAGGCAATGGATCTTTGATCACGTAGAAACGTGGACCATATTGACGTGTACCTACAGAGATGATAGCATTTTTAGAAAACTCATTAGTATCTAATACTAATTGGAATTCTTGACCATCGATACCTGTTTTACCTGACACAATTAAATCTTGTGTAGTAGAAGGGATGTCAATAATTTTTGGGAACTTGTAAGGAACTGCTACTTGCCATTTCCATGCATCACTATTATTATCAATGTAATAAGGTGTGCTTTTGTTAATCATGTCTAAAAAGTCATTACTATACAATGAGCTCTGTGTATAAAGACTGATGATTTTTTTATCATAGTCTGCAGGCTCAGTGCTGTGAAAACTTTCCAAGTGATTTGAGTCTGTTAGCTTTCCTACTGCACGCTTGTCCATAGACGCAACACGAGCATAAGTAAAACCTGTTAACCCAGGGATTGTTTGAACTGCCATTTTATTTGAATTTATTAATTATTAATATGTTTATTGAAACCATGATTTTGCATTAACACCACCAGTAGCTCCAGCTGATTTAGCTTTTGTTACTTGTCTTGCAACTTCTCCAAACAGTTCGTTAGATTTCTTTGTAACGCCTGTTCTTTGTATGGTTGATAATGTAGGATCTTTTTCTAACATTTTTAAAAGAAGTCCAATCTTAACTTTTTGTGCATGATTCTCTGGTCTTTTTAAATCCAAGATAGCACGATCAAAATCAGTTAAGGTTTCTCCTGTTGGAGTTTTCCACTTATCAACTAATAAGAAGTCTTGTAGTTCTGATGCTAATTTTGGATTGATTGGAATACCATCAAACTCTTTTGCTTTCACCTTATCTTGTAAGATGGTTTGCACATTATTTATATATTGATTTCTGACTTGAGCTTTTTGTTGTAACTCAGATTCAGATTTAGCTTCTAAGTCTTGTAACTTAGCTGCTTCTTTTTTAACTAACACTTTATGATTTCTAGCAGCAACGCTTTCTAGATCACCATAGTTTTTAAGTCTTTCAATTTCTGTTTCTACATCTTCTAATTCAAATCCTTGATTGCTTAAAGCTTCTCTCATGATTTTTATTTGATTAGTTTCATTAGAAAGATCCATTTCTGCAAATCCAACAACATTATTATATGTAGTGAAGTAATCTTTTGGATTAACTCCTTTTACAAATATGGCATCAAAAGCTTCTTGATAGTCTTCTCCAAATTGTCCAATGAAGTTTTGTACTATTTCACTAGCACCTTTTTTCTTTTCTTCATTAAATCTTTCTAGAAATTCTTCTGCAGTGGTTACAGGTCCTTGATCTTCATCATCCTCAGATGTAAATACACCTAGTTTATAAAGATCATTTGCAAGAGCAGTGAATTGTGTTCCTTCTGGAGCATCATCATCACCATCTGTATCTTCTGTAGAATCATCTGTTTTAGCACTAGGAGTTTTTGCTGGTGCTGGTGTGTCATCATCATCATCATCACTATCACTAAAGAAATCAGCAATTAATGATTGCCCTTCTGCTTTCTCCTCATCTGTTTTACCATCAACACTTTTAGGAGGAACTATATCCTTACCTTTAGGAGTTGCTGGTGTAGCAGGTGCACTAGGAGCATCAGCGTCTTTAATAATTGGAGTGACATCTTCTGGATTGCTAGAAGCAGTCTCAGGTTCAAATAACCCTTGAAGTAATTCTTGATTACCCATTCCCATTTCCATAGTATCCTGGATACTAAAGTTGCTTATATCTAAATTATCAGCCATATGTAGTTGTATTTGCGTTTGGTTTATTTATGTAAAAGTATAATAAGAGTTTCTAATATCAAAGTGTTATGTATCAATGTGATCCAATTTTCTTGATAATATAGCATTAATATAAAATCCTCCTCCGAAGAGGAGAAGTTTTCTAACCTTTTTTGTTATTACGTCCTTTAGCATTCTCTTTAGCAACAGCTAAATCATTTGCCATATTCTCTCTAGTTACTTGAAGTTTCTCTTTCTCTATAGACATTTTATCAGATGCTTGTTTATTCTTAGATTGAATATCAGCCATCTTTAATCCGTAATCTTTTGCAGCTTTATCTTGGTCATGAGCTAATCTATTCATTTCCATTACATCAGGAACAGAATTTTGATTAACATCTTCTGCTTCAACTTTACCAAATCCTGTAGCTTGAATAATAGCAATCTTCTCTTTAGATAATCTATCAAGTTCTTTTTGGTAATCATCATGTGCTTGTTGCTCTGCATGTTGCTGAGCAGCTTGTTGTAATTCAGCTTGTGCAATTTGACCTTGTTGTTCAACTTTCTGTTGCTCAAGTTGTTGAGCTTGTTGTTGTTGAGCAACTTGTTTATCTCTAAGATCTTTGAATATTTTTTTCATCTCTCTCATAGACTTAGTAGAATATAATTCTATTACATCATAAAGTGTGCCACCATTCTGAATAAGAGCTTGAGAAAGTTGTCTAAGTTCATTAAACATTTGTGTATCTTCTGGTCTATTAGTTAAGAACACTTTTAAATCACGAAATGAAAGATCAGTTCCATTCACTTGTACAAATGCAGATTGTCCTTCATTTGTAATATATGAAAGTGTACTTTGGGGTTTTGATGATTCTACATAAAGAGCAGCATCTATAATACTTTGATACAGTTGTCCAAGCACGTACTCATGAGCCACAAATAAAGGCTCTGTTTGAGAGTAACTCTGCTGCATCGCAGTATTAGTACCTGTTGCACTTTCAGAGGCAGAAACAGACCCCATACGTTGTTTAGACATACCTACAAGTTCCCAGCATTCAAGTTTAACTTGTTGAGCTAATGTATATCTAGATTGTATCTCTTGTGTACGTGTAAGATCAAGAGCTGTAAATTGATTAAATGAACTAGGAGATTTTAAATTCTCAGGGCTATCATCAATAAATACTACTCCTCTATTACGTGCTTCCATTTCCCATATATCAAGAGCATCCTGTGCATCTCCATCTTTAGGAATAGGAATATGTCTTAATGACATTAATTGAACCTTACCAACTTCTTTCTCAAGTAGTTTGTATAATTGGTTCATACATACATTATAAATTACTTGGAAAGGTTTCATTAAATCAACAAGAGACTTAGCCTCTGTATTCTTCACCTCATATGTTGTTCCTATAATAGGACAATAGTTTAATAATTTAAATGGTTTGATATGATAAATATCTGGACCAATCTTTGTTCCTTGATACCATTCATTAATCCATCCCCATTCTAATGATTGTTGTGTAGGTAAAGATCCAGATTTATAATTTTCATCAACAAGTGTTGATTGTTCATTACCCATATCATCTAAATAAATCAACTTACCAATTTTCTTTTTAGATATCCAATAACTTCTTACAACAACATATTTATATCCAAATGAACTAACATTATTAGTTAGTCCTAGGAAATCTTTTAAACCATCATTATTCTCTTTCATCTCTGATTCAATGATCATTCTTGTCTGTAGAACAAGTGGATCAAATGTATCATACATTACAGAGTCTTGTCCTGCAACAGCATCTGGATTACCAAGGTTTGATTCACGTACATTAATCAATCCATAATCTTGTAGAGAAGAACGTAAGTGATCTATTTCTTCTTTTGTAAGATCAGGAATAGATTCAATAATTTCAGATAATTCCATAACTTGCACAGTACCAGCAGCATATGCTCCTTGTGCTCTACCTGTAGGATCTGAAATATATTTTCTATCTGGTGTACTTAAGAACCAAGTATTCTTTGGGTTAGCCACCTCAACATTAAATCCAAGTTTTGAGTTATCTTCATATACATGATAGAATTCTCTAGCAGATATTAAAAGATCTCTAAATGCATCTTCTGATTTTTCTTTTAAATTAAACTCAGCTTTTTGACATGTAAGAATATGGTTTCCCCATTTCTCTGCAATAGATGTATAGCTATCTAACTGATCTTTAACTTGTTCCATTGTTATTTGCTCCAATTGATCATCAGGAATCTCAAGTCCTTCCATTGCAGCTTTCTCAATTATTTGTTGTTTAGCTTGAGTAATAACATATTTTTGAAGAGTATCAGTTTTGAATTGAAGTTCTTCAGCTTTACTATCATCATCAAATGCCTTCACTCTAAATGTATCTGGACGTTTAGATATCTCTCCTACTAATTCATTAACAGGAGTAGTAATAATTGAATACATTTTTACATAAGCAGGAAGTTCTAGATCTCCTGTAAGTACATCTGTAAAGCTTCTCACCTCTGGTTCTTGATAGAAATCTTCCATACGAAGGATCCCTTTCATAAGATCGTAATTAGGAACAAAGGTGTCTCTGTTCTTTATATACTCAGCATATGCTTTATTGGAAAAATAATCCATTGTATTCTTAATCCAACTCTCATCTTGTTTTTCCTTATCTGTCTTGAATTGATCAGGAAAGATGTTTAAGTATGCATACCTAATAGTAGCATCTTTTGTATATCTAATTATTGCCATGTTATCTAAACATTTTATTTTTTGGTGTGTTAAACATTGATCTGCTTTCTGTAAACAGAGTATTCTTTTTATTCTTTTTGAACATTGATTGTATTCTTACATCTTGCTCTCCTCCTATTTTTCCCATAATGGGATCTAGTTTCATTGCTAAAGCTATTGCTAACTCAGCAGCAATGATTCTATCAAAGTTACCTGATTCATTATACTGAATCATCTCTTCAAGTAGAACAGGATCAAATATCTTGGCCATACCTTTTATCTCTGATATAATATTACCATCAGCATCTTTCTCTGTATGTACCACTTCTTCTGTATATTTCTTAAGACATCCATGTAAGAAGTCTCTAATCTTTTCAGAAGATCTATGTATTCCGTAATCCCTTCTTACTGTGGTATTTGGAACTATTTCTTTTAACCAATCTGGTTGTCTCTCTAAGTAATGAGCATCTCCTTTAGCTATCATATAGTCAATAAAGCTGATCTCATCATTCTCACATAGAGCTCTAGCATTATAATACTTGATAAGGTAACGAGCTTGCTCTTCCCATGTTTCTTTCTTCTCTGGCCTAGCACAATAACTAGCAACAAACATATCTTGATACTTCTCTCCTGATATAGCATGCATACGTTTGTATATATACACAGATCCTAATGAACTTGAGTATGCAGACTTACCTTGTCTATAAGGGTCAATCCCTGCAACATATAATCCATATGGAGGACTTTCAATAGGAAACTCATATATCACTACAGGAGCTTCTTTATTATCACTATTCTTAAGAGGGAAGTTTGATATAGGCACCTTATCTGTAAACTCATGTTTCACTCCTTGGCCATCATCATATAAAATAACAGGTGTTCCTGTTCTTTCTTGTGCTAATAGTCTGGTCTTCTGACGTTTAGATGCTTCAATATCAAATATATTTGTATCCTCATTTAAGAATATATCATCCACCTCTTGTGGGTAATACATCTTCTCTTTCAAATAAGCTAGTCTATCACCAGCTTTCTTTAATCTATCAAGGTTATCGTTTGTAATCTTATCAGCTTTCTCTTCATTAGAGACTAACATCTTTACATTATGTAACTCTGATTCTGCTGGTTGCTCTAAGAATGCTCCAAGTGTAGAATCTTCTTTAGCTTCCATTCTATATTTATGGGAAATAAATAGTCCATGGATTCTTTGATCATCCTTCTTACTATTGTATTCTAGGAAGTTAAAGTTTTGTACATCAAACATTAAGCTCTTTGCATCCATGAAGTTCTGCATATCTCCACCTGTACCAGTTAGAATTGGAGAACATCCCCAACCAAATGGTGTGGTGAAACCTGGTGTTGCAGCTTGAAGACCACGTAAGAAGTTACCCTTACCTATCTCATCAATAATAAGTCTTCTTGGCTTTGTACCTGCAATAGCTTCTTCATTATTACCACCATCTAAGTTACGAATAAGGATCTGAGAAAAGGGGATTCTCTCTCCTGCTTTTGTCTTGATCCCTAATGTAA